ACAGATGAATACCCTTTCTGTCAAGCACCATCGGAAGAAGAAAAACCAGAATATTAAAAAGGAGGTAAAAATAAATGAATAATTTAATCCGGAAAATATAGTCTTTTGTTTAATTATATAGGAGAATTAATAATGATTACTTTTGAGTTGACATTAATTATAATATTAATAATAGAAACATTGTTAATTTTTGGTTTTTCTACATTTTATATAACTGGACTTTTATATTTTAATTGGAAATCAGAAAAAGAAAATAAAAATCAAAAGGAGAAAAATCATGAAAAAATTTAATTCAATTGAAGAAGCAAAAGAATATGGCAGAAATAATAAACTTTTTGATTTATTTGATGATGATACATATTTAGGACTTAGTGCTTTAAGGACATATGCAAAAAATGAAAAGCAAAATATAATACTATGCGAAACTTGTAAAGAATATGAAGATAATTTATGGAGTGATGCATATAAATTATCTAATAAATTTTATGATATCTTTGCTTCAAAAGATTTGGATCATTTAGATTATCAACTTTTGTCAAATAGTTTAACAGACCTTGCCAGTGAAATACGAGATTTAATAATAAAAAAATTTGAAGAAGATACTAAGTTAAAATTTGTTAATGTATACGATGAATTTTAATTGACAAAACAACAAAAGTTATAGTAATGTTGTAATAGAAAGGATGGTGAGCATGTGGAATATAAATATGGGAAAATTGATATCGAAAACAATAAATATGAAATTAAAAAATATTCATTTGAAGAAAAATTAAAAATAATTATTGATATAATGGATGAATATTTTGATTATTGGTATGAATATAAAGATGATAAATTTCATTTTGTAGACAGAGTTTATAAACATTGGAAATATTTAAAAATGCCACATTGGTTTGATATTGAAAAATGTAAAAAATGTAAAATATTATATACTGAAAAAATAAACGATAATTATTGCAAAAATGATTGTTGTGATTTTATAATGAAATCAAGATTAATTGATAATACTTATGAATTATTTTTCGACAATCTCATAGATATTATTAATTGGATAATTGATAATAGTTGTAAAGAAAAATCATATTATAATTTATTAAAATCTTTTATAGAGGAAAATAATCATGAATAAAGAAAGAAGAAAGAAATTAAAAAATATTACAATTGAATTAAAGAACGTTAATGAGAAATTAAACATGTTATTAGACGAAGAAAATTATTCTTTTGATAACATGCCAGAAAATCTTCAAGGAAGTTTTAACGGAATTGATTCTGAAAATGCAATTGAAATAATGGAAGAAAGTATAGAAAAAATTAAAGGAATAATTGATGATCTCACGGTAATTTAATTAATTTAAAAGGAGGGAAATAATTATGTTGGGCATATTTTTGTTGTTAACTAATTGGATAACTTATGCTACCGAAAATATAAAAAATAATATTAATAATAATATTAAAATAGAAAATGCTAAAAATTCAAATAGCATAATTTATACTGATGTATCCGGGAAAAGAAGATTAGTTTCAAATAATCATGTAGTTATTTTTAATGGAAATAAAACAATAGATGCCGAAACAAATAAAATTATTTTTGATCCAGATGTTGAAAAAATTAAAAAATCTATTGATGATAATAAAAAATTAAAAGAAAAATTTTTAATATTAGATAAAAATAAAATAATAAATGCAAAAAATAATAATAAATTGTGGGTTAAAACATTAAATATTGATAATTGGCAAATGAGAGGTGAGATATCATTAAAAGATCAATTAAAGCATTATTATGTTAGAGTAAAAGATGGATTAATGTGCAGAGTTGAAATCAAAAATATCATTTATTTATATGATAAATATGGTTATATTTATGATTTAGATATTATTAATTATCACAATTGTCTTATGTCAATTGAAGAACAATTAAGATTTAATGACTATAACACATATATAAATATTGATAAACGTAAAAAATACAAGGAAACAAAATTACCTGAAGTTCTTTATGAAAAATATATAGAAATGGTAAAACACAATAAAGAAATATATGATTTATTAAAAGACGATAATTATATTTCTAAATATAATGTTTCACTTAATATTATTTCATTTGAAGAATATAAAATTATTTATGATTCAATTGAAAAATTATATAAAAACACATATTCTTTAATAGATTAAAGGAGAAAAATAAATTATGGCAAATAGAATAGAAAACGAATTAAAAATCGAACAACTTATTCTTAATAATTTAAAAGAACTTCCAGACTATGTTTCATCTTGGTATAGTAATCTTAAAGCATCTAGAAAAACAATGTCATCTTGCAATGATTTTGTAAATAAAATCAGAAATTATTTAAAAAGCATAAATACAGATACAAAAAATATAACAATTGATCAACTTACAATTTCCTCAATTGAAAAGTATTTTATATCTATACAAACAAAAAAAGATAATGAGGGAAATATTGTATATACTTCAGATTCTTATCAACAAGGTATATGGTGTGCTTTAAATAACTTTTTTAAATATCTTTATTTGAGAAAACTGATTTCTGAAAATTATGTTGAATCAATTGCAAAACCTAAAAATCACGATTTGGAAAGAATCAACGAACATAGAATTCGATTAACTCAAAAGGATTTTAATAAAATTCTTAAAGCTGTTGATTCTGGAACTGGAACAGATCGTTCAAAAAGTTATCAATCTAAATTTAAATCAAGAGATAAGGCAATCATATATCTTTTCATGACTACTGGAATGAGAAGAACAGCACTGACTGAAATTAGTCTTGAAGATTTAAATCTTAATGAAAAAGTTTTGTATGTTATAGATAAAGGAAATAAAAGACATACATATAGTTTAAATGAACCACTTGTTAACCTTTTAAATCAGTGGTTAAAGGATCGATATGATTTGTTCGGAGATAATATTAAAGGAAATTATCTGTTTGTTTCAAATCGTGGTCAAAAAATGGATTCATCTTCCGTATATTATTTGGTTGAAAAGTATTCAGAAGAAGGTTTAGGATATGGAATTAGTCCACATAAATTACGAGCCGGATTTTGTTCGATACTTTACGATAAGACAAAAGATGTTGAATTTGTAAGACGAGCAGTTGGTCATAGTAATATTGCAACAACACAGAGATATATTGTAACTGATAATAAGGAAAGACAAAAGGCTTCTGAAATAATGAGCGTTTTATCAATTTAAGGAGATAATAATGAAAAATATTAAAAGAGTATGGGAATATCATTCTACTGATGATGTAAATTTTTATAAATATATATTTCCAGAAAATAAAAATATAACATTAAAAGATTTTATTAATTATTTTTCCGAATTAAACTTTCATCGTAGTGGAGATGAAATTCGAATATACGATGAAGATACACTGTGGTGGGATAAACCAATTATGAATTTATATTATGATAATAAAGAACAATTGAATTTAGATTTATTTAAATTAAATAAATCTAAAAAAATAACAGTGTTAAAAGTATATGAAAATATGCATGCTGGAGGATGTTCAACTTGGATATGGATTAAAATAAAGAATAAAAAAATATTAAAATCTAAAATAGGATATTGTAAAGATTGTGATTATTTTGAATATGATGGTTCTAAAAGAGCCGACGGTGTATTATCTGGAATTTGTAAATATATGAATATGGATTCTCCACGATTCGAAGATTCTCATTGTTCTAAATTTAGTAATTATTATTCAGAATTAAAAAGAAAAACTGAACAAAAACAAAGTAAAAAAAGAGGAAAAAGATAATGAAAAAAATATTAGTAGTTGTTGATATGCAAAATGATTTTATAACTGGATCATTGGGAACAAAAGAAGCACAAGCCATAGTAAAACCTATTGCAAAATTGGTGGACAACTTTAAAGGAGATATATTATTTACGCAAGATACTCATTATGATAATTATCTTTCTACTCAAGAAGGTAAAAATTTGCCTGTCATTCATTGTATAAAAGATACTGAAGGATGGGAAATAGTTCCAGAAATTAATACCATTGATAAAGTTTGTTTTTCGAAGTCTTCTTTTGGTTGTCCAGAACTCTCAAATTGGATTTTTTATGAACGAAAAAAAATGTATAAAAAATTAGATGAAATTATTTTATGTGGAGTATGCACTGGAATATGTGTAATTGCTAATGCAGTTCTTCTTAAAACAGTTTTCCCAGAAATTAAAATTACTGTTTTAAAAGATTATTGTGCTTGTGTTACACCAGAATCACATAAAAATGCACTTGAAGCAATGAAGTTATTACAAATAAATATTGAATAATTTGTAAAAGGTAAGTAAAATGAATAAAAAATTAATTGTTATGTCACCAACTATTAATATAGCAACCAATGAGTGGAGAGATTTTTTATCTAGATGGTCAATGATAATAAAAAAAGCGAATAGAACAAGTTTATGTATAGAATTATTAAGTGGTTATAAAATATATTTCAGAGCAGAAACAGAAGGACAAAGAGCATTATTGGGAATTCGTGCAGATATTATTGAAGCAGATGAATTATATTCATAAATAAAGAAAAAATATGAATAACTATTGACAATAATTAAATATAGTGATATTATCATAATGGAAATTACGAAAGGAGATTAATATGAAAAGTGGATAAAGTCAAAATATACTGTAGTTGTGCTAAATGTAAGAAAATATTCGATTTCAACAATGCCGGGATTGTAGATCGATTATTATATAACATTTCAAAAAAAGAAAAGGTTTGCCCTTTTTGTGGAACATATGGATTTACAAGGATTAAAGATTTGAAATGGTTTGAAAGATATTTAATTCAAACAGAAAAAAATTAAAGGAGAAACAATATGAAAAGAGATTTCACTTTTAAGGCTTCTCCGGCATTTAAATCAACATCAAGTTTAAATCCAATAAAAAGATATGCTACATATGTTCAATATTATGTAAATGGATATTATAAAGATTCATACACTTATAATAGTACTTATTCATATAATTATCCTATAGATTATTCTTATATAAGTAGTTATTACAGTTACATTACTGGAACATATACAACGTATGCGAGTGCATATGTACCATCTCAAGGATATTCTTATCAAGAATATGTAACATATGGTGTAACAGATTATGCTCAAAATACTGGATACGGAACAACTACTGGATATCGTTCATATGTTTATTATGGATATAATACAGTTTCATATAAATATGGTTATCATAATACACAAACTGGTTATTATTATGTAAGATATCAAGGAACTGGTTATCAAAGTTTTCCTGTATCATATTCATATACGTATACATCTGCTTATACATATTATAAGACGTATAATTACACTAGAAATGTTACTACACAATATGCATATACTTATCGTTATAAGAGTGGTTCTTATAGTACTTATGCATATGGAACAAATTACACGAGTGGAACGACATATGGAACTACTTCATATACCACTCAATATACATATTATAGATATTATCCGACATACGGACAATATAATGTTTATTATATAGTAGATTAAAAAAAGCAACATAGTGGCGGAAAAGTGTAGACGCTAAAAGAGGTATGCGCAAAGCCAAAGGCTCGTCGTGCTTAATATCCTCTCACGTCGGAGGATACATACCATGTAAGGTGACAGAAATTCAAATCCTTACCTATGTTGATTTTTATAAATGATTAAAAGGAGATTTAAAATGGCGAATATAGCGATTACAAATATTTGCAATCTTAAATGCGAATATTGTTTTGCAGACGATATGATACACGAACCTTCAAGTTCTATATCATTGGAAGATTTTATTAAAATACTACAATTCACATCAAGAACACCGAAAAACCATATAGGTATAATAGGTGGAGAACCCACATTACATCCTGAATTTGATAAAATAATAAAGGAAATAAATATATATTGTAGAGAAAACAATACTGGTGCAACGCTTTTTACAAACGGCATTGAACTTGAAAAATATTTACCAATGTTATGTGAAAGAATAGGAATGTTGATTAATTGTAATTCGCCAGATAAGATGTCTATTGATCAATATAAGAAGTTGTCTAGTACGTTAGATAAAATTAATGAACTGTGTATGTTCGATACAAGATGTACTTGTGGTTGTAATGTGTATTTAGGTTGTGATAATTATTATTGGATTTGGGAAATAGTTGATAAATATCATCTGCCTCATATAAGATGTTCGGTAGTATCTCCCGGTGGTTGCTACCGAAATATGAGGTCTGATAAAGAATTATATTATAATATGATGAAACCCATCTTTCTTAATTTCTGTACTCAAGCAAAAGACCATAATTGTAAATTACATATGGACTGTGGAAAAATTCCGTTATGTTACTTTGATCAATTTGAAAAAGAAATTGTATTAGCAGCATGTGATAATTATATGGAATCATATTTTTGTCATCCAGTTGTTGATATTACTCAAGGATTTAGAGCAACTGCATGTTTTGGATGTTATGATCCAGTTGATATAAGAGATTTTAACACAGTTGATGAACTTGAAGATTATCTTTTCATAAGAAAAAACATTCCAAGATATGAGACAAATTGTACTGGCAAATGTACTACTTGCAAAAAGCATGAATTATTCCAGTGTCAAGGTGGATGTTTAGGATTTGCGGAGGTGAATTAATGAAAATATTATGTATAAATTTCAACATTGTTATGTATAATTGCATAAAATTATATGCAGATAAAGTAAACATAAATGAAAATCCTAAGTTAATTTGGGATTATCTTAATGATGTATATGAAATGGATAAACACACAAGTATTGATGCGAGAATATTAAGTTCATTAATTGCATTGATTAAGAAAAACAAAAGTGCAAAATTTGCACCAATAATTTCTCCTCGTGCAATTGTAGAAGAAATGAAAGATAATAGTAATATAGACGTAACAAATATTAGTTTTTTCCATGATTTAGTGAATACAAAAGAAGAAATAGAAGACTGGGATAAAGATAATTATACTGATCTTAATTGGTTAGGATATCTTATTTATAAAAATAAGGTAGAAAATTGTACTTGGGTTAAAGCACCTAATTCATTTCCTTGTGAAAATAATATTGTAGATGATGTAAAGATTTTAAATATATATGATATTGATAAGTTGGGAAACGATTACGATATTATTTATTTTAATTTATCGCCACATTTTGTTCCTTATAAATATGAATATATATTTAGATTATTCTGCGATTTCTTTTCAAATAACACAGAAGAGGAAAATACAAATGAATCGAAATGAAAAAAAGAAACTTACATGGATTGATAAATGGACGAAATGGTATACAAAAGGTGCTAGTAGAAGAATGAAGCGAAGTGATAAAAAAAGAAATAATCGATTCATGAGAAATTATAATAAAAAAATATGTAGGGAAAATGAAAATGATTAATATATTAATGGCTGCTTCAGACAATATGTATGATGGGCTTGAATTGGTAATATGTTCAACTATGGCACATAATAAAAATGTTCATTTTTATATTATGACTATGAATATTCATCTTCAAATGGTTAATGGATATGGAAATTTTCATAGATTATCTGAAGAACATATAAACGAATTAAGAAAAATAATTAAATACTATGATAAAAATTCAGATTTATCAATAATATATACAGAAGAACCTTATGTTAAAAATTTGGAAAATAATATAAACGAAAATAATATATTTACTCCATTTGCAAATTTAAGATTATTAGCTGATATATTGTTACCAAATATAGATCATTGTTTGTATTTTGATTGCGATATAAGCGTTCAATCTGATTTATCAGAAATGTATGAATATTATACTAGCCAAGATTGCAATTATGCGGCTTACACAATTCCTCAAGCATGTGACTATGCAGGAGAAATGGTATCTGGAGTTTTAGTTTTAAATCTTAATAAAATAAGAGAAACAGGATTTTTAAAAAAGGCAAGAAGAAATCTTTTTGAAAATGAATATAAATTTCCAGATCAAATGGCATTAAGAGATTCAGATACTCCTTTTCCCATGCAAGAAACATATAGTTATATGTTCGATTTAAATAAATGTCACTATACTCCGGCAATAATTCATTATACTGACGAATTATATCCAAAAGTTTATGATTGTGGAAAGAAAGTTATTTTTTATAGAAAATTTCCTTTTTTGCAATATGTTCAAGATACAGTTAATCTTTTAAAAAATATTGATATTCATTATTGACTTTTAAATAAATAATGATATACTATAGTTACACAATAAAAAACAAAAGAATAAAGGGAGAGAAATAATTATGAGATTTTCTTTTACTGGTAATCTTAATCTTAATGGTTTAGAAACCAAAAATCCTTTTCATAGGGTAGGAACTACAAGTTCTGGAAAAGCCTATGAGTCATTTAATGTTTCTGTAGTTGCAGAAAAAAATAATCGAGCATATACAGAAGTATTCGGAATGGTTCAAGACAAGATTAAAACAATGGACACCGACAATAACAAAGTTGAAATTGACTGGGAAGATAGAAACGATCCAGACATTATCAAGAGTGTTGCGGGATTTAAGAAGCACGTTGTTAAACTTGGAGATGAACGTAAGGAATTTATTTCCGATTATGATTTTGTAAAATATCTTGCAAGTCATGCAGATGATCTTAAAGATATTAAAGCGACGGTAACTGGTCAGTCAACTGTCAATGTTTATAATGGTAAGATTTCACAGAGATTTACTATTCAGAATATTTATGAAGCAGATGATGAATCGAAGAATCAGTTGAGAATTACTACACCTTATTATTTTAATAAGAATTCTTTCGATTTTTCTGACTGGAATGATGAACATAAGATTATCATCAATGGATATATTCAGACATATATTGATAAAGATAATGGAAATAAATATGTCGAATTACCTACTGTTCTCGATTGTTCAAAGATTAATTGGGATAATGAAAAACATGTTAATCTTGTAAAGTATAAGTTAAAGATGCTTGGTTGCGATCTCGTTGATAATAAACCTAAGTTTAAATCAAAAGGAAGTAATTTCTATAGTATTGCAACAATACTTGCTTATCAGAATGGAGCAGAACAAGTAGATTTTACAGAGGATATGCTTACTGATACTCAGAAGGAACTTCTTGAATTGGGAGTAAAGACGCTTGAAGATTTCAGACCAGCAGGAAATGTATATGGCGAAAGAGTACAGATTTATAAGATTGTAGATTTTGATATCCGTGGCGATTATGAAAATGGTTATGTAGATACAGAGTTATCTGAATCAGAATTTGAAGATGAAATTTATGTTCCAATAAAGCCGGAATCTGTAGAAGATTTGGAAGAGGAAGATGAAAAGCCTTCAAAGAAGAGTAAAGATGTAGAACCAGAAGATTCTGATGATGATGAAGATTTATTTGGTTAATAATGGGGGAGATATTTTCTCCCCTTAACTCACTAAAGAATAAAAGGAGATAAGAAATATGGGAAAATTTGGTAAAAAAGTATCTATTAGTTTGAATCCTCTTGACTACAATATTACAATACTTGGTGAAGGTGGTATAGGAAAGACTACTCTCGCAAAAGAATTTTGCGAAAAATTAGTAGGTGATAATGGATATATTCATCTTGACATTGGTAGAGAAGATGGCGCTGCCGCAATTGAAGGAATTGTATCTGAAAAAATTGAAAATTGGGCAAAACTTAAAGAAGTAGTAGATGATATTGTAGAAAATAAAGACGAAGATTATAATGAATTAAAAACTGTAATCTTTGATACTCTTGATGAATTAATTATTTTAGCAGAAGATGAATCAATTCGTCAATATAATAAGAAAAATCCAGACAAGAAAGCTGATTCAATCGGAGCTGCTTGGGGTGGATTCATGCGTGGACAAGATTACGCGGCTCAGTTAATTGTAGATATTCTTGCAAAATTAAGAGAAGTTAATGTTTCAAGTATTATTATAGGTCATGTTAAGAGAACAGATATTGTTGATCCTATTACTCAGGAAACATATTCTAAACTTACTGCTGATACAACCCAGAGATATTTTAACGTAATAAAGAATAAACAACATTTTGTTGCACTTGCTTATGTTGACAGAGAAATTGTTAAAGAAAAGACTGGAAAGAAAAATGTTGTTACAAAACAGGATATAACTATTAATAAAGCAGTTTCAGAAAGTCGTGTATTGAGTTTTAGAGATGATACTTATTCTGTAGATAGTAAGTCAAGATTTGCAAATATTGTTGATAAGATTCCTTTCGATGTTGATGAATTTATTAAGGCTATTACTGATGCTATTGAAAATGAAAAGATAAGCAAAGGTGTTTCTTTGAAAGATGCTAAAAAGGAACAGGAAAAGAAAGAAAAGGAAAAGATTAAGAAAGCATCTGAAGCATCTGAAAACGCTAGAATAACTAAGGCTAATGAGGAACTTGAAGAACAGAGAGCAGAATATATTAATATTATTTCTGAAAAATTTTCAAGTGCAGATAAAGAAATAAAAGATAAGGCTAAAGAAATGTTGACAAATGCCGGAGTTAAAAAGTTTACAGACGAAGAACTTGATATCAATATTCTTAAACAAATCTCTGAATTATTTTAATTCATAATTGTGTAAGTCACAAATATTGTGGTAGAATTACACGATTCTACCACAAAAAATGTGACTATCATATTACAAAGGAGAATTATATGAGGATAATATCTCAAGATGGGACAAGGGATTTTCCTTATGAATCAACTGCGTTAATACTTCGTCATAGAAAATTGGGTAATGAAGATGTTTTTGTAATTGTTGCGTTATATTGTGGAAAAGAACATGATTTGGCATATTATCATAATAGTGAATTTGCATATGGGGTATTAGAAGAGATAAGAAGTACTCCAGAATATATAGATGTTTGCAATAAAAATAATGATGACCAAGACGATGAAGCATTTCCTTATCCAGTTCGAGAAAAAATATTATCTATAGTATTACCTAAAGATCAAGAGGTTAATAATGGCAAGGAAGGTTAAGTTAAGAGATACAGGCGAAGATAGTACTTCTGATATTGCTTTTAAAGCAGAAGATGGAAAGTATTATTCTTCAGAAAAAGCCTATGAAAAAATATCTAAAAACAAATATTATAAAAATAAGTGTATTGATTTAATGTTTGAAGTTTTAGGATATAAAAATAATATGATCATTCCTACGTTTTTTTATAAATCTTTAAAAAATTTTGAAGGAGTAGGATATGAAGCATTATATAATACAATGATTTCTCAAGATAAATCTGTCCAGTGGGCTTTAAATAACAAAACATTTAATGGTGAAATCTCTAAAGTTATGTACATTATGGCAATCTATAGCAATAATGTTATGGACGAATATAAAAAAATAATTGAGAATCAAAAAAATAAATCTATTATGGAAAAAACTAATGACATAAATGAAATGTCAGATAATATAAATAGAAAACAAGAAGTGAAAAATATAAGTAGATTTTTAGAGGACTAATATGGATTCAAAAATACCAGAGGAACTTATAAAAAACAGAAATGTTATAGAATGTAATTGGATTTTTTGTTTATTTAAAGACATAAATCTTGTAGGCGATTATAAGAATATTGTTAATACAGAAGATATTATTACTGATGATGGCATTTTTTATTATGGTTTAATTCAAGGACTTGCAAAAAATGGATATCAAGTTGCAGACAACATATCTATTCATGAATATTTAAGTAGCAAGAAAACATTAAATAAAAAGTTTGAAGAACTTGGTGGTTATTCAACAATAAAAGAAATAAGTGATCTTCTTTCTCTTAAAAATTTAGATACCTATTATGATGAATTGGTAAAAAATAATTTATTAATCAGATTATATAATGCTGGATTCAATGTATTAAAAGACTTAAATAAACTTAATACTATGAGTTCTGAAGAAATTTATGATTATTATGATTATCAATTAAATAATATAAGTGTTGGTAAAATAGAAAAAATAAAAGTCGAAGATTTATCTTCTGGTTATGATGAGTGGATTAAAAGAGCTGATTCTGCTACAAATATAGGTTATAGAGTAGGAAGTAAATTATTAGATTATCAACTTGCTGGAATTCATAAAGGTTGTTTAACGTTATATCTTGGTGGTATAGGACAAGGAAAGAGTTCTTCTTCTGTTTCATTATTTATTCTTCCCGCGATAGAAGACGGTAATGATATCACTATACTTTGCAACGAACAGACTGCTGACGAATATAGAAGTATGATTATATCCGCCGTATTGTTTGGTAAAATCGGTAACGTTAAAGGTATGAATCGTATGTCAATCACGTTAGGTAATTTTGATGATTACAAAAGAGAAAAGTTACGTGAAGCAGCAGACTGGATTGAAAAACAACCCGGGAAAATACGTTTCGTTGAATTACAAAATTATGATATTGTAAATGTTAGAAAAATCATAAAACAACAATCTAAATTAGGATGTAGTTATTTCTTTTTTGATGTGTTAAAGAATGTAAATGATGCAAGTGATAAAGCGTGGGCAGAACTTTCTGACATTGCAAAAACATTATTTGTTTTAGCAAAGAATCAAAAAGTCGCAATCATTGCAAGTGCTCAGTTAGCATCTGATAGTATGAATCGTAAATATCTTGATTTATCTGCCGTAGGTAAATCTCGTGCTATTTCAGAATGTTGTGCTACAGTAATTGGATTTAGACCAATTATGAATAATGAAGTAGAAAAAATAAAACCGTGGAAATATAAGAAGAATCCAGACGGATCAGATGTAAAAATTAAAGAGATATATGATTTAAATCCAGATAAACATTATATAATGCAATTTATAATGAAAAACAGATATGGTGATACTTCTACTCAGATAGTTCAAGAATTTGATCAATCATTTAATACTATAAAAGATATAGGATATTATAGAGCAAGTTATGATGATTTTAAAAGAAATTAAAAAATAAGTATTGACATTAATTAAATGTGGGAGTATATTATATTTAAAGAAAGGTGCATACAGCAAACCAAGTTTAAATAACAATCGCCTGTTAAACGATCCAAAATGCACCTTGTTCGGCTCTTGTAGTTCAGTTGGTAGAACGACTGACTGTTAATCAGTAAGTCATAGGTTCGAGTCCTATCGAGAGCGTTTAAGACACATACAGCAATTTAAAATTATAACTGAAAATTTGCCTAATAATTTTTTTGTAAAATATGGTGTCTTGATTAAATAATATGATGATTTATAGAAAAAACAGGTACAGCAAAAATTTAAAATCGGGCTAATGTGAGCAGAGAAAAAACTGTTTTGTAATATAAATTATCATATTTTTTTTATTTAAAAGGAGGATTAAAATGAATTTTATTACGGCTTTTGACAATGAAACAAAAAAAGCAAAAACTCTTACTGAAAATGGGGCAGTAGTTTATGAAACATCTGGAAGTAGTCTTCTTGATTTGAATTTTGCAACTTCAAGTATGAGAATGTGGTCGGAAGATAAAATAGTACATGCATTTGAAAAAGCATACTTTGAATGTCCTGTTTTAGCAGTAGTATGGCTTTTCTTTTTGCGTGACGTAAGAGGATGTGGAATGGGCGAAAGAAGATCATTTAGAATATGTATGAAATGGTTATGCGATAATCGTCCAGATGATGCTAAAAAGATAATTTCTTTAATTCCAGAATATGGAAGATGGGATGATTTAATATATCTTACAAATTCTAATTTGAAAAACAATATTATTAAAATAATTGATAATCAGTTAGAAAAAGATATGGATGATTGTATGAACAATAAACCAGTATCTTTACTTGCTAAATGGTTGCCATCTATTAATGCTTCTTCATATAAAACTAAAAACCTTGCAAAGATAATTTGTAAAGAATTAGGAATTAAAGAAGTTCAGTATAGAAAAATTCTTTCTAAAATGAGAAAATACATTGATATTGTAGAAAGAAAAATGTCATCAAAAGACTGGAATGAAATTAATTATAATACAGTTCCGTCTGTTGCAAATTTAAAATATTCAAATGCATTTTTAAAAAATGATAATAATAGACGAAAAGAATATCTTGATAATTTAGCAAAAGGTAATCCTGAAACAAAAATAAATGCTAAAACATTGTTCCCATCAGATATTGTAGGACAATATAATTATCCTTGGTGTAATTATGATGAAACTAAAGAACAATTATGGAAAGCATTACCTAATTTTGTTGAAGATGATTCAAATACTATAGTTGTAAGAGATGGTTCTGGATCAATGACTGTATCTATTCCGGGAACTAAAACACGATGCATTGATGTTTCTACTGCATTAGCAATTTATTTTTCTGAAAGAAATAGTGGAGAATTTAAAAATAAGTTTATCACTTTTAGTAGTAATCCCAAAGTAGTTAATTTAGAAAATTGCAAATCTCTTTTTGAAAAACTTTCATTATGTAGAAAATATACTGATTGTACTAATACAAATATAGAAAAAGTTTTCGATATGATACTCGAAGCTGCTATAAATAATGAATTATCTCAAGAAGAATTACCTAAAAATATAATAATTGTTTCAGATATGGAATTTGATTCTATGTGTGAAGTTAATAATAACACTAAAACTATTTTCGAAAATATAAAGTATAGATATGAAGCACATGGGTATAAACTTCCTAAATTAATCTTCTGGAATGTTTTAAGTAGGACTAATGGAATTCCTTTAAGAGAAAATGAATTAGGAGTAGCGTTAGTAAGTGGATTTAGTCCCGCAATTTATAATATGGTTTTGTCAAATAAAACGAATCCATTTGATTGTTTAGTTGAGCAATTAAATAATGAGAGGTATAATCCTGTTTGGGAGGCTTTACTTCTAAATAAGTAAATAATGGTAGGACTATGAAAGAAAAAATAAAAGAAAAATTAAACATTTACGGTTCTTTAATATCTTTGATAATACTTATTTCTTGTATAATATTTATTATTATAAAAGGAATAAGTTATCTAGATGAAAAACATTCAGAAAAACATTGGAATAATGGTTATTGCAAATGTGGTGGGCAATGGGAGTATGTTCAATTTTATCCTAGTCCATCTGAAATAAAATATTATTATGAGTGCAACAAATGTCATAATATTGAAGGTTTTAATAAACGTAGATAAATAAGAAAGAGAGGTATGAATGGTTGAACGTTATTGAATTACAAAATAAAATTATTCTTGAACCAGAATTAATTCATACCATTCTTACTAAACTTGGACACAAAGAAATACAAGATCGAGGAAATTGTTATAGAACATCGAATTTAGATGGAGATAATGGTACCGCAATAAGTATCATTAAAGAAAATTTAGTATATTCTAATTTTACTCGTGGGGAAAAGGGCAATATTTTTTCATTAGTTATGTCTGAAAAAGATTGTTCTTTTCCTCAGGCTATAGAATATATATCGAATTGGATTGGTTTTAAAAGTAATCATTACATAATCAGAAAACCATTTGGTGGGTTTTACGAACATTTAATTAAGTCTGAAATTGAACCAGAATTAAATATGAAAACCTTTAAAGAAGATGTATTGCCCCCACCAGATAGTTTATCTATGAAATGGGTGAAAGATGGCGTTTCTTTACAAGTTCAAGAAAAATATGGAATAAGATATGATCACGTAACTAATGGAATAATAATTCCGGCTCATGATTTTAATGGCAAATTAGTTGGGGCAAAATGGCGAAATAATGATGAATGTGATTTAAGTGAAAGATGGGGAATGTATATTCCATATTCTAAATCAAATATATTGTGGGGATATAATCAACATTATAAAGAGATACAAAATAAGAAAACAGTCATTGTCGTAGAAGCAGAAAAAGGTGTTCTTCAAGCCGAATCATTCGGTTGTTATATATGTGTTGCAATTGGTGGTCATAGTCTTTCAGTTACACAAATTAAATATTTAAAAGGACTCATGTGTAATAAAATAATTTTGGCTTTTGATGAAGGATTACATAAAGAAGAAATTGAATTCGAAGCCAAAAAATTGTTAACAAAAAATAATGTTGTAAATACAAAAATAGGATATGTTTTTGATGAAAATAATAAATATTTAAAGAAAGATAGTAAAAATAGTCCTACCGATTTAGGAAAAGATATATTTGAAAAATTGATAAAACAACATACAATTTGGATTACAGATAAATAAATTAAAGGTGAAGATATGAATAATAGTTTTAATTTTAATTGGAAATTTGGTCATTTTCAAATAACAACCGTTCATGAAAAATATGATGATAAAAATCATTGTTATGATGTAGAGTCTCCTATTCGAAAAAATTGTCCGATTGAATTGTTGAAATGGTCTGAAGATTTTGATTATTGTTGGGTAGTTGCGTGGTTTAGAAAAACAGACGAAGGATATGAATTTTTAAGTATAGGAAGTAGATTGTTTGACGAAATATCTGAAGATGAAATATCTGAAATTTGGAGACAACTTAAAGCAGCCTCGAAAATATTGAACGAATATTATGAAGTATCTGGTGAATATTGATTATGAAGATAATATGGTGGATATACTATCAATTATTAAGATGTTTAATAGTATATAACGAAGAATTAAATATAGAAATGGCATATAATGAAATGACTTCATTATATACATTAATGAATAGAATAAAAGATAAAATAAGGAGAAAAAACAATGTTAGTTAAGTGCGAAAAGGAAATTAATATTAAGGAACTTATTCGTGATTTAGATGTTAAATCTAAAAAGAGTCCTATTGATCCTAAAAATAGTTATGTAGTTGCTGTTAATCGTGAATTACTTGCAAATGCCAGAGATGTTATTCGTCAATTATATAACGATGAAGACGAATCAACAAATGAAAATGAAGTAGGAGTATAAAAATATGAGAGACCCAAATAGATTAAACTTATTTTATACTAAATTATGTGAAATACATAAAGTAAATTTTCCGGACTGGAGATTTGGTCAATTTTGTTCAAATTTTTTTGGTTGGTTAGCGTATGAGAAAAAAAAGGATTTATTTTTTCCAGAAGAAGATGAAATGTTAAAGTATTTAAATGAGTTTGTTAAGGGCAAAAAGGTAAAATAATGGAAAGAGAAATTGAACCTGAACTTCAGGAACTTTATGATAGTGATAAAAAAGTCTATAGTATATCTCGTTTAAATACCTTAAATCAATGTGAATATCAAGCATTTCTTAAATATATAGAAGAAATAGAAGGTAATAATATTGGAATATATGGAATTCTTGGTGGGAAAACTCACGATACTATAGAAGCATGTATAAAAGGTGAAGCCAATTCTGATGATCTTAAACAAATTATTCATCAAGAAATATCTGATTTGGAGATGTGTGGTATTGAATTTCCAGTTGATAGAAACGGTAATTCTACCATAAGAAACAATTGGATTTCTAATATGACTAGATTTTCTGAAGAATTCACTACTCCTAAAGGAGTATTCGATACAGAAAAATTGCTTATTTATCCTATAGATGAAAAACATTATATGATAGGATATGCCGATGCTATCAGACATAATTCAAAAAATAAAAATAAAGTTTGGTTAATAGATTGGAAAACTTCTTCACAATTTACTGGAGATCATCTTATTGAAGCCGGAAGACAGTTAGTTATTTACAAATTGGCTTTAGAAAAATTGGGATATGAAGTAGAAAGATGTAGTTGGTGCATGGTTAAATACTGTATAACTACATATGAACAATATGTTAAGAAATCAAAAGAATATGTTAAGAAAGAAAAAATATCTGAATGGCGTAATCTTATTAAAGATTTAAAAAATGTAATTGAGAAATTTTTAAAAGAAGAGGGATATGATGATGTAGATATTGAATGTTATATTCATGATTGTTTAAAAGTTAATTCATTCGATCCACTTCCAGATGTAATTAAAAATAAATTCAATACAAAAATATATGTGAGAGATTATGAAATTACAGATGACATAATTGATGAAACTATTAATTATATTAAATCATCAATAGATAAATTCGAAGAATATGGCGATGAAGAATTGAATTATAAGCCATGTGATTGTAATAAAAATTCTTTCTTTTGTAATGCTTTATGTGATTATGGTGGAAAGTCTGGACAGTGTAAATATTGGGTAGATTTTTGTAATACATTTGAAAAAAAATCAGATAAAGATGAAGATGAAGACTTATTTTAATTAGGAGATTGACATGCAGAAGTTTCCAGAAGGTTGGAGTGATTTAACAAAAATTAATTATTTGCAAAGAAAAATTATTCTTTTATCTATTTGTTATTATGAATTAAATAAAAGTAAAGTATCAGATAAAGAATATGATGAATTATCTAAACAACTTGTCGAAATGCAATCAAAATGTAAATGCATTGAAGATAGTCAATATTATTATATATTTTATGATTTCGATGGTTCTACTGGATTTGATTTAAGAGATAGGTTAAATGAATCAGATAAACAATATTTGACTCATCTTGCAATGCTTATGAGGTAGAAAAAATATGGACGAAAGAAAATATTTGAGTGAAGCATATAAAAGATATGTAGATCAAGTTAAAAAAATTAATGAAATAGGCAAAAAAACAGATAAAAAAATACATGTTCCTTTTGTCAATACTCTTTCGTTGGAAGAAATTATAGTAAATTGGGATAATAAAGTTGAAGATAGTGAAATTTTTGATTGACAATATATAATTTATAAGTTACATTATTTTTGGAGGTGGAAATCGTGCAAAATTATCATAGACATACATGTTATTCAAATATATTTACTCCAGATAGTGCGACTAAAAATGAAGAATATGCTAAACGAGCTGTAGAATTAGGACATAAAATAATAAGTTCTGTAGAACATGGGTTTCAAGGTTATTACTTTGAAACCTTTGAATTGGCTAAAAAGTATAATTTAAAATGTGTGATAGGAGCAGAAGCATACTGGGTTAAAGATCGACAGAAAGAATATTCTACTCATACTACAAATAAAAATGGGGAAGAGATTTTTCAGAAAGATAAGTCGAATCATCATATTATAATTTTAGCCAAAAATAATAATGGTAGAGAAGCATTAAATGATATACTCTCTGAAGCCAGTATTACAGGATATTATTATAAACCTAGAGTAGATTTAGATTTATTATTATCTCTACCTCCAGAAGATGTCTTTATTACTTCAGCTTGTATTGCTTTTTCTGGATATGATGATATTGATGATATTATTTTGAAATTACATAATCATTTTAAAAATAATTTCATGCTTGAAATACAATATCATAATACGGATAAACAAAAAGAATGGAATAGACATCTTTGGGAATTGTCAAAAAAATATAATATAGAACTTATAGTTGGACTTGATTCACATTATATTTATGAAAATGAAGCCGAATTAAGAGATATTGTTCTTGATGCTAAAGAAATTCATTACGAAGATGAAGAAGGATGGTATATGGATTATCCTGATGATGAGACAGTAATGAAAAGATTTCTTGAGCAAGGAATATTTGATGAAGATACAATCCGTAAAGCAATGAATAATACAGATATTTGTCTTACATTTGATGATTATGATGATGTTCCTATATTTAACAAGGAAATAAAACTTCCGACTCTATATCCCGGAAAATCCAAAGAAGAAAAAGATAAAATTTATAGTAAACTTATAAGTCGAAAATTTAAAGAATATATGAAAAACATTCCTTCAGAAGAATATGATAAATATTTTGAAGGAATAAAGATGGAAGTACAAACATATAAGGATACTGGAATGTCTGACTATCCACTTATTGACTATGCTATTGTTAATGACGCAATTGAACATGGTGGACTAATAACTGATACAGGAAGAGGTTCTGCCGTAGGATATATGACAAATACTCTTTGTGGATTTTCTAAAGTTGACAGATTTAAATCTGCAATTAAATTATATCCAGAACGTTTTATATCAACCACACGTATTCTTGAAACACACAGCTTGCCAGATATTGATCTTAATGTCGGCACAGTAGATATATTCGAAGAATCTCAAAAAAGAGTATTGGGTGATGATCACGCAGTTCCTATGATTGCTTTTGGAACATTAAAGAAAAAATCTGCTTTTAAGTTATATGCCAAGGCTAAAGGAATGGATTTTTCATTGGCCAATACTATTTCTGAACAGATTAGCAAATATGATGAAGCCATCAAAAATGCGGATGATGATGAAAGAGATACAATCGATATTTATGATTATATAGATGAAAAATATAAAGACTATATTGATCAATCACAAGAATATTGGGGAATTATATCTGATAAGAAAAAAGCACCATCTGCATATCTTCTTTATCAAGGAAGTATAAGACGAGAAATTGGTCTTATAAAATGCAAAAGTGAATCTACGAAGAAAGAATATATTACTTGCGTAATTGATGGTGCTATTGCAGAGAATTATAAATTTTTAAAGAATGATATTCTTAAAGTCGATGTTGTTTTGCTTATCGATAAAGTATTTAAACGTATTGGTATAAAACATTTTGATGTAAATACTTTAATTGATAAGATTAAAGACGATAAAGAGTTCTGGAACTTATATGCTAATGGTTATACTATTGGTGTAAATCAAGTAGAACAAGATGGCAGTAGACATAAGTGCATGAATTATAAGCCTCAAAATATATCTGAATTAAGTGCTTTTATTGCTGCGATCAGACCGGGATTCAAGTCTATGTATGATCGATTTGAAAAAAGAGAAGATTTTAAATGGGGAATTCCAAGTTTAGATAATCTTTTAAGAACAGAAGAACTTCCAGTATCTTTTCTTTTCTTTCAAGAACAAGTAATGAGTGTTCTTAACTATGCTGGATTTCCTATGGATGAATGTTATGGAATAATTAAGGCTATTGCTAAAAAACATCCAGAAAAAGTTCGTCCTTTAAAACAAAGATTCATTGATGGTTTTAGAAATAGGTTAATCAAAGATGAACAATTATCTGAAGAAGAAGCCCAAAAAAACGCAGAAGATGTTTGGGTAATTATTAATGATAACTGTAAGTATGGGTTCAACAGCGCGCATGCGTTCTGTATGGCACTTGATTCAAGTTATCAAGCATGGTTAAAAGTTCATTATCCTTATGAATTTTATGAAGTATTATTGCAGCATTATTCAGATAAAGGCAATAAGAAAAAAGTGTCTTTATTAAAACAAGAAATGAAAAAAGCCTTTGGAATATCTGAAGGACATTATAGATTCCGTGTCGATAACCGTAGTTTTGTTGCAGATAAAGATAACAAACGTATAAATCCGGCATTATCTTCAATAAAAGGTTTATCATATAGTTTGTCACAAAAATTGTACGATATTCGTGACGAAAAATTTAATTCATTTGTTGATTTATTGAAAAGATTAAAAGAAATAAAAGTATCATCAGATCAACTTGATATTTTAATAAAAATAGGATATTTTGAAGAATTTGGCAATATTAATTTTTTGTTGACAATCGTCAAGTATTTTAATTTATTATATGACCGTAAACAAATTGATTATAATTTTATTGAAAAAAACAATATTCCTTTATGGATAATTCAATCTTGTGCTAAAACACAAACTGAAAAAATGTTTAAAAACTTTGATTCGATTGAACTTATTGATAAAATTATATATGAATTAGGTGAGATTAAAACATCTATTGTCGAAAAAATGAAATATCAAAATGATTTATTGGGATATGTTGATCTTGTATTGCCTAAAACCAGTAAAGAATATTATTATGTTAGTGCAATAAATGGCAGTATGATTACATTATATCAATTGTGTAGTGGTGATACATTAAAAATTAAAATAAGGTCAAATACTATGAAAAATTCTCCATTTTTTGAGAATGACATAATCAAAGTTCTTGAGATAAATCAAGAAAAGAAATTTGTTAAAAATCCAGATGGAACTTGGGGAAGAAAAGATGAATTAGAAAATATATTAAGTAAATATCTTGTTTTAAAAAAATAATAAAAAAGTATTGACACAAAAATATTTTAATGTTATTCTATAGAAAAGGGAGGAAATCTATATGGCTAAATACGTTTCAAAGGTATCTGGCAAATGTTGTCTTGAAGATACTATCGAAATGTGGACAAAATTTGAAGATGAAAAAATCAAAGATTTTCTAAATCGAACAAAATTTTATTTAAACATAAAAGTTTATGGTTCTACAATTTGCCCAGACAATGAAATAAAGATTACGAATTACAAAGAATTAGTACCATATCTTCCAAGATGCGAAAGTTTTATGTCAATGAGTAAATCGGATAAAAATATAATTATATTAAGTGGAAGACCTCATTGGGCATTTGAAGAAACTGAATTAAAAGAACAAATTTTTAAAGATATTCTTCGTGTTTATAATAAATGCAAACGTAAGAAAATAGAGTTTACTAAAGAATATCTCGAAAAAGAGTCATATTATTTTGGTCATGATTATTATAAAGATATTTGCGATCCAATATATGAACGTTTTGTAAAACTCGGCAAAAAAGCAACTTTAGCCGATATTCACTCAAATAACAAAAATCTTTTATACAGAGAACCATTTATGAAAGAAATGCTTGCCGTAGGTTATACACAAGATCAAGCATATAATTGGGTATATAATGAAATTAAAACATGGTAAAGGAGTAAAATGATATGAAGTACATTACTGATGATGGAAAAACTTTTGCAACTGTAGAAGAAGCTGCAAATCACGAAGCTGAACTTGCAAAAGTTGAAAAAGAAAAAAAGCAGAAAGAAATTGAAAAAGAAAACTTGTCTAAAAAAATTGAAGAAGCATTTACTGCTTATGAGAAGTTGCTTGATGAATATTTAGAAAAGTATGGCGAATATTCAGTTGACAGAGCATATAAAAATGGAATAACTTTAATGGATATGATTAATAGAATATTTTAATTCAATATAGACTTTTGATATTCAATATCAAGAGTTTGTGCACTCATGGTGGAATAGGCAGACACGAAGGACTTAAAATCCTTTCCATATAAATGGGTGAGGGTTCGATTCCCTCTGAGTGCATTGTGGCTTTCGTATAAAGGCTAATACATCGGGTTGTGGTCTCGAAAATGTGGGTTCAATTCCCACAGGTCACCTGAATACTTCGGTAGCAAAAAAGGTAATGCACATTTTAGTACTGAAATGGTTGGCTTGAAAACCATGTAGAGTTCAAATCTCTACCCGAAGTAGCGAAGTAGTTGACAGTCACTCAAATAAATGAATCTAAACGAATTACAAAAGTACAATGTTAGCGTGGTTCATAACTGTCCCCTATATATGGAATGGAGAAATTCGGCATGTACGACATTGAGCATTTCGGCAGATTATATAGGGTTCCGGCTCCGTAGTCGAGTGGTAAGACATCGCCCTTTCACGGCGGTAACACGGGTTCGAATCCCGTCGGAGTCACTTTTATTTTGGGCTATCGCCAAGCGGTAAGGCACAGGACTTTGACTCCTGCATTCGTTGGTTCGAATCCAACTAGCCCAGTTATCATTATTAATAAAGAGGTAGAATATGTTTGCAATTTATGTAAAAAATAAAAATAAATATTTTTGTAAAGAAAATAAGCCTATTGCTTTTGAATTATTTGAAGACGCTTATAATTTCGCAAATGGTTTTGCTAATTACGCTATTAATATTGCATTATCTGTTGTTTTTCAAGAAGGATTCGGTCTTTTAGAAGATGTTCAATCAACATTAAAAGAAATTGAAATTCAAGATTTTGATGATAAAAAAGATTTTTATCCTTTCGAAAAAATAAAAAATAGATAATAATCAGCTCGCATAACTCAGTTGGTAGAGTAACAGACTTTTAATCTGTAAGTCGAGAGTTCAAGCCTCTCTGCGGGCATCATAAAAAAGGTATTGACTTTTTTTACATTTAATAGTATTGTTAATTTACCACTTAAATAGTTATTGTTTCGGAATATGGTGCAACTTGGTAGCATGCGTGATTTGGGATCACGAGGTTGTCGGTTCAAATCCGGCTATTCCGATGGATGGGACTTAACTAGTTCTTTCTTGGACATGTTTACTTACATTCTTTAAACGCACAACTTCTGGTGGAAATGTAAGTGTAGTTCTTAGGAGTGAAAAGTGTGGGGAACGACCTTCTTTCTAAAAAAATGAAAGGAAAAAATATGAAAAATACATATGATAATGAAAAAATTAACGTGTCAAATTTAAATCGGTATTTAAATGACACATATGGAAATTGTAAAATTGTTTCTAAAAAAATAATTTATAACGTTCCTTGTTTATTACAAAGTAATTATGGAAAATCAAATGATTGTACTTTGACTTGTATTACCACTTGTATAGCATTTTTATTAAAGACATTAACTAGAGGTTTTGAATATATTTATTCAAAAGTAGAAAAATATGCTAATCAATATGGATATAATGAACAAGACGGTACTAATCCTTTAAAAATTAAAAAAATATATGATTTAGCATATGAAGAAATAAGTGGTAAATCTAGAAAATCTTATTCTAAATATATTAAAAATATAGCAGTTACAGAAAATATAATTAAAAAAAATATTGATAATAATAATCTAATTATCTTATCTTTTGCAAATGATGGAAGAAACTATTATAAAAATCATTCCGTTACAATAATTGGTTATTTAGATATTAAATATAAAAACAATACTAAAAATAATTTAATTTTGGCAATACATGATAATTGGAACGAAGAAGTAACTTATATTGATTTCAAAAAATTATCAACAATTTGTTCAATAAATTATTGATAATTTTCTATATAAACTGCCTCCTTTTCAGAAAAATATCCACTAGCATACTGGATACAAAAATGTATGCTTTTCTTTTTAAAAAGTAAACTAAAAAGGTGTACAAAATGAAAAAAATATTTTTATCTTTAATAATTTCAGGAACTATTTTTTTGACTTTTTTTACAGTAGAAATTAATGCACCAGAACTTGACGCTCAAGAATTAATAATTGATCAAAATATAATTGACGAAACTGATAAAGATGATATAATTGAATTATCAGAAGAAGAAATTATGTTTAACGAATATGAATTAAAATCAAAATATATAAATGATATAGAAAATAAAGAGGAGAAAATAATAGCGTATAAATCACTTATGAAAGAATATAAAGAATATATCGAACCACAGATTCAAATATATGATATATATTCTAATGAAGAATTGAACGCTATTTTTTCTACTGTAGAAACAGAAGTATTTGAATGTGGTTTTAATGAAAAATGTAATATTGCTTCAGTTATATTTAATAGATTAAAATCTGAAAAATGGGGAAATACATTGCAAGAAGTATGTTATTTTCCGAATCAATTTTCTAATTGGAGAACAGATATATCTGAAGATACAATACTTGCTTGCGAATATGTTTTTCTATTTGGGGATACTGCCCAAGAGTGTTTATACTTTCAATCTTCTGAATATATGGAAACATTTTGTGGAGCTGAATATATTTTTCAAGATGAAGCAATTCATTATTTTTATAGGTGATTAACATGTATGACAGTAAATATTTTATAGTCAAAAATGGATCATATGAAGTTTTACAAGAAGATGGTTCATTTGATGAATATTTAAAAGACGGTGTATGGTTTAAAACTAGGACTTCGGCAGAAAAATATTTAAAAAATAATATAGATAAATTTTCTTTCGAAGTTAAAGTAGTTGAGGTCTGGATGAGATGATAGCATTAGTAGGAAAAACTGCAACCGGGAAAACTTCGATTTGCGAAGAATTAATCAAATTAGGAAAAAATAAAATAGTTACAACAACTACAAGACCAATGCGAGAAGGTGAAGTGGAAGGAATTGACTATAATTTTGTTTCAGATGAAAAATTCGAACAGATGCGAAATAATAATGAGTTTGTAGAGACAACAGAATATAATACAGTTTATGGTTTGTGGAAATATGGCACTCCATTTTCAAGTTTAAGAGATGACGGAGTAATTATTCTTAATCCAGATGGATTAAAAGCATTTAAAAATTTAGGGATTGATTGTTTTATTTTTTATATAGAAACACCAATATCTATAATTCGAAAAAGATTAGAACAACGAGGTGATTCTTCTGAAGAATCAGAAAGAAGAATTAAAACAGATAATGAAGATTTTAAAAATATAAATCTTTATTTCGATTATATAATCGAAAACGATGGTTCTAAATCAATAAAAGATATCGCTCATAAGATTTTGGAAATATCAAAATGTTATGATGAGATTATAAAAACAAAAACATAAAGGAGGACTTTTAATGGTAAAAGTAAGATTGAATACCATATCTGATGTCCAAAATTTTTGTCGATTATCGAGTAGTTTATACGGTGATGTTGACATTGTTTCTGGAAAGTATATGGTAAACGGAAAATCGATTTTAGGATTATTTAGTCTTGATCTTTCTAATCCAGTCGAAGTAATTGTTCATGAAGTTGTTCCAAGTGAAGAAATTCAATTTGAATCACAACTTAAAAATTTAGGTTTAGTTGTGGAGGATAATTGAATATGAAAGTTGTTAAGCGTGATGGACGAGAGGTTATATTTAATAAAGATAAAATAATAAATGCTATAAGTGCTGCGTTTAAAAGCGTTTATAACAATGAAATAACAGATGAACAATTGACAAAAGCCAATGATATTGCCAACTATATCGAAGGATTGAATAAAGATATGACAGTAGAAGACATTCAAGATATAGTTGAAAATAAATTAATGGCAAGTTCATATAAGAAAGTTGCAAAAGAATACATACTTTATAGAAATGATCGTACTATAGAACGAGAAAAAAAGAGTAAATTATCTAAAGATATTACACGTAGACTTAAAGCAACAAATGTAGAAAATCAAAATGCTAATGTCGATGAAAAATCTTTTGGTGGAAGACTTGGTTCAATTACAAGTGATGTAATGAAACATTATGCTCTATATAATTGTATGTCAAAAAAATCGAGAATGAATCATTTAAATAATAGAATATACATTCACGATTTAGATCATTACGCAATTGGAGATCATAATTGTTTGACCATTCCTTTTGATGACTTACTTGCGAAAGGTTTTAATACAAGACAGACAGATGTTCGTCCGGCAAATAGTGTAAGTACCGCTTTTCAATTAGTTGCAGTTATTTTCCAGATACAAAGTTTACAACAATTTGGTGGTGTAAGTGCTGGACATATAGACTGGACAATGATTCCTTATGTAAGAAAAAGTTTTTATAAACATTATAAAAATGGATGTAAATATATAAAAGGAATAGAAGAACTTGATTATAGTTTTACTCCAGATTTATCTATAGAAGAAGAAGATTATAAAATTTATTGTCCAGAAGCATATCAATATGCTATGGATATGACACAAAAAGAAATTAAACAAGCGTGTGAAGGTATGTTTCATAACCTTAATTATTAGGGCGGCTTAACAGTAATGTTAAGAACATAGTTATCTAAACGGTGAAACTCTTTTATAAAGACAATACCGTGCTAAATTATATTATCGTTAAAAATGAATTATACAGTTTATAGACACATAAATAAATTAAATAACAAACAATATATTGGAATAACCAAACAAAATCCACCATCTCATCGTTGGGGAAGTAATGGAGCAAATTATAAACAAAGTCCTCATTTTTGGAATGCTATTCAAAAATATGGATGGGATAATTTTGAGCATGAAATATTATTTATTAATTTATCAAAGGAAGAAGCGTGTAAAATAGAAAAAGAATTAATAAGCAAATATAAAACTCAAGATAAAAATTTTGGATATAATTCTTTTGAAGGTGGAGACGCTCCTGAAATTCCACAAGAAGTAAGAGATAAGATGTCCAAATCTATGATGGGAAATAAAAATGGTTTAGGAAAAATATGTTCTGAAGAAAAGAAGAAAAAAATAAGTGATGCGCAAAGAGGAAAAATACTTACTGAAGAACATAAACAAGCAATTTCAAAAGCAAAAAAAGGAAAAACACATAAACCATTAAGTAATGAAAGTAGAAAAAAGATATCAGATGCTCATATAAAAAATCCAGTATATTGTTTTGAAACAAATATAATATATGAATCAATTCAAGAGTGTTCAAGACAATTAAATGTTCCAGCTACAACAATTTGTAAAATATGTAAAAATAAATTGAAAAGTATACACGGATATCACTTTAAATATTTTAACGATAATATATAAATGCCTAACGACTATTCCTATAAAACGGGAAGTAGAGTCAAGCGACTCGAAATGATAACCCCCTTTTTATTAAAGGGTGAAGATATAGTCTAATCTTTATGGTGACATAAAGAAGTTCATAAGAGAACTGCATAAGCATAGCGAACTTATGTGAATAAAAATGTAATACATTACAATCACGCAGCGGTAATCAATTGCCTTTTTCTTCAATAAATACTGGTACTTGTACTTTAAAAGAAGGAAGAATGATTACAAAGGGATTACTTGAAGGTTGTTTAAGTGGTGTTGGTAAATTTCATAAAACAAGCATATTCCCTTGTTTAATCTTTCAATATATGAAAGGTGTAAATGATAAACCAGAAACACCCAATTATGATTTATATCAACTTGCATTAAAATCAACTGCTCAGAGATTATATCCAAATTATGCAAACGTAAATTGGAGTGGAAATGCTGGATTCGATCCAAATGATCCTAAAACATATTTTGTTACTATGGGTTGGTAATATGGCTCATATAAAACTTCGTGAACTTACAAATGTAGGGTGTCAGATTAACGAATAGTAATTGTAGGAAATGACAACTAATAATCTGGCTAACAGGGAACGCTTATAAAGAAAATCCTGTGCTAAGACTTATAACTAAATAAATACCTTTTACGTGAGGTGTTTATGAAAGAATATGATGGTTTTTTAGTAGATGATGATTTAAATATTTATAGTTCAAGAACTAAAAATAAATTAACGAGACATATGGGAAGTGATGGATATGAACAAGTTATGTATCGTGATAAAAATAATAAACTTCATCATCAACGAGTACATGTAATATTAGCAAATTGTTTTATAGACAATCCTAATAATTATAAGTACATAAATCATAAAGATAATAATAAAATGAATAATTCTTTAGATAATTTAGAATGGTGTACTAATTCTTACAATGTTTTTCAAAGTTGGCATGATGGCAGTTTTAGGCACAAACGGTCAACTAAATTAAAAGTAGAAGATTTAAAACATAATCATATTGGAAATTATAAATCAATAAGAGAATGTGGAAAATCATTACATTTAGATAGACATAAAATTGCAAGAGTATTAAAAGGTGAGTTAAAAGAAGATTATTTAGGTTATTTATTTAGTTATATTTAAAGTCAAACGACTATCGAAAACATAACATAAGAGAAAGACTTATGTAAAGAAGTGAGTAGAGTACATATAATGTGAAATTCATTATATGGAAGTGCGAAGCATTTATTATTTGGTAAAAGAGTAATAAATGAAGATATAGTCTAAATCCTCTTTTATAAGAGGTTTTGTGTAGAACTGCAAATGGATGGGATATAAATGGTTTCGGTCAACTTAAAGATGGGCGTGGAAATATTTGTCCAGTAACCATAATTCTTCCAACAATAGCAATGGATGCTAAAGAAGAACTTGATAATGAAATAAAAGGAAGTTTCGTTCCTCAATCAGTTGAATGGTATCAAAATCAACATACTAAAAAGTTTTTGAAAATACTTGATAAAGCAATTGATGATGCGAAAGATATGCTTATTGAGAGATTTGAATATATATGTTCACAATCTCCAGAAGCCGCAACATTTATGTATGAGAATAATGTTATGGCAGGATATGTTCCAGAAGAAGGAATACGAAGTGCTCTTAAACATGGAACACTTGCAGTTGGTCAATTAGGTCTTGCAGAATGTTTGCAAATTTTAATTCATTGTGATCATACTTCAAAAGAAGGTATGGAATTAGCCAAAAAAATAGAAAGTCTTTTTAAAGAAAAATGTGCAAAATTTAAAGAGGAATATAAATTAAATTTTGGCGTTTATTACACCCCTAAATGTAAAAGGTTAACATCTGTGGGGGCTTCTATAGCGATATAGAATGATAAATCCGGCTAACTCAGGGGAAGTTCTTATGAATAATCCTGAACTAAATTAATAATTGTAAGGTAATAAATATGTATATTGACAAAATACCAGATACGGCAAAACAAATTAAAAATTCTTTTGATTTTATTGATATAGACGGTAAAGTATATGGTATAGAAAATAGAAACAACAACAAACATAAAGGACAACCATTTATAAAAACATTACATACAATATATGGTTATAAATATTGTGGAATAAGATATAAAAATGGTAAAGTTATATCGAAAAGAGTTCATAGACTTGTAGCTGAAGCATTTATTCCCAATCCTAATAATTATCCGATTGTAATGCATAAAGATAATAATAAAAAAAATAATCATATATCAAATTTAAAATGGGGAACAGTTTCAAATAATACACAACAAGCTGTTGATGATAAATTATTAGTAAATAAAAAAGGTTTTGAAGATAATCAATCTATTCCTTGTGAATGTTATGATTCCTTAACCAATAAACACATTGGAACTTTTGGATCAATTTCAATTGCTTCACAAGAAATGAATATAACAAAGGGTGGAATATTATATCAGATTAATAATCCAGATAAACCTATTAGAAAATCTTTTTATTTTACTAAATATGGAGAATCTCCTAAAAAACATGATATAATTTGTCAATATGATTTTAATACCGATAAAGAAATTAACCGTTTTATTTCAATTGGTAAAGCAAGTGAAATAACTAAAATAAGTCAAAATACTATATCTGAACAAATTAAAAATGGTTCAAAACCTAAATGGTCAAAAACTAATACTTATTTTTTAAAATTACAATTATTATAAATGTGCAGAGACTATCGAAAACAATATAGTGAGTAGAGTAGCGAATAGCGAAAGACCGGACTCTTTCAGTGCGAAAGATGAAAATATAGTCCAAAACAAAAGGCAGAAAACCTATGTTTCACTGCAATGACGAAGTTTAAAGAAAAGTATGGTGAAATACCAAATGTTTCCGATAAGAAATTTTTTACAAATTCAATACATGTTCCAGTATGGATCGAAATGAGTCCAATGGAAAAAATAGATATTGAATCACAATTAACTGGGTATTCGAGTGCTGGATGCATCACATATGTTGAACTTGATGGAACAGTAAAACATAATTTAAAGGCTCTTGAATCAATTGTTAATTATGCTATGGAAAAAGATATTCCTTATTTTGCAATTAATGTTCCAAATGATACTTGTCTTGATTGTGGATATTGTGATGAAATGAATGATACTTGTCCTCAATGTGGTGGACATAGAATTCAAAGATTAAGACGAGTTACAGGGTTATCTGAATAATTGCTAGGAAATGCCCTTCAATTGTCGTAAAACTATATAATAATAGTGTTTCATTAGCCAGAATCCTAATAAGGATCATAAGTAAAATAATAACTAATGAGGTATCAAGAGATGAATAAAAATAATTCAAACCTTGAGTTTAGAAAAATAAAATCATTAAAATTTTTATATGAAGTGAATGAAAACGGAACAATATTTAGAAATGTGAAATCTAAAAAACAATTAAAAATAAAATTAGATTTACATCATTCAAAAACTGGTTACTATACAACATTTATACATATGGGTGGTCGTTCTCAAAATAGTAGAACTATAAGAGTTCCTATACATCGTGTTGTTGCAGAATGTTGGTTGGGTGATATTCCAGAAGGTATGGAAGTAGACCATATAGACAGAAATACTCATAATAATGATTATCGAAATTTAAGATATGTCACAAAAAGTGAACAGATGAAAAATCGTGATCATTCGAATATTTCTAAAACTGGTGCAAAAAATTTAGAAAAAGCCAGACAAGAAAGGTCAAAATCAGTAATAATAAAAAATGAATTAGAAGAAATTAAATTCAATTCATATGCAGATTGTTCCAGATATTTAGCAGAAAAATTTAGTAAAACATTTGAACATATAAGACATAAACTAAAAAATCATCGTTCATATATTTATGGTTATGAAATTATTTATTCTAAATGCAGAGACTAAACACGACAGCTCTACGGAGCAAGAAATAGTCCACAGTTATGTGATTTAACTGGCAATTATACAACTGCATTTAACGAAGGAAAGATACAAGAAGTTGAAATGCGTGTAAAGCATCAATCATTTTCGGGGAGATTTTAAAATGAATGAAAATAAATTATCTAAAACTACATTTTATTGTCCTAATTTATCAAAAGAATGGATAGAAAAAAATGGATTTAGATATAACAAATCTCTTAGTTCCGAAGAAGATGGTAACATTTATACAATGAGATTTCCAGTTTTAAACTGGAATCTCTATGTTACCGTTGAAGCGGAAGTAATACTCAATGCTACTGATAATATTGCACATATTAATTGTTTTGACAGAGGAACAAGAAGTTTATATGGAGCATTTTATGCATATGAATATGGCAATTATAGTCCAGTAGTTGATGAAATTAATAAAACAATAGAAAAAAAGATTAAAAAGATGGGATTGATTTCTACTGATATAGTAAGAAATGAAATGTTTACAATTCCTAAAAAGGAGAAATAATATGACACCAGTTGCTAAGTTTGAAAAAGTGAGTAAAGAACAGTATATAAAAGATTTTAAGAATTTATATCCCGAACTTGAATATACTGAAAATGATATACTAATGATTGAACAGATTTGGGAAGATATTAAACTTCCTACAAGGTCTGATCCCGGCTCTGCTGGATATGATTTTTATTGTAATATTCCACTTATGGATTTAGACCCTATGAAAGCATTCACTGTTCCTACTGGAATAAGATGTAAGATTGAAGATGGTTGGGTTCTTTTATTAATGCCAAGAAGTGGTATGGGATTTAAATATGGTATGAAATTACATAATACGATAGGTGTAATTGATTCATCATATTATAATGCACAAAATGAAGGTCATATTATGGTTAAGTTTTCACATACTTCTCCAGACCCAATAACTATTAATGTCGGAGATCGATTTGTTCAAGGTATTTTTGTTCCTTATGGAATAACCGAAGATGACAACGCACAAGGAGAAAGAACTGGAGGATTTGGCAGTTCTGGAAATTAAAAGGAGAGATATATGTTAAATAAAAATGGTATTCGTGAATTAGCATATGTAGTAAAAATTGATGATATTCAACCTATTATCGGTTCAGATAATTGCGAAGCCGCAATCGTTGGTGGGTGGAAAGTAATGGTTCGTAAAGAAACATTTAAGCCCGGAGATTTAGCTGTTTATTTTGAAATTGATTCAAAGGTTCCTGAAACTGAGGTATTTGAATTTCTTGCAAAAAAACATTATAAAATTAAAACACAAAAATATACTTTTGGTGGAGCAAATAAAGAAGGATTTTATTCTCAAGGATTATTAATGCATTTTAATGATTTTGGATGGGAAAAGGATGCTCATAAAGAAGGTGATTTTCTTACCGAAGAATTAGGTGTAACTTATGCTGAACCAGAAGATAATAAAAGAAAATCATCTGGAAGTGATAAATATAAAAAGATGGCGGCAAGACATCCTAAGTTATTCCAGAATCCTATAATTAAAAAAATATATAAGAATAAAACTGGCAAGAAAATTTTATTTTTCTTTTTTGGCAAAAAACAAGATAAATTAGATTTTCCTTCTTGGGTAATTAAAACCGATGAAGAAAGAATTCAGAATTTACAACATATGATTCCAGAATTTTGTAAAGAAAAATGGATTGCTACCGAAAAAATTGATGGAACATCGACCACTTTTACTCTTCATAAGAGAGGTCATAAAAAATTCGAATATGCAGTTTGCAGTAGAAACGTAAGAATGACTGAATTTAAAAATGGTGGTTATTACGAAAATAATGTATATACAGAAATGTCAACTAAATACAATATGAAAAATGTTCTTCTCGATATGCTTAATAGAGCACCCAAATGTGATTATGTGACTATTCAAGGTGAAACATATGGTGAAGGAATTCAAAAACGTAACTATAATACAAAAGAACATAATTTAGTTGTTTTCAATGTAATTTTCGGCAAAGATGATGGATTAACTTTAAGATTAAATCCTTTAAAAATGAAAGAACTTATGGATTGTTATAATATTCCTACAGTTCCAATTATAGCTGAAGATGTTGAACTTCCAGAGACTTGCGATGAAATACTTGTTATGGCTCATGGTAAATCTCAATTTGATGATGATTTAAGAGAAGGAATTGTATTTAGAAACTATGATGCTACAAAATCATTTAAAGCAGTAGATAATGAATTCTTATTAAAATATCATGGATAATGCGAAAAAAGGGATTACTAAATGTAATCCCTTATTTTTTTTAATCATTTGTTGTTTCAGAATTATTTGTAGTTTGTCCTATAAAAATCATAACTGCACTAGAAGAAGAAATTTTTATTCTTTTAACTTCATATCCATCAAGTAAAGTATCTTCTACTGCCGCATAACCGGGAGCATTAAAAGATATAATATTAGCATCATTTTCATCTATAAGAGTTATTGTTATATTAGCATTGATGCTAAGTGCTTCAAGTAAACTTCTTAATGTCATATTATTTCCATCCTTTATTTAAGATACATACTAGAACAATATCCAGTATATTTTAATCCATTTATTGTTGTTTGAACTAATAACCATTTAATTCCCAATACTGTTGTATAATATCCATAACAACGAACAACAGTACCTTTAGGCATTGTTAATTCTTTTTTCTTTGTCATTCCAGCGCCTACTCTTAAATTCAAAGCAGTTGTTGTCGTATATGATCTATTAAGATTAGCATCATATGACTTTGCTTTTTCTATTTCAGAACTTGGTATTGGTTCTGGAAGAGGTGTAGGAGTTGGTTCTGGTGTAGGAGTTGGTGTAGGAGGAACTGGCGTAGGTTCTGGCGTAGGTGTTACCCCATCCATCTTATCTTTAACTATTTTTCTAAACCAATTCATATCTTTACCAAATTTAGATAACCAATTCTCAGGATCAGAATGACTTGAAGCCATTCCTTGCGCTGCAGCTTCTTTATGTGAAACAATATTATTTAAAGGTAAACTAAATGTTTTACAAAGATAAGCACATAAATCAGTCGCATAATCCATCACTTTATTGAAATAATCTTCATTAGTAAGATCATCTTCACACATTTCAAACTGAATAAAAGGTTTGTCATTTGGATGAGTTTTAGTTGCTGGATAATTATATGATCCAACTTTGCCACGACCACATCCCCATGTACACATATTCCACGGTAATGTTTGTCTACCAGTTACATTACCATTCTTATCTTTGCCTACAAATGCAGATACACATTTTTCGATACCCGGATGATTCCAGTCATTACCATTAGAATTTAAGCCAATAATACCGTCATCTGGTTGAACATATCTTTTAATTGAAGGATTATTACATCCAGTGCTATGGACTACAATACCTTGAGGTATCATTGCCCATCCATCTTTGTAACAATCATTGTTTGTTAAGAATATCTGAGGAATCGAAAATTTTGACGGAGTAGGTTCAGATAAATATTTATCATAAAAATCTTGAGCATATTGAGTTCTCTTGTCAAGAGTTGCTTGTCTAGTGCTTGGGTCTAATACAGAACCCGGAACTTCATATTTAAGAACTACAATTTCTGCACACGATCTTACTGTATTATTGGGAGATATTAATTCAGTTAAAACTGATTTATAGGCTTGACTTAATTCAATATAAATATATTCAGTTCCTACTGATAAATCGCCAACAGAAAGATTTTTACTTTTAGCATAATTATGATAACCAGTTTTTCTTCCCTCTCGTGTCCACTGACACAACCCATACCCGGCTGCGTCCGTATCGAATTTTGTATATGTTCCAGTATCTACTGCTTCAGTATATTCTTCATCAGTAAGATTAAATATTTTATTATATTTGTTTTGAAGGTTATTCGGATATAATCTGCTCTCTGCATAAATATTTCCCAATAATCCAGCAATACCATTATTGTTTAATCCTTTTGATCTCATGTAATCAATGATATAAAGAACGGCTTGTTCATTATAATTTTCTATCATCTCATCGATTCCTCCTCATTTTCATTTTCATCTAAATATTCTAAATTATTATATAATCTAGAATTATAAATAAGTTTATTTTTCTCTTCTTCTCTAGTTTCAAAAAATGATTTAGCAAGATATGGTATTATTACAAAAATAATATTTGCAACAATTGCAATTGCTAATTTTTCTGCAATTTGTTCTCTCCCCATAAACGCAAGAATATATGATAATTGAATATCAAATACTGACATCCATAATAATCTACCAACCCATACTTTAGAGAATGTTAGTTTAGTGATTATTCTCTTTTTTTTCTTTTTCTTTCGAAATTTTTCCCTTATGTTCATATTTACTCCTACGAGTTATTCTCTGCATACATAATTATTACTCTGTTAACAGTAACAACAGTGCTAGCATATTGTGTAACATTATATGTGCCATTTTGAGTTATTTGTATTGAACCTGATACTGCTACATCTCATTAGTACAATAGAGATAAGTTAATATTCCATTCTGAGCTGTATTACTCTTTTGAAATACTAAGAATCCATTAATCTGAGAGGTAAACGTATATGATGAGCCACCTGCAGGTTCACCACTAAAACCAACAAATGTACCAGATACTTCTGTGCCTGGAGTAGCATTTCTAACATCAGTCTCAGTAATACATCCTCTTGCTCTAGAACCACTCGTATTGCCAATTACAAGTATATACTTCTTACCACTTTCAATAGCATAAATATCAGAACGATTGTTGGACGGATATTGATAAGTCCACTTACCAGTGTTATCCACGTATCCATTCTCGTAATCAAACTCTATAGGGTTCTTCAAATAGGATGGAGAAGAACCTGATACGTTTACTGTTACTGCTGAATAACCATCAAGATTGTCACTTGATGCATTGTAAGTTCCATTCTGTGTTATTGATTTAGCACCAAGGGTTGCACCAGATGATACATTTACAGTAACTTCTGAGTATCCATCAAGATTATCATCAGAAGCACTATATGTTCCATTTTGAGTTATTACTTTAGCACCAGTATCTACTGCATTACCAGCAGTATCTACTATAAATGTTCTAATGAGTGTATCATTATCATATATATTTATATTATGTATTCCTGATGCATCAATTTCTTTAATTAAATCAAACGGTAAATCAGACCATTTAGAAACTGTCTGTGATGTTGCACCACTTCTTGTAGGACATGCGGGTACAGTTTCAGTGATGGTTACATTTGTATCCGTAACAATTTTCAATGTTCTTTCAGAGTTTAAATCATTAGAGTAACATATCTTAATTTTATTTCCATCTACCCATACTGACGATACAAGAAGTGTATCAATGTAGTCTGCCCATTCATCAGTCATTTGATATCGATCTGCATTAGGATAACAAGGTGAATTGTAATCATTAGCACTTGTGATGAGGTTATTAGCAAAATTCTGATTCTCTGCTTTTAGTAATGATACGTTATAATATCCACCACCGTGGAACATACAATAATTCAAAGAACTATTAGAACAAGAATTTTCAAAGAATAATGAATATGACCAGTTACCACTAGAATATTCATAGGGCATATCAAAGCATTCAAATCTACAGTTATAAATATGAACATCGGTACCTGTGTAGTGCATCTGAATACCATCGAGATGAGCACTTGATTGTGTTTCAGTTTCAACTTCAATATCCATAATATAACTATTTCTAAGATTTACATGACCACCAAGAATAGTTCCACCATCGGCACCGGGATCATAATTAGGTATGATTGATTTATAGTAAGTACGATTACCTATCAAACATCTATCTACAATTGCTTTATTCATAGTAATCTTGGAAAATGAACAATCGTAGAATTCTAAACTGATGTTTGTCTCTTCAGGAAATGCATAAGATTGTGTAACTGCTAAAAATAAACAATTCTTAAACACAAACCTAAGATTATCCTTGTAATATGATTTATCGGATGAATATGCATTTGCCAGATAAAAATCAAAGGCAGCATAATCAGTAAAATCATAATTCTCAAATACAATTACTTGATTATCTTGAAGATTCTTTACTGAATTTGAACTATTGAAATCAATCATTGTAGTATTATCTCTCCACCCGATACCACTTGTATCTGTGGATATATTGAACTTTGTGAGAGTTCCATGACAACCAGTATTATATTTATCAGGTATAATAAGTTTATCTCTAAGTAAACCCTCACCTTGTATAAGTTCAATTTCGTCTGCTAATTCACTAACTGGTATAGGATCAGATGTACCACGTTTTGAACGTACTGCATTTGCAATATCTGTAAGTGTATTGCTATTAATTGTCCATGTAGACATCATACCACCTCGCTTTCTGCCTCAGGCAGTTCTGAAAGTACTATATTAGCAATATCTGTTTTGTCTTGAAGTGTAAGCGTGTAATCATCGCCATTCATCACATCCATAGTGGAAGTATGCTCAACATCAGAGTTATCTATCCATAAGAATGTAACTCTCTTACCACCTGTGATGTCAGTAATTGACTGAATTTGACAAGGTTTACCTGCTAATGCACCTGTACCTTCTACAGTTGCTTTGGTGAATCCCATTGCGGCAGCTAAAGTTTCGTTATTAATTGCCATTTATTTCACCTCCTTATACCCAATTCCAAGTGCCATCTGATTTCAAGAATGCAAGTTCGCCAGATGCAGTCATTACAGAACTACCAAATGCTAGAGTATATCCTTCAATCTGTTCAATATTCATATTTGGTTGTATTTCAGATTTAGTATCAGCAAATAGAGATACTTGCATTGTGTTATTGCTTTCGTCTACTTTATTTACTTCGTTTACTATTATCATATTTCTACCTCCTTTTTATTAATTATATCATAACGGTAAATTACGTTAAACCGTTGATTTTAAGAAAATTAATAGAATATCTCAAAACTCCAACCGCTTGTTGGTATTTGTGTTGAAATATCTACTCTTGTACTTCCTGTTGCTTGCATATTTGAACTTCCTGTTGAAGCAATATAGTAAGACTCTATTCTCGCACCACTTGATGAAGCGGCCGTTCTATTAAATACAAGATAATTGTTCGCAATTTCCTGTAATATATATCGTGCCTTTGTTCCCGACGAATTATGATAATCAAAAACAAGATAAGAATTGTTCGTAACTTTCGATAGATTAACAAGCGCAAATAAAGCATTGAATAATTGCGAATATGTCTTTGTGCCATCAGCGGTTACACTCACGCTACCACGATCTATCATTTCTTCCACGCTTGTCTGCCCATCGCTCATCATACACTTCGATGCACTGGTGGATACGTCATGTGCTATGGCTTGAATTTTAACAGTTTGCTTAAATTTAAAACCATAGATACGATAAGGTATAGCATAATCATTTAAAGTTTGTGTAGCTGCTGTCATGTCTTTCCACGTAGCATTTCCGAATTGATAAGTCGTAGCATTAACATACACTATATCTCTAGTCATAACTCCTATACCATTACTAGTTTCTTGTGGAATTGAAATCATTCCAGATTGTCCTTTTGGAATTAAGGGTATTGCATATCTCCTAAAATTACTTGTAGACCATAATACATCAATCCATATGAAATCGTAATCATCACTATTTAATGTAATATTGCCTGAAGGAAATGCTGTCGTATAAGAATTATTCTGCCATAATACTTTACATGTTTCAATCTCTATATTACCATTTGCATCTGGAAGACCTGAAATTATAGCACTAGGAATTGCTTCACGCTGTTCATCTGTCATAGCCATCCACTGATCCCATGTGTAATTATCAGGTGATGCATCGATCTCAGTAATATTATCAGTACTGTTATCGGAGACCTTCATACCCTTAAACTGCATATTAGGACGCTGTATCATAGCAGTTCCACTAGGATCGAGTATGGTATGACCTCCACTACCTCCTCCGCCATTTCCTGAGAATCCACCGACTATGTCTTCTCCGAAAGCTAATAAATTTCCTGTATTACTAGGCATAATTAATCTCCTTTAAATATAATAGGTAAGCACTCTTCCGTAATATGATTGAGCTACAGATGCTGTAAATCGAATATCATGCATAGAACCATTATATAGATGCATATCTACCTGACCTGAAGTGAATGCCCAATTAGCAGTTACTCCATAGCATACAAATATGCTACCTAAATAATCAGTCATATTATTTGGTAATTCATAATTGATAGAAGCATAATTATTTGCAGTTGAGACAACAACTGTAATACCAGTTAGAACTTTAACCTTAACAGCTCCAACAACTGATGCAGCACTTACCTGCAGATTCTCATGAATAAGGTTAGCTACTTTCTTCAGACCATAGATTTTATAAGGAATCATAATAGCATTATTAACTTCTACGGAGCTACCATTAGCTTGAAAATAACCATTTTGAATTGTGAGGGTAATATCAGATGTATAATCAATCTGTCTCATCCATACCTGTATAGTTGTTCCACCAGTAGTGTTAGGTCTCTGTATAAGAATGTTTTTACCTTTCTCTATAATTTCACTTGTTACATATAACTGTGAACTTGTAGATCTTAGACACTCAATCAATAACAAATCATAATCAGTGTTTGCAAGAGTAATAGTTCTAGGTGTGAATACTGCAGTAGGATCAGGGTTCTCCCATAATAATTGTATAGAAGCATAATTATCTCCGCCAATAATATGACCATTAATCGCTAATGCATCTGCCATGATTAATTATCTCCTTCGTTGTTTACAGGTTCAAAAGTTGCTTCATCTTTGACTTCTACTCCGCCCCACTGATTAGAGATGTATGTACAGAAGTAAGAAAGATTGCCTACCTCACGAGCATATTTAGCAAGCTCATGATACTTAGCCATAGCTGCATTCTTCTGATCACTCGTGTAATCAGTATGTGCGATTACTGGCTGTCCTTCAAAAGGTACTGTAATGTGTGTTACTGTGAAAAATAAAGATTCGTTGTTCATAAATTTTCTCCTCACTTTCTTATTTTAACTTATGATGTTTTTGTGTAACGTAGTGTAACGTATGTAGCGGTATATGATGACATATCTGAACCTGTATTGATATACACAAGAGAATCGGTTGCTTCAATGTCAATATGTGTTGCATTCCAAATGTATGGAATAGGTTTAAATGCGCCGCTTTTAGTTGCAATACCATTGATACTAATAACTTTTCCAAGATTAGTAATGCCATGTCCTTTTGATTTGGTAGTGGCATTAGGCAAAGCACCAAAATCAATAGTTTTCTCATACAACGTACTTCCATCTATCCACTTACCTACAACATGCTCTGATGTAGAATAGTTAAGTGCATTTTCTACACTTGATACATTATCTGACAGCATACAATGATCAGCTCTGGTAGATACGTTTGCAGCAATTGCTGAGATTTTAGCTGTTAGAGTTTTCTTGTAGGTGTAGATTTCAATGGGGATTAAAACATTATTTGTAACAGTTCTTGCCGCATTTGATTTCTGCGTAACACCATCTCCAATAATAAACTGTGTGTCGGAAACGTAAGAGATAGACCTAAAATAGTTATTTGAATATGTACTGTTACTTGTGCCTGCACACGAAAATACGCCCCCATTCCCTTTGGGAATATCAACAGAAATGTTCATGGCATTATTTAATGCCGCTATGAAACGCACAAAATCATAATCAGCATCTGCATTAAGAGTAATCTGCTGACTTGCAAAATCACTTGTCGGATTAGGATTACTCCAGGCTAGATGCATTGTTTCAATCTCGACTTCTCCTTCAGCTCCTGGAACATTAGTTATAAGCCATTTCTTACCCTGCTTATCCTGAGCAGACATAGCATCCCATTGAGCTTTAGTAACACGTATAGGCGCATCAGATACAACTGTTGCTCCATCTGCTGAATCATCAGTAGTTTGCAGATATCCATCAAACTCTAATTTGCGTCTTTGAGTCATTAGAGTACCAGTACTATCATAAATCAGATGACCAGCATTTTCTAGTTCTTCGCCGACAGTAGTCTGTGTGAAATGAGATGCATCCCATGCACCAGTATGAGCAGTAGTACATTTATATAAATTGTTATTATAGTATACATAATCTCCTACTGTATAATTTGTAGCATCACTGAATGATCCAGTAATGGAAGGAGTGGAGAGATATATCGTACCGCCTTTAGTACTATTATAAGTATAGGCTATACCATCTCTGGGAACAATATTCGTACTCGTATATCTGGTAGTACATGACCATCCATTAGTACTATCTAAAGTATAGACAATCATTGTATCTGTTTGGTGATTATAATCATGACTGTTTGTAGTCTTCGGATATAAAAACTCTGCTCGTGTAGGATTTGCAGGATTATCAACATATGAAAGAACTGCATGTCTACTCTGTGTTCCAGAAGATGGATCGGAATCAGTTATTGATGCTTTACAGAATACTACATTATTATTACTATAAGCTGTAGTAAAATCATTCCATGTTGATGTACCATATGAAAGTATTGTTATTCCACTACCTGACCCACCAGAGATTGTAACTACAGTACGATCATTAGTACTATCATCTGTGACAGTTACATTATTTCCAGCGAACTGTAAATTTGCTCTCTGTGTCATAGTTGTACCAGATGGATTCTCAATTGTATGACCGCCGGAACTTTCTACATCGCTACCTATAACATCTTCTCCATAAGCAAGAAAATTTGCCATACGTAGTATCTCCTTTCTATAATTTCATAATCTCTTTAATCCAATCATTGAATGTAATAGATTCCATCATAAGACCTTCTTGGAACATTCTATTTTTCATACCTACAATGATTTGATTTTTTTCTTTTTCATCTATTGTATCAAAATATTCTTTATATTTTTCATAATACTCTTTAAACCTAATTCTGTATTCTTGATTCTCTTAATCGAGTCATTCTTATCCTATCACTTATGAAAGTTTTATGATGTTTTAGTATAACGGATAGTGATATATGTTTCTGTACACGATGACAGATCGGTATTGTCTACAATGTTTAATTTTGTTGGTTCTACATCTATCCTTACAAACATTCCTGATGTTGCAATAGGTAATGCCATAGTGTTTCCATAAGTAGTGTACGTATATCCTCTTATATCAACACAACGTTTGAAATTTGAAATGTTATGTAACACTAATTTCTGTGATGCATTTGGTAACGTTCCACAGTCAATCGTTTTCTCATACAACGTACTTCCATCTATCCATGTTCCGATCTCATGTTCTTCAGCTGAATAATTAACTCTCTGAAATTCTGCACCAATAGTTGTCTGAGTGAAGTGATTTGCATTCCATGCACCTGCAGAATGAGCAGTTGTACATTTGTATAAATTACCATTATAGAATACAAAATTATTTACTGCATAACTTGTAGAAGTACTGAATGATGGTGCAATTGCAGGAGTCGAAAGAGTCATTGTCGGACTGCCATCATTGGAGTAACTATACGCAATACCATCTCCTGCTTTAATAGTAGTAGATGTATGTCTATTTCCATTAAATACCCATGTGCCACCATTAGTATTATTGAGTTTATATATATACACTTCATCTGTCTGAGCATCATATGTTTTACTTGATACAGACCTAACATACTGAAATTCTACTTCTGTAGGGCTACTTGCATTATTTACATATGCCATAAATGCAAGTCTAGTCTGACTACCAGTACCCGGATTACTTGCGTTACTTGATGCACGACAATATACAACAGTATTATTATTATATGCATTTATAAAATCATTCCATGTTGAATGACCATATGATAATACTACCATGTTAGGTATTGATACTATAGTAGCATTATTTGTACTATCATCAGTAACTGTTGCACCAGTAAACTTCAAATTGGTACGCTGAGTCATTGCAGTACCAGTAGAGTCTTCGATTGTATGACCTCCACCTCCACCACCAGATGCTGCTAATGCTGACAATGCAGATTGAACAGTTGTTTGTGTTTGACCACCTACAACTACAGGAGTATCGAGAGTTTTAGGTTGTAAGTTATTTACAGGAGTTCCGGGTGCATTAGTAATTAACCATTTTTTACCCGATTTTTGTTGAGGTGTCATATTTACCCATGTATCATATGTTACTGTGTTAGGAGCGTCAGATACAACAGTTCTACCATTCGCAGAATCATCTGTAGTTTCAAGATATCCAGCAAACTGTAATCCATTTCTTTGTGTCATATCTGTTCCAGATTTATCTTCAATAACATGTCCAGTATCTTCCGATGCTAACGCACTTAAAGCATTTTGTACTGTAGTTTGAGATTGTCCACCTACTGTAATAGGTGTTTCAAGTGTTTTGGGTTGTAACGAACTAACATCTTGATGTGATTTAAGAACAGTAGCAGAAGTACCACTCTTTAACTGAATAGTTACTTTATCTACATCTGTTCCTGTACCATTAGTAACAGACATTTCTGATTTATCTGCTTTTCCAGATATATCAGTAGATGTAAGATATTGATTCGTATCAATTGTACCATCATTTTTAATAAGACCTGAAGTAGATGATTTTTCTACATAATTAGTAAGTTTTTCACTTAATTGAAAGTTTGTATATGTTGGTGGTAAATACGTGTTATCTTCTACTGATTCAGAACATATCATTATTGCAGCATATGCTTCATCTCTCGAAGTAGACTGAGGTGCAGTAAAATTAAGAGTTGAAAGTTTTATACTCTTTATTCCAGATTGTTCAGAATTATTTATTTGAAATGTTCCCGAATTATTATTTGTAACAGTAATAGTATTTGTATTTCCATCATAATATTCAAGAGTTATGAATATATCACCAGAAATTTGATCTCCATATATATCTTGTTTAATAAATCTTGATACGAGTTTATAATTTCCCTTATTAAGAGGATAAGGAGAATTTTGATCATAAATAACATATTCGGTAGCGTTGGTTTGAGTTCCATACATACGTATAGCAGAAGTTACACGAATATAACCCGACTGAGTAGCAAGATAATCTTTTTGCGAAACTGTAAAAGTTACTCCACCTACAGTTTTAGTATCTCCGTCTTGATATGGGAACGGTAATAAGTTTTTAGAACTATAAATATTGAAAATATCATCAATACTTTCAGTATTTCTATTTTTACCAAAAACAGTTTTTTCTCCCAAGTTGTTAACTACAACAATTTCTTTATTGTTTTTAATAAAGTTAATACTGTTATCGTTTAATGAATTAGGTTCATTAGTATAACGATTAAATTCAACAGACGTATTGTTTTCATCTGGTATTATATTTTCATTAATATCGAAAGCATATACATTTCCTATTGTGGCAGTTCCAGCAGTAGTAACTTGAGTACTGTTACCAGATATATAATGCATTTCAATATAATCACAATTTTCTGGCACTACTAATTGAATAGCAACACCGTCAGTATTAAATAATAAATCAGATGAACCTTGTCCAGTTTCACTTGAAAATACATTAAATACTTCTCCATTTACGGAATATTTAAGAGATAATATATTTTCATTTTGATATGTATATTCATATGTAACTGCACCAAACTCAATAGTTTTACCAACCATTTCGTTTAATTTAGTTGAATCATTGATCCTAATAAACATATCACTCCATCCAATTGGAACATTATATTGAACTGTTTCAGTTATAGGATTTGATCCACTTATTTTAGTTACTTGACTATCTGTTTCAGCGTAATTATCATTTGAATCATAATAATAATTTGTATAATAATCAAAGCCGGGTATTTCACCCCACTCATCTTTATTTAATTTAACTTTGTTTGGATAACCATTTTTCCATTTATTACTTGATTCATTATATACAGTAGTTTGACCATCTTCCAAGTCATGAATTTCTGTATTATTTAAACCTTCTATAGTGTGACGTTTAGTAAGTTCTGCATTTGTCATTGCATATTTAACATATGTATTGTCAGAAATACTAGCAACTCTCAACATAGGTTTAAATACTCTATTATTTAAAACAGTTTCATCATCTACTTGAATATCTAATAAACTAATATAAGCATCATTATTTATAGCATTTACAGTAATATTTCTATTACCATCACTTAAATTTATTGTATATAAATGTTGGGTTATACTTCCACTTTCATAAAATGCTATACCTATTTCAACTCTACATCCGGGTGTTACCAACACATCAGATAAAGAATATGTATTATTTGGTATATAAATACAAGTATCATCAGGAGTTAACCCTTTATCAATTAAATTAAATTTAACAAAAGAAGTCGCAGTACCACTAGCACTAATAGAACCATCATCTAATATTGAAAATTCTATTCCATTTAATTCAGCAGTAGTATTACATTTTTCTGTATAATCTAATAAGTTTTTCGCACCATAAATATTTACAATATCTCTAATATCATCTTTCGATGTTTGTTCACTATAATATTTAGAGTTATTATGATAATATGGACTTTGTGGGTCTACTGGCACACCATTTTGCGTACCAATTGCAAATCCTTCTGCCATTAATTTATTTGATATGGCTGCATTTTTTGCAGAAACCGCGTCACTTGCATTTGCAGACGCAGTAGCTGCGTTAGTAGCAGAATTCCTTGAATATTCAGCAGATTCATTTTTATATCCGAGTGTTAATTCACTGTAATATTTTGAATTATTGTGAAAATATGGACTTTCAGAATCTACTGGAATTTCATTTTGTGTACCTACTGCATAACCTTCAGATTTTAATTTATGAGTTTCTGCATCATCTCTATAACTTTCTGCTTCAGTTGCGGCACTTTCTGCTCTTTCAATATAATCATTTATATTATTAAAAGCATTTTCGATACGATTTTCTAAATCATTAAATTGATCTGCTTCAAATTTATTACCTTGTTCAATTATTTCTCCAACAGCTAATTCAACGTTATATAAATCGTCATCAACTTGCGTTAATTTTCTTCGATTAGGATATTGGGCAGCAAAATCTTTCCACACTTTTTTATTAAAAATTGGCAATACTGTCACCCCCTTTACTCAATAAGACCAGTTTCATTTCCAGTATATAACTCAGATATATCAGAATTGTAACTTATAAGAATATTATCATTATCAATTTGTCCAATCCAATGTGCTCCAGTAAATATATTATTAGGATATAATTCTTCATCATCTAATGTTATAAATATCTTTTTCTGGATATCCATTTCATTGGCATATGTTGCACTTTTTTTAATTTCGCCATCTATAAAAGATAAAAGTTCTGCCCCAACAAACCAGACACCTCTTTTTTCGTCATCCATAGCATTATGAGAATTCAAATAATTTGAGGCTTCTGTGTATTTTTTTTGGTTTAATAATGACAAATATTCTTTCATTATTTCTCTTTTTTTATTTGATAAATCTGAATAATATAATCTATCACATACTTCTAATTCACTCATTTAACTCTCCTCAATTGGTTGTATCCAACATTGATTATTAAAAATAGTCGGATAGTCAGAACTTATTATTACAGATACTTTTTTGGCAATAGTCATTTTTTGAATATCGATAATACCTTGTTCTATTTCATTTAATGCTTTTGGTGACATCATATCACCTAAAATATCACGTTTAGATTCGGCATATCTATTGGCTTCTGTTATGTTATAATCATTCTTATACATATCAATAAACCTTATTATTTCTGCCATTTCATCATTTACATCCCTAAAATCATGTAAATTATATATAATATTATTTGCCATTTCTTTTTACCTCATATTAATTAGTTATGAGGAAAATAATATCATTATTATGACAAGGTATATTTTCTGATTCATTATTAATTTGGAAAAATTCTTGTCCCTCATAATCTTTTAAATATATTTCAGTATTTCTAATTTCTTCAAGTATGGCATTTATATCTGCTGTACTTATTGTTGCTTTTTTTAATGCTTGACTATTTGTTTCTATTGCTCTTGAAATATTAAAAAAGGCATCTTTTTGATCCGCTTTATTTAAGTTTAAAAATGCTTTTTTTATATTTGCTCTCATATCTTGCATTAAAGACCCCTCATTACCAGTGGGGTTTTCATAATTATGAGCAGTATATAAAATACCTTTACCTAATTTAGAATATTCAGAAGTTAATTTCATATTTATCTCCTAAAATAATTTATATCTTGGTTTTTCTTCATTAAAAAAGAAATATCTAATATAATCATCTAAAACAATAGCAACAGAAGATAACAAACACCATATTATTGAAAATAACAAACATACTTGTCCTAAAATATTTAATGGAAGAGAAGAATAATCCCACTCATTAAATCCCAATAATATATTAACTATACATCCTGTTATAAATTCTATTATAGTTATTCCTGTTCCACCGATTAATGCTTGTAATAATAATGGGGTATCCCAAGATAATATCTCATTTATCATTCCACAAAAAATAAATGAGATAAAACCCATGATGAACGAAGATGGAAAACTATATCCTCTAAATAATAATTCTATTATCAGATATAGAGTTCCACCTACTGTTCCTAAAAAAAGATATTTAATTATTTGTTTCATCATCTACAATACCAAGCAACTGTTTGATTCCAAGTATTGCTTGTTTTATTGCGTTATTATATGTTTCAAGATATTCTCCAGTTAATTCAGTACCCCAATGAATTGAGTTTATTTCATCTTCATCTAATAAAGAGTATATATATAATTTCATTTGATTATAATATGTTATAGACTCTATTTTATTTAAAGATTCTTGAACATATATTTGTATAATATCTTCGGGAGAATATTCCATACACGATTCTCCGTCAGCATGATAATACTGAGGAACTTTAGTTTGTAAAACAATATCAAATAAATCTTTTATGTTAGTTTGATCTTCAATATTATAACTAAAATGTTTTGTTTCTCCATTTTCCAATTTAACATCAACACCATTTAATATAATATCGTTACAATGAACCGATAATTCATTTAATTTATTATCTCTAACATCTTCAATCGTAACTACAGGATCAACATATACTTCACCATTATTTGATAAATCAACTTCATTAGTTAATCTTCGATAAATTGTATTATATTCATAATATGTGTCCCCAGACATATTAGAATAATTAAAATCATTTGAAATAAAAAATCCAGAAGTTAATATCATATCTGCTGGAATTTCATCTTCAAATAAAATTCTCATAACATGTTGAGATTGATTAATTAACTTAACCGAATGTCTTATCGAAGGTTCTTTTAAAAATACTATATTTGACATTTATATCTCCTTATCCAATAGCAAAATATTTATAAGATCGAGGAAGTAATGGTTCTCTTATAGTAAATCCCAAATCCTTAATTTCATATAAACTTTCCGCTTCTTGTATTCCTATTTTCTTTTCTGTCAACATATTGTTTGAATCACTCTTGAGGAATTTTCCATTATTATAATCTTTGTAATAAATAATAATGGTTTTCTCTCCGTCATTACTGGTTTGAATTAATGCTATACATTTCGGAGAAAATCCTAAATCTACATCATATGTTCTATTTGCACCACCAATGACATTAAATTCACCTTTAGCAAATTTATCACTATAATTCATAAAATTAATAGAATCAATATCTGGTAAAGCAAAATAATTTTGTATAATTCCATTATTTTTACACATTGCAAATCCATCATTATCTACCGAATAAATTCCCGGAGGATATAAATTATACTGACCAATAGGATCATCTTCCCTAAAGTAAGCATCTATAGAATTTGATCTATATAAACCATTCGAAGCAGAATATCTATATTGTTCATTTGAATAATCTTCATTATAAACATATCCTAATTGAGTTGTATTACTATATTTATTATTAACAGTTCCAGTTAAAACTGCAATATATTTAGGTTTAAATCCTGTTTCTATAAATGTTGTATTATTATTTGAATTAATATAAAATCCACTTTGAACCATTATCTTACTCTTATTAATAGACGTATTCTGAGATAATGCTTCATTAATAATACTTACTTTATTCAAACAATAACTATCATTATTTCCATAAATCTTTATTTTTCCTAATTGTAATATCTTACTTATAACGCTTGATAACAATGAACTACTTATATTTTCTCCATTAATAAACAATCCCATATTATTAAAAACAATTCTTATATTGTGTTTAATATTTGATAAGTTATAAATATTCACAGTATCTTCTTGATTATTGTTTTTAACAACTATATTTCTCAAACTATTATCAGTGCAATATAATTTAATACCATATTCAGAAGTATTTTCCTCTGCTACAAAACATAATTCTAAATTACTTCTAATAATATCTATAGGTAATGAAATATCGAAATAAAGAGTTTTATTACTAATATTTAATGTTTGATTATATAAAACAAAATTATTTTTAGGAATATAATTTTCTGCTATAGTTGTTGTTTCAGATATTTCTTCATCTGATGTATATAATCTATAGTATTTTACTAATTGTAAACTAGTAGTTCCAGATGATAAATCATGTTCAATATGTTTAATTAAATATTCTTCAGGATTTTCTTTGTCTTTTCTTTTATATCTAACTTTTTGATTAACGTCTAAAAACGGACACAATTTAGTTGTAATAGTAATATTATCTGTTAATCTACATGTGCGATAATTTTCCTGTCTTGCTCCTTCAGAACCTAAACTATCTGAAGTCATATTTTCGTTATTATATACATTTAATAACACACCTAATTTCTGAATAGTAAAAGGAGAATCCTTTATTACAGTAAGATGAACATTATCACAATTAAACATATTTTGAAAATATTCTTTACTATATTTAGGAACTGTAACAACTACATCTTCATTTGGATTAAGGGTTACATCTTCTCCTACTGATCCATCAGTTAAAACATCCATTGCATGCACTTCCCAGTTGCCTTGGAAATATGCTTTTATAATATATGTTCTATTTTGTGTATCATAAGTCTTTTTAATTTTAAATGTATATACTTTATTTGGAATCATCGTTCCTGCACTAATTCCAGTTTCAGTATTTTCATCAAGAATATCAATCGCAGTAAGATTATTAATTATTAATTTAGGATTATCTGCGTTTGTTCTATTTACAAGAAAAGCAACTTCATCACCATTTGAATAATCTGTATGGTCTTCATCTATATATCCCGGAAAAGTTACTGAATATGTATTATTTGAAAATGTAGCCGCAACTTGAGTAAACCATTCTGGTTCGAAACATTTTCCCCATGCTTCGGTTACATTTTTAACTTCTGAAAAATCTAACGTAGTTTCTTCAGATATTAAAATAGAATCAATAAAATCATAATCTATTACTATTTCGTCATCATCTCCAGAAGGTATTAATTTACAATAAAAAATTCCATCTTCATCAAAAAATGTTTCATAATTTTCATATAAATCTCTCAATTCAGTAACTACTGATAAAACTGTAGTATCTGAAGTGAATTCTATATCATGAGGAATTGTAAAACATTGTAAATAATTTTTTCCATCAAGACCGACAACAGTGGTGCTTTTTCTATATTGTTCATAATCCCAATCTGCTAAATAATTCGGTTGTGCTTTTGCTTCGCCTAACCAATCAATATTATATCTGGTGAGCTGTCCTAATTGAGTTACTGCATTAATCATTGCATCACGAATATAATTATATGAAATAGGTTCTCCATTTTTATAAAAATAATGAACATAAAAACTATTTGAAGTAAAAGTACCTTTTCCAAAAATACCCCAATCAGATGCTTTTTGATCTGTTAATGTTATATTTGTTCCATTTTCTTTTTGATATGTCACAGACCAGAGATCGCTAGTTTCAATGTTGTGAGTTGATCCAGTATGTGTGAAATTAAAATTAGTATTATAATATGGTTTATCAGTTAATGTTGTACATTTGTATGCAAAAACTGCTTCATCTTTCTGTGTAATCCATTCAGTTCCACCAATTACTTCAAAAATAGACTCAACATAAGCTGGATATTCTATTTTTTTACTACCAATTTTACCAGAACGAGTTCCATCCCAATATGACATCATATCAGAACAATCTACGCTTATTTGATTTGTTACGGCATCGTATGTTGCATTAGTATTCATAAAAACATATATACCATTTGCCCAGTACTTATATTCTTCAGTTACTGTATTTTGTATGCCTATATATATTTTTATTTTCTTATTTAACCAAATTATATTATTTTCATCAACATTTAAATTTTGTTGAGTATCTGGTGATAATACTAAAGACGCAGTTCGTCTTATATCGCTTTCTGCGTCTATAGAAATATTACCAGAAATTAAACCACAATTGATTTCTTCTATTACTTCATCATTAAAATTATATACTTCAATTTTAATTTTATAATTTATTATGTTTTGTTGGACAAGTAATAAGTCATCATAAATTGGTTTATACATAATTCCTTGTCCTCCTATTGATATGTATTCCAATAAATTCTTGGAACGTTTATAAAATTACATTCATATAAACTTTTTTCAGAATTGATATCTCCTATTTCAGTACAACCAAAAGTTATCTGTCTAAATTTATATATATCTATAGCATCATTAGTAGGTGGTGTTGTAACCCAAACTAACCATATTCTACCATCTATATTTTTAAGTATTTTAGGTTTTCTATTTGTGAGCATTTTCAAAACTTCATTGATATGTTTATTTCGTTTCATATCATTAAAAATTCCTTCTTCTTGATCACAAACATCTGGATAAAATGATCCACTTACTTCTATTGTTTGATAACATATAGATGTATTTGAAACAACTGATGGATATACACTATAAAGTGGTTCTACTAAAGAAGATGGAACTACATGTGTTGTATTACAATATCCATCTGTAATAGGAGTAGATTTATAAGAATCTGAATCAATTATAGTTAATCTATCAACTTTTACATCTATAGGAACAGTAGTAGTATATGCTCCTTCAGTTCTATCATTTAATGGAACAATTGCATATTCATACGTATTTGTTGTAGCAGTATAATCATATCCAGTAAATGAGAAATCTTCAACTTTATTAATTGGTATATATTTAATCGAAATCCATTTATCGTCATCAATTAATGAATGTCTTTTTACTAAAATACCATTTGTGGTTTCAAGTGTCCATTCAAGATTTCCGGCACTTACATTATTTTTGAATTTTGCATCAAAAATAGTATCAAAATTCCAATTTGGAATAGGATTTAATCTAGAATAATATGCGACTGCAAATGTATCATTTTCATAAGGTATATATGAAGAATACAACGTTATTCCATATTCACTTAATTCAACTTGAGTTTTTTGTGAAATATCACCAGTATACATTTCCCAATATCCAGATGAATTATAAATAAAATGATACATATCGTGTCTTTCATTAACTTTAGAAACAAAAGTTTCATTATCAATACTTTTAATCCTATCTGATGGATCGTCTTTTTGTACTATATCTTCATATGGGACAAAATCAGACTTATTTTCTATATATGTTTCATCTATAACAAAGTTACTTAAAATTATTTCTGTAGAATAAATAGGATTGACAGATGTAACAATTCCACAAAATTCATCTCCACACAAGAGAGTAGATGCACCAATAAAAATCATAATACACCTCCTCTTATTACATATAAATCATATAAACTATTAGTTCTTTGAATTACTATTTCGGTTACAGGATTTTCAATATTATACTCCATCATTTCTAATTCTTCAGAATAAATAATATATTCAAATCCTTCTACGTCATAAACTGTTAATTTATATCGGCAATGTATATCGTCACCAACTTCTATACATTCTAATTTACTTATATGTGTATCTGCCAATATTTTTACTAATTCACCTAGAAAACCTTCTTGTAATTTTATAACTAATGTATAATCATCGTTGATAGCAAATCCACTCTTATAATCAATACTATCATCTCTTAAATCAATATATTCTCCATCTATAAAACCATAATTACTTCTTTCTGGAGATATTATTTTTATATCAGTATAGTAAGTTACTATTCCAGTTCCTTCTTCAACTTCTGCTCTGATAATAGAATGTACAGAAGGTATATCATATTTAACATGAATATTTACCATAATACTTATTTCAGTATCATATTCAGTATGACCAAATGCTTCTATCCAATATGTGCTATTATCAGATAACATTGTATAAACATAATTATAATTATCTGGGGAATTAAATATTTCACTTGCTTTTATTAAAGATTTTTCAGCATCCAATAATCTAAATTGAAAATCTTTAAGTTTTTCCCCTTCTGGTTGATAATATCCTAAAGTTACTTCAAGAGAAGAACTAGTTATTTGATTTATTATACTAGGATCGATATTTTCAAATGAAAGAGTAGGAGTAGTAAAACAATTAAACCATAATGGATCAGATAAAACAGATTCAGTTTGAAAATCATATCCATAACATTTCATTACGACTTGATATTGTTTTCCATTTATTAAACCACTTGGAGGAGTGTAATTAACAACAAAATTATCTCCCTCTGCAACTTCTTCAACAACAATACCATAATCAGTTAAATCAACTTGTGTTGAATTTAAATACCATTCTCCAGATTCATATACAAAAGCATAATTTCCTTCTACGTATCCAACTTGATTACCGAAAACAGATATATCTATTACTGGGTCTACACTTCCAACAACAATTATATTTTCGGCTTTAATAGTATGTTTATAACTCATTGATGCTTCTAATTTATGATAAACTGGTTCTGTTAAATCTTCACTATCATAAATAAATACTTCGTTATAATTTGGTTGCATACCACTACAAGAAAAGGTGAATGTATAATCATAACTACAATCAAAAGCAGCTATTTTATCTATTACTGGTTTTGCCATTTTTCCTCCTTTCTATTTGTATGCTAATATAAATGCGTCATTAATATTTCCGTTTGGTATATGAACCCACACTGGAGTTCCAATACTTAAAGATATATTGCACCCATTTTTTACCCAAATTTTAACTCCGTTAACTAAAACTTTATATTTGTTTCCATTTATTTCTTGGACTACAGAGGCAACATCTGTAGAAATATTAGATTTTTCTAATTTTTTAGCAATCATTACGTTGATTGTTTTTATAATTTCCTCTTGTATATCCATATGTGTTCCTCTTATTACTGTATAATTTTCCAAGTGTATGATTCCGGCTGACAAATTTCATGAACAAAAGAGTTTTTCCCTCCACGACTTTCATAATCTTCAATGAGACCCCAAAACGCTTCTTGTTCCATTCTTGTCCATTCGCCTTTTTCGTGATAATCACGATACGCTTGTGCTATTCTGTCTTTAAGTTTTCTTCGTTCAGATTCGTCCTCTCTTTTACTCATGGTTTCAAGTTTTTCAATTATACCATCTACAGAATTTACAATTTTATCTATTTGTTTTTTCTGTTCTTTTAATTCAATATTATGTTTCATTAATAAATCATGATCTGTTTCAAGTTTTTCATCTTTAACAAATCTTGCTTTTATTCTTTTCTTGAACCAATCATATAGTTCGGACATTGATTTAAAACATAAAAGGATTATGACCATTCCCAATATAACCTCAGGAAAATTCAATCCCAATAATTCTTTTATTTCAGACATTTTTATTATCTCTCCTTAAATTGAATTTCCCTATAATCCCTTAACTTGTATAGTTACATCAATAGAGGGTTTACTGGTAGAATAAAAAATCACTTCTGTATTTCCAGTAGATTGATTAAGTACTACTTCCATAATTTGGATAATTTCGTTAGCATCTTTTTCAGCAGTAGTAGGAAATCTACTAGCAGTCTTTAAACACCAGTCTGGTGAAGAATTTGGAGCATATAAATCAGAAACGAATACTGCTTTCCATCTATAATTCGCATCACCTGTGTCTACCCACTTACTTATAGGAATATTAAATTCTTCAATGTGACAAATCTGAGAAGCAAATACAGAATCTAAAGCGTATCCTTCTTGCGTTATGTTTCTGTCAGAAGTTATTCCTTTAATAGCACCAACTGTCTGTTGTAAATTACTTTTCGTTCCATTACCTTGATCTACTTCGACTTGAGATGCTTTTGTCCAAAATGCTATACGTTGGAATATTTTATTTTCTGCGTCAACACAGACACGATAATATGCATCTTTTATAGTTTCTGTAATAAACATTTTAATTATTCCTTCCTAAAATAATAAGAGAGTGAGTAAAAATACCCACTCTCATAAAAATAAGTTATTTACGTGCACTTTGTTGATATGCATTTACAAATAATCCTTCGAAACTTCTTTCTATCTGATGCAATACTTCTTCTCCTGTTACTCCAGTACACTGGAATGTTGGATTAGTAATATTAATAATAGGTGTCTGTTCAGTGGGATTATAAAGCATATTTGCACTATTAATTTGTTTTGTCAATTCTTTAACCGAAGAGTTTATATTTAATATTGAACCCTTCATTATATCTGTATTTGAATGTATCTTTGAAACGAATGAATTAAGCATTTCATATTTTTTAGGATCAGAAACAGATAAAGGAGTGAAATCAGTTCCATCTGCAAGTGCTTTACCTCTAGTACTAATTCGACCATATTTAAGTAATGCTTTAGTTTGTGAAGCATTAAATATAATGTCTGATGGTCTAATATCAGTAAATTCAGCACCATGCTTTCCAATAAGTTGAAACATTCCATTACGAATAAGAAGTTCTTGTCCAAGTTCTCCGACTAATGCACTACCTTTATATCCGGCAGTTCCATCAGTTCCTCTTGCATATGCATTTCCTTCAGAAAATGTACCAGTAGCACGAGTTGTTGCTTTTATTGCATTTTTCTTATTCTGAGGTTGATGTTTTTCAACTTCTTTTTGTAATTCTCGTATCTCTTCTTTTGCTTCTTCAATTCCACTAGTATCTATATTTGCTTGAATAGTAGTTGAAATTACTCCACTTATTCCACTAAGAGCACCAGCAACTGCACCTATTTTTCCTAATGCATCTCCAGAGTTAACATTAATATCTACATTCTTGTTTTGTGGAATATCCAATAATGCATAAGCAACATCTTTTATTCCAGTTAAAGCAGATTTAACACTAGATACAATTTTAACTATTCTCTCTTTAGTAGTTAATTTATTTGCTTCTTTTTCAACATTATCTATTTCAGGAGTAGCGTTATCTTTAGCATCAATATTAAAAGTTTTATCTTCAATTTCTTCAGAATTTATATCTTCAATTGTTCCAGACGCACTATCTGAGGCTTCAACGTCTACTTCTTTGCTTGGCATAAAAATACTATAATCCAATCAAAAATTGGAGTCGCTTTATCATTAGCAACTACGTCTACAACTAATTTTGAACCAATCTTACTGCCAAGTTCAGCTATATTTTCACTAGCATTTAATTCGGGTTTATATCCATATCCAAAACTTATGTCTAAACCGTCTTTAATTATATCAGGAAGTGTTCCTAAAAAACTTAATAAATTTTTATTCGATTTAGTATTATTATCTGTAGATTCTATATTTTCGCTTACAGATTTAGTATTATCTTGTGTTGATTTTGTATTTTTTTCTTCTGCTCTACGTTGTTGTTCTCTATCATATGCTTCTTGAATTGCTTTTTCTCTGGCTTTTTGACTATCTTCACGTAAAGGTGTTGTACCATTTGTTTCACGGTCACTATAAAAATTATTTAAAGCAGAAGTCATGTCATTGATAGATTTTTCATTCTTTTCTAATGCGTCAAAATATTCGTCATCATCAGCATATTCATCTTCACGGATATCATAACCTGTATGTCCAGTCATTTTAGCAATTGCTTGAACCATTTTTTGGGCTTGTTTATATCCTTCAGTTACATTGCCTTCTTCATCATATTTTTGAGCATCTTCTATCTGACCTAATATTTTTCCAGTATTAACGTCTACGACTTGAAGAACTTTTTTGCCATTTTCTTCTTCAAAATCAAATCCGCCACCACCTTCTCCACCGAATCCATCTTGTATTGCTTTAAGTATTTCATCGTATGCAGCTTGAGCGATACTGATATTATTTTCATCTATGTTTCTTTCAAGATTTACATAATCGTTCTTGAAATTTTCATAAATATTAGGATCAAGATTAAGAATTTTATCAATCCAACCATTACCTAGAACATCTTCGGCAAGTTGTGCATCTTTCATATCATCCCAGATATCAGCTATTTCTTGCCATTTTTCTTTATACTCTTCTAATGAATCAATAAGTTCTTGAATCGCAGATTTTTGCTTTTCTAATTCACTTACTTTCTTTTCAAGTATAGCATTATTAATTTCAGATTGGGCATCTCTAATTGCTTGAGGATCGTTAAGATATTGCAGTTGTCCATTTTTATAAACTAAACGACTTCTTTGCGATCTTGCTCTTTCTAATTCATATAATTTCTTTTGTAAATCTATTGCATCTTGACGTTCTTTATTTGCATCTTGAAGTAATTCAATTTGCTTATCAATTTCTTCTTGTTCTTTTTGATAAACTTTAACTTGCTTATCAATTGTTTTAGTAACTGCTTTTATTACTCTGTCGTAAATTGCTAATTGTGCTTGATACATAGCACCAATTTCTTCATAATAATCTTTTGCAGTAATTAATCCATCAGCATAATATTTTTCAATTAAATCTCTACGCTTATGAATATAACTTTCGAAATCAATATAACTCATTTCGAGTTTACTATCGAGAATTTTTATTTCAGCGTCAAGTAATTCTTTATATTTTTCTTTATTATCATTGCCAGAACCACCAGATACAAAACCACCAAATCCAGTTTTGAAACTTTTTACAGTTTTATTCCAAACTGTATTATACTTTTTAACAACGCCCTTGATGTCAGATACATTGACACCCTTTTCCATTGCATTAATAATCGCTGCTTGAGTGTTTTGTCCAAGAGCACCAGTGTTTTCTACAATTTTTGCCGTAGCATTACTTGTACTTTCTGCAACCTTATTTTCTGCAAGAGCGTTTATTTCTGCTGCGGCGGCACTGTCTAACTGCGCTCTATAAGATAATAATTGTTCTGCAATTTTTTCTTTATATTTCTTTGTGTTAACAACTAACTGTCCATTTTCAACAGACAACATTTCAATATAATTCTCTTCACCAGATAATAAAGTCTGTAATTGATCAAGCGTTAACGCTTTACCACTATTAACTGATTTAACAATTTCTCCTAATGAAGAAAATGAAGATTGAAGTCTATCTATTTCAGAATTCATATTCTGGAATTCAGAAACAGCTTTTTTCTCTGTTGCAATAGTATCAATTAAACCTTCTAAGAATGGCTTAAATGTTTCTTGAACTTCTGGACTCATAGAATCAAAATCAAATGCATCAAGCATTTTTTCTTTTTCTACATTTGCAATTATATCTATTTGTTCAGATAATTCTTGGGCAGTTAATTTACCATCTGATAATACTTTTTCCCACGGAATACTAGCCCCTAATTCTTTACTTGCTTTATTTAATTCTATTAATGAATTAAGTAATTCGTCTGAAGTAATATTAGGATTGAGCAATTTTTGATATGCATCATAAGCAGAATTTAAACTGGAAGTTAATTCAGATACTTTCTTTTCTGCTCCAGTAATAACATCTGAAATTTCTACATAATCTTGCTCTTTTAATTTATCAAGTTTTCTCTGAAGTTGATCTACTGAATATAATACATTCGGGTCTAATTCCCCAATTATTTTATTAAGTAAATTCAAATCTCCCTGATCTAATTTACTTATAAAACTCTTATACTCCTGTTCAATTTCATCTATAAAATCATTACCTTGATTATTGCCAATAAGTCTAGATGCTATTTCATTTATATCTGCATTTCTACTTATAAAACCATTTTGAGCAAAAATATCCGAAACAGTTCCGGGAGATAAATTATAAACACTATATAATATATCTAATTGATCTTTAAATTTACTATTAAATTCTGTAGTTGAGAAATTTTTATTTTTAGAATCTTTAACTATTCTTTCTATAATAGAATCAGAAAGTCCACCATTAAGTATTTCTTGAACTAAATCATATCTCCCAATACCTTTATTTGATTTAGGAATTGAATCTAATATATAATTCTTTATACTTTCTGGTAATTCAGAAGCATAAATATCTTGTATTGTTTTAAAGTATTCATCTTCAAATTCATCTGATTCTTCATATTTTTTATAAGTATCTAATAATTTTTCTCTAAATTCTACAGCTTTTTCGCTTTCAAGTAATTGAATTTCGAGATATTGGTTACGAATATCTCCAATTTCATTAATACTAGATTTAGCGTCAGCTATAAATTGATAAATTTTATCTTTATCTTTTTCTTCAAAATTAAAATTCGAATTATCAAACAATTCAGAAATTGTTTCTAATTCTTCTAATGATTTATAAATATCACCAGAAATTTCGAATTTTCCATTATTTATAGATATATTACTAAATTTTTTATTTATATAACTTTCAAATTCTTTATCAAAACTAGAATAAAATGATTTACTAAAATTCTCAGCAATTTTATTAGCATATGCAATACTATCTCTCGAACCAAGTTCAGTTCTTTGATAAAATGCATAATCATAAGTGTCTTGAACTTTTCTCGCTGCGTTATTAAATCCATTTTCTTGTAAATATGTTCCATCTAAAGCATTTAAGATGGCTTGATCTAATGCGGCTCCACCAGCTAAAACATAATCATACCATTTATTTTCTCTTTTTGCATTTGAATAAAAATCACTTTTAAGTTTTTTAGAATTTTTTAAATTTTCAATTTCTTCAAGAGTTTCTTTTTGTTCTTTATAACTTGCATTTACTAAATCTATTTCTCTTGCTTCGTCACCATAAGTATCTATTAATTCTTTTTGAATATCAATTAATTCAAGTTTAGAAGAATTAATTTCCTCAGTGGTTGAATTTTCGTCATTTAAAACATTATATAATTTTTCAATTTTATTTTTATATTCATCGACTGCTTTTTGTTGTTCTTTAAATGTATTTACAGCGTCTTTACCAGTCTGAATCATTAAATCGTTATATTCATGAACTGCTTTGTATATTTCTGTAATAGCAAATACAACCGCGGCAATAATAGCAGAGGATGCTAATGATTTTAATGTTATTTCTAATCTCGAAGCACTAGTTCTAAATTGTTCTAATGATTCTTTTCCAGAATTTAATGTACGTATATAATTATTTGTTGCATTTTCAGCACTACCAAGTGATTCAACAAAACTATTTCTATCATCTGATTTCAGATAATCTTTAACAACATTAAATTCCACATCTTTTAATTCTTCTGTCGAATTTAAAAATGCTTTAACACCATTTAAATCATATTGTTTTTGAGAAAAACTTCTTAATGTTTTAAAAAGACTAGGAATTCCAGTTATAATTGTGGAAACGTCTGTGCCTTTTATTAATGCGGTTAATCCAGTTATAATAGATAACAATGCCGGGGCATCAAGTTTGTCTACAAAATCAACGAGATTAGATGTAAGATCAACTAAATCTTTTAAAGTATTACTATCTAATATATCTTGTACTAAATGCTTTATTTTATTTTGAAGAATTGTTACCTTTTTTTCTATTGAGTTTAAAGATGTATCAAGAGCAGTTTGTCCTGCACCTTCTGAATTAAATAATGCATCGTTATATGCAGACTCAAGTATATCTCCATTTTGCAAAATAGCGGCAGCGGATGATGCACGAACTTTACCAGCAATAACTTCAAGTAATGCGGCTCTATTTACGTCACTGATTTCATCCCATACTTTACTTATATCCTTAAGTATTTCATAGGTGCTTTTATATTCTCCATTCATCTTATTGATGATTGAAACACCTTCTGGATTACTTTGAGTTTTAGTTAAATTTTTAACTGTCGAATATAATTTAGAAGCACTCTCAATAAGTCCTTCAGTATCTTCCCCTGCTTTTTCTAACTCACTTGCTTTAGTACCCCTAAGACGCATACTTAATACTTTAATAGCATTAGCAACTGCATCTGAATCTTGAAGTATAGTATTACCAGCAATTTCCATTGCTTGTGCTTGCTCAATTGTATTTCCGGCAGCAACTAAAGCGGCAGATGATTTCTCCAAAGATGTCGCAAGTTCTTCTGATGTAATAGCATAATTATTACCAAGATAAATAAATTGGTCAACCATCTTTGATGTATCTTCAATAGAAATATCAAATGCTTGAAGTGATGAAGTAATTGCTTCTGTAGCGGTACTTACTTCCATTAAACCACCAGTTGCCAATTTAGCAGATTGTTCTGCGAGAGTCATAGATTCGTCAATGGACTTACCTAATCTCCTCCAGTCGGTAATTGAAGAAACAATAGATACTGTAGAAGTACCTAAATTTTTAGCCAATTCATATGCTCTTTGAGAAACGTTTTCAATTTCTGTAGAAGTAGCACCACTAACAATTTTTAATTGAGTTAATGCAGAATCTAATTCTGTCACTACTTGAACCATTTCTCTTCCATAACGAATTAAATCATAAAAAGATAAATATCTTACAATTGCTTGAGCAAAAGCATCTCTGATTTTTTCTCCCATTTTAACAAAAACGCTTTTACCATAATATCCAGCTTGATGTAAGTTGTAATTTAATTCTTGAAATTTAGAATTTAATTGATCTAATTCTTTTTGAGGTGCTTTTGAATTAAGTAAAGTAGCATATTCTTCATTTAATTCTTCAAATTGTTCTTTTAATTTTTTTGACATTCCAGAAGAATCATAAAGAGTTTTCTGGATTTTTGTCATTTGATATTTTATAATTTTAGGATCGGCAATTTTATAATACTTTGAATCCTCAACGGCTTTTTCAAATTCTTTATTAAAATCACCAAAAGTTTCTCCAGATAAATCATCTAATGATTTTAATTTAACAATTAATTCATCTATAGTCTTAATAAATGATTCACTGTAATCTTTTGAATTTTTAAATTTATTTAAAGAATTTAAATAAAAATTTTTTACCAATTCCTCAGAAGAATTTGTAAAAGTATTATATGCTTCAAGATATCTTTCATTTGTTTTATCGCCACTGAATTTACCATATTGATTTATTGCTTTATTACGTTCTTCAGTTATCTCTTGCAAAGTAGCAAATTCTTTAGCGTCAATTTCTTGTCCTTTTGCTTTTAAAGAATAATATGTTTGTATTTTTTTTATTAATTCATAATAATTATTTATTGCTCTTTCTGTTTGATTATTTAATTTTTCTTGTTCTAAAGCAAGTTTATCTGTTTTTTCAATTTTAGAATCAGTAACACCATCAATATTTTTATCTTTAGACTGTATATCTTTTTCTTCGATTAAATTTTTAGTGTCTTTTATTTTTTTATTTGAAATTGATAAAACTTTAGATAAATCTTTTAACCCTTTAGAATTTGATAAATTAGTTAAATCTTTTATAAAATCATTTGGTGCATTTTCAAAGGATTTTATAAAAGAAGACATTGATTTAGATAAATCTTTTAATTTACCAGAAAGATCGTCTTTAATGTTGAAATTTTTAAGAATCTTTAATGAATCTATATGATTATCAAGTTCTTTTATTAAATCAATGAACAATTGCATATTTGTTGCAACTGTTTTCGTAAATTTTATATTAATATCTATTGGATTTTGAGTAATACTTTCTATAGTTGAATTTAATAATTCATATTTATCAATAATATCTTTAATTGTTTTAGATATTTTTTTAAGACTATTAACTTCACTATTCGAAATCTTATTAACAGTTTTTTCTTCTAATTCAAAAAGGTATGTTTTTTCTTCTATCTTATTACATATTTCTTTAAGTTCAGAATATAATTCAGATAAAGACTCAGTTTCTCCAGATGTGCTAAAATTCTTTTCAGATATAGGAGCAACCGAAACATATACTTTATCTGTACCAAGCTGTTTTTCTATTTCTTCTGTAAATTCATATGAAACAACGTTTGGAATTACGCTTATCCTAACTGGATTTACTTCTGATAAATATTGAATTTTATCAAATAATGCTTGTATATTAGTTTCATCAGCAGATAAATTTAAATTTGCAGAATTTGATTTAAGATCATTATTTATTTGATGATTATCATCTATATTGTTGTTTAATGTTTCATTTAATAATTGTTTTATTTCAATTAATATTTCTTTAATTTCTATTAATTCTTGAAATTTACTAGATGATTCTTTAGAAAGTCCTAAAGGATTGTCTGCTATAAAATCTTTATTAGAAGAATAGTTTTTAAAATATTTTCCAAAATCAAAATTAGAAGTATCTTGTCCAAATGCTTCTAATAATTTTTTCATTGCATAATCTTTTGCTTTTCTATCTAATTCTACTTTTTCTTCGTTTGTTAATTTTGGAACACTAGAAACAAAACCTTCGAAATTAAGTAAATCTGTATTTTTAGATGGTTTATAATTAGATTTATAATAATTTTCTTTATATTCTCTTACAATTTCTTCAAAAGGTTTAAAGAATTCCATTAAACTTTTTGTATTAAAATTTTTGAAAAAATCATTAAAATCTTTTACGAAAGATTCTGCGTCAAATAATTGTATTCCAGTCCCGGAACCTTTAGCAAGACCATATTTTAAATTACCAAAAAGTGCTTCATTTACATCATGACGAATATCTGCTTCACTACTATAATACAAACCATTTGGATGAGTATGTACTACTATATCTATTATCTCATTCATGATTTCACGAGCATCTTTTACAAGTTCATTACTTAAATTATATGATCCTTGTTTATCATAACTATATTCTCCATGAATATATCCAGTTTGGGAACTTATACCAAATCCCCTTTCTTTTAATCCTTCTTGAGAATATTTTCTACTTATGATTCTATCTGCTTCATCTATTTTATCTAAAATATTACTTAATTTGGATAAAGCAGAATCATTATTTGACTTATTAGCGTTTAATATTTTGAAAAAATCATCGTTTTTAATTTCATTAAGAGCATTAATAAAATTATTTTTCCAATTATCTATTGTTTCTAAACTTAATGCGTTATTAAGAGGTTCAACAATTCCATTTTCAATTTCTTTTGGAACTTGTTGTAATACATCAACAAACTCTTTAATTTTTTCTGCAAATTTTTGAAGAGCGTCATCAAGTTCAGTTATCCCTAAATCAAATTTATTATTTTTAGTTGTTTTTTTTGTTTCTTCTGGAATACTTGCTATTGACTTTTCAACTTCTTCTATTATGCTTTTAAGCATATCAATTTTTTTTTGAGAGTCTTTAATTAGATTGTCATCAAATATTTGAACATTTGATAATTTTGCTTCAGCCAAACTCATTATTTTAGCAGTATCTTCTGAATTAAAATTTCTAAGTAATTCATGTACTTGTTTAATAAATGAATTTGCATCTAATTCATTTCCTTCTAAATCAAATAATTGAATACCAGATTTTTTAATTTCCCTTACTATAGCTGATATTTTAGCAAGTTGATTAACTAAATCTTTAGAGGCACTAGTGTCTCCAAAGATTTTAGTCATAATTGGCTCACCTTCTTTATTTAAAACTTGAGTTTCATTCATTCGAGATAATATTGTTTTAAATGTTGAAATCTGTCTTTTTAAATTATTTCTAGTGAGCACATTCTTTTTATCATTTTCTAATTTTTTGAGATTCGCTTGCTCTTTTTCTAAAGCTGCTTTATTCATCTCATATTTGAATGTTACAGGTAAATTTAATTCTTTATTTTTTAATAATTTATCTATTTTTTGGTTAAATTCTTTTATATTTTTTCCATCGTAATCAAGTTTAATTAACCAGTCTTTATCTTCTAACTTTGTTAATTTTGCTCCAATTTTCGAAACTTGAGATTCAAGACCTTTAGTATCTCCACTTAATTTAACCTTATATTCAAAAATATTATTTGCCATAATATTTTATCTCCTATCTTACTTTCTTTCCACCACTCATTAACGAATTTAAAACATTTTGAAGTATAATATTATTGATTTGTTGAGATTGTTTCATTTTAGTAAAACTTGCCTCCATCAATTGTTTTGGCTTTTTACCAGTCATTTGTCCTCTACTCCATTGAATAGTTGGAGGTTTTACTCCAGAAATAGATTTAAAATCTTTAAAATTAACACCGACATTTTTAGCTGCATCTCTAGATTCTTTATTAAGAGCACTCAATTGAGAATTAGAAATTTTTTCACTTGTATTCTGTTTAAAATTTAATTTATATTGATTGTTAATATATTTACTATTTCTTTTCTGAACTATTCTTCTGTATTGATCCCAATATTTATTTTTACCCCACTGTCGTCTTTCTATCATAGTCGTACCATGTATACCAAATTGATATGTTCTATTGAAAACCCATTCAGTTTTATTAGGATAATCTTTAGGACTTTTGTTATATGGATGTCCGGGAATATTATCAGACGAAACAGTTATTCCGGCTATATAATCATTTCCCATTTGAGTAGCAACATTAATTTGAGGATTATCATATAAATTTGATCCATAATATGTACTAAAAGTTCTTCTATAATAATCTGGTTCATAACTATTATAAAATGCATCAATTGCTTGTTCGTACATTATTTCTATCATATAATTTAATTCTATTGCAGTTTGTTCTAAAGCATTGTTTATTGATTTTCTAATTAAAGGCTTTAATTCATTTAAATCTTTTTTTATCATGATAATCCTCCTTTCTTTATTTATTAAAAATATCTCAGGTAGGGATTCGAACCCTACAACTCATTTCAAACGGCATATGAAATGAACAGTCCCGCTAGTACTCAATGCCATTCCTTTGTTTAAAAGCGGGTAGTGCTTTACACCCTTATACAGCTACTGAGATACGTATCATCTATTTCATATAATACATCGTATATTTGTGCGCTTTAGGCTACACTCACCTAATTATAATTCAACAACTTCATTATCATATTTTTTAATATCTTCAAGTTTAGTTAAATTTTCTAGAAATGAATTTAATCCCAAAGAAAGTGCTTCGATTTTTGTATCAATATAAGATACTAAATCTCTTTCATTTGTCATTCTGTCATCTTGAATCATATTAATTAACATTTGAAATTCGGCATATTCAGTTTCAGGAATAGCCTTAATAAATGCTAAAATTAAACCCTTTTCATTTAATGAATCGAAAATTTTTAAAGGATTTTGATCAATTTCAATTTCTAAATCAGAATATAATTTAATTAATATTAAGTTAGTAAATAAAAATCTAGAAGGAGAATTTAATTTAAATACTAACTTATCATTATTTTTTTCATACATTGAATTTTCTACTATTTTAGAACAATATGCTATTTTCTCATTATAGGGGATATATCCCCTTGTGATGTGAGATTTAACAAAATTTTCCTTTTCTTCTTCACTTTTTTTAGTTTTATAAATTTCTAAAAATTGTGCTACTTCCATCCTTTTTCTCCTTTAAAATTATTTATCTTCTTTAACTAATTTAACTATATTTTCATTGCTTTCTAATTGATTATTTAACCACTCTAAAGCATCATCAACCCATTTAGAAAACTGATCGAATTTAATACATTTTGCTAACCACGGAAAAGTTTGAATAGCCATATCATAAACCATACGAAGTTTTAACTGACCAGTTCCAGAACCCAATGCTTTTTCTGCCTCAGCAACTGCATATTTAAGCCACTCTTTTACATTCGATATCTGTTCGGATGTAGGAAGTTTAAAAAAGTTCACTATTCCGGCAACTACCATTAAAGCAAGTGCAATTAATCCAACAATAACATACCAATTATCTACTATCCAATTCATACTCATTTTTCTCCTTTAATATAATATTTCCATATCCATCCGTCATTTGTATACATCACAAAAGAATTATCTATAGACGAATAAGATATTCTAGATATTTGTGGACTTTTTTCTGTACTTGAAACAAATTTATATTCATCATATGTAAGTACATAATTTCTGTCCTTTAAATAATTATCTATTTCATAACTATACATTGCTATTAAAACCTACTTAATTTTAGTTCCACATAATCCAATTAAAATAGCATCCGCTTCATCATCAGAAACAGATATATTGAATTTTTCTTTTACATAATTAATTGATTTTTCTTTAAGTTCTTCTCGTTTTGCTTTATATTGATTTAATCCAAATTGTGATCTCCACACAGATGGTTTAATTTTATGATAAATGCAATCATTTGAAATACACCAAAAACGAACTCCACCTAATATTGTAGTAAGCATATTTGCAGTTTCTGGATTTCCAGAAGTCCAAGTATCTTCTTGATAAACATAATTTGGTTTCCACATATTAAGATGAGCCGCAATATTTAACATCATCATATCAATTCTTTCGTTTTTATCTTTTATTTTTTTTAAATCAATAACTTTGTAGTCTATAAGTTTTTCATCTTCAAAATAACTTATAGCAGTACGATTCGAAGAACTATCAATCCCACATAATTTTTCCATTTTTTACCTTTTTTGCATTTTATATAATTTATTAATAGTATCTACAATTTTATCAATTTGTTTAAATTTGATGTTATTATTAATTGTAAATCTTATACATGAATTTGCTTCTTCATCTGTGAGTCCAATTGCCTTTAATACATGGGAAGGATTAGGATTACCAGACGAACAAGCTGAACCAGCAGAAGCATATATATTATATTCATTTAATAATTCAATAAAATCGTCAGAATAAATGCCATCAAAAAATACAGTTATATTATTTGGTAATCTAGACGAAAATGATCCTATTAAGCGTTTATTTATTTTATGAATAAAATAATCACGTTTATCGCATAATGTAGATATATCATAATTTAAAGAATTAAATGCTTCTCCTAAACAAGCAATACCTAAAACATTTTCAGTACCACCAATTAAACCTTGTTCTCCAAATATAATAGGAGATATAAGATTTTTATCTTTTATATACAATAAACCAATACCTTTTATACAATTTATTTTTTGCCCGGACATTCCTAACATATCTATGTTTATTTTCTTCAAATCACATTTATAATGTGGAATATATTGAGTTGCATCTGTATATAAATAAGCATTTTTAAAAGAATGAACTATTTTACTTATAAATTCAATATTTTGAATTGTACCTATTTCTCCATTAGCCCATTGTATTACAACTAATACTGGATTGTTTTTACATTCAGATAATTCCAAAGATAATTCATATGTATCTATAAAACCATATTCATCTACGGATATTTTTTTAAATTTATTTGGATATATTTTATTAAAATATTCGCTCATGAGAATTATATCATTATGTTCAATTGCAGAATATAATATTGTACAATCAGGATGTTTTCGAATAAAACCTTGAATTGCAATATTATTACTCATTGTTGCACCAGAAGTATAACATATATTTTCAAAATCACAATTTAATTTATTAGAAATTATATTTGTTGCGATTTCAATTATTTCTTTTGCCTTATATCCTTCATAATGTTGAGATGAAGGATTTCCATAAACTGATAATACTTCATGTATTTTATTTTCAACATTTTTTGACACTTTAGTAGACGCTGCATTATCTAGATACATAATTATACCTCCGGCTTGCTTTTGCACCAAGCATCATATACTCCAGTATCTTGAGTTTCTTTTTTATTAAAAATAAAAACTAATACTGGATGTTGAGTTTTAATATCTCTACTTAAATAAATATCTACTGGTTTGCAACCATTTTCCCAGTAAAAACAACTTTGTTTTACATTTAATAATCGTATTGTTTCTTTAGGATCATATTTAATTCCCCTAAAATTTGATTCAATAAGCATTTATTTCTCCTTTAAATCCTCAAAAATAAAAAAAGGGGAGAATACAACACATAGCGAAGTACTCCCCCCTTAATTATATTTTTTAATCAAGATTTTCCTTCACAATAACTTCTTCGTCTTTTGACTTTAATTTCTTTGCTTTTGATTTAATTTCATTAACAATCTTTAATAAATCTTCGTCAATAATTGTAACATTGCTATTTTTTAATATTTCATTAGCAGTATTAGCATCAATATGTCCAAAATTAAAATCAGCTAATGCTCTATAGACATCTTTACATGCTTCAGAATCGTAAAGTTTATACCATGAAGGTTTACTTGCTCCACATGTAGGACAAAAATAATATGGTGTTCCACATGTTTTGCAAACTCTATTAGTTTTAGCCATAAATCCTCCTTATAAAAAAAGAGAAGAGTAATTAAACTCTTCTCTATATTTTTATAAATTACTCTTCATCAGGAATAACAAGTTTGTAAAGTGTCTTCTGAGGATCGCAGTAATTTTGCTGACACTGAATCGTGAAAGGATGATTTCCATCTGTAGTAAACGAAATGTCTACGTTTGCATCAAGTTTAGCGTTAGGGAAGTCAAGATATGCATGAATCTGTGTCGTAGGATCACAAGTATCTGTACCAAGAACCTCAAGAATGAATCTACCAGCTTTAGGGAAGTTAACAGCGTCACCAGTAACAGCAACACCACTTTCCATAGCGTAATCATAAATTACAATAAAGCGTGTTCCAACTGCGGGAGCACCAGTACTTGTAGGATATGTAAGAGTTTTAGATGTAGCATCCCAACCGAACTTAGTTGCACTTGCTGCTGCAGCGGTTTCGTAAGCATCACCAAGAGTTCCATCACCATTAAGTTTATAAACCTTAGAAATATCTTCCAAAGGATCATACTTAAGTATATGAGTTGTATCACCAGTTGCTACTTCAAATTCCTCAAACATAGGTGCGGTAACAGTTGCTAAAGATGTAGCAACCTCTTTTTCTACACCATTCTGAGCAGCGAAAAGTCCAAGATCGAAGAGAGAGTTAGAAGCACTAAATTCTGCTTTCTTACCACGGTTAAATGTAGCAATAGTAGAACCAAGAGCATCAACTGCTTCTGCTGTTTCAGATGTGATATTAAGCGAAGGATCAGTAATCTGATTGATAGACCACATATAAGAACCATCAGCAGTAGAAGTCATAATACCACGAAGTACTCTATCAATGACAAAATTGTTAATATTTGACATTTTTGTTTCTCCTTTATATTATTTTGTTTTATTATTAGTATCGTTATTTTCTACAACGATACCTTTATTACTATTATCATCATCATCTATACTACGCATCCAATTAAATTCTTTTTTATTTATTTTTGAAGTGTCTATCATTCCAGAGTAACTTCCTTTAAGTAATGCGGTAGATGATACATAAATTTGAGCACCGTATACAGTGTCTATAAATTCATAATAAGAACAATATGCTAGTTCATTTCTTTTATATTTAAATCCCGGATAACGCATCATTGCTGATACAAGTGTTTTTAATTGCGACTTATACCCGGTTTTCTTTGCACGAGCAATATCTTCTCTATCTAATTGAATTAGAAGTCTTTTTGTAGTTTTATTTTTTGCTTTTTCTATTTTTGGTTTTATTCCATGATATTTTCTCAAATATCCTGCAATTTTCATATATGCTAATTCATCAATAATAACATTATTTTCTGGATTGTACATTATAACTTGATCATTATTGTTACTTCCCAACTCAAATTTGCTTAAATCTAAGTCTCCTAAAATAATTGAAGTGTCATCTTGTTTTAATGTACGAGAAAGCATTATGAATAATTCATAATCACTTATTTCTTCATAATCAATTCCCATATCAAATAATTGACTTTTCATATCACTTGGAATACAAGTTAATGAATGAATCATTGAAAAATATCTCTTTTCTCCAAAATTTATTATTTCACCAATAGTAGGTGGATGAATTGTTATATATTCATTTACCTTGTAATCCTCTCCAAAATACATTTGCATTTCATCGAATTCTAAAGCATTCATCTGACATTATCTGGATTAACAACTCTAGATTTAGTATCTGAATCAAGTGTTCTTCCAGTACCATCCATCTTTAATTTATTCTTTGAAATTTGATTCGGGAAATCCCCTTCGAATATGAGAGTTCTACAAGCGTAATTTGTATCAACTACAGAAGCAACATCAGACACACAATGAACTTGATTACCAAAATAATTAGTCCAATTAAATGCGTCTAATATTATAGCTGCTAATAAATCATGTCTAGCAATTCCAGTTTCTTCATCAATCAAATCTTTTTGATGACATAAAATATAAAATCTTATTTGACAAGATTTAATTACCTTACTATATCTCGCTACTTCATCAAATTGAGTTTCAAAACATATAAAGTTTTGGATATTTGTTTGAGTAGGAGATATTAAATAATATGGCAATATATTTGTGCCGAAATAATCATCAGCATCTGCATCAGATTCTTCTAATTCTTTATTATTTAATACATGAATAATAAAACGATTATTCAAAAGTACATCCTTAATGATTTTCTTACATCTGATATCATCAGAATCAATAAGGGTTTCGAAGGCTTGTAAGGCTTCACGATCTTTATCTGTCCAATTCATTTCAAGCCTCCTATAAATTCTTAATTGCTAATTCTAGTTGGGTTTCAATTCCATTATTTGAAATAAATTTCACAACTAAAGTTTTTCCAATATATTGTTTATAATTACTACCTATTTTTATTCTAATAGAATTTTCAAGCACTTGAGATATGTCTAATATAGATGAAACATTTTTATCATCAATATAAAAACTCCAATCTCCATTTTCATATGATATAGGTTCATTATCTATATATTAAGTAGCTGTTAACTGTTTACCGTTACCTCCAATTTTAAGTTCCGGCTTGCTACCATTATATGTTATTATAATATATTTATTAATTATAGGTTCATGTTCTGGAACATAATCTTCAGGAATAATAGAAGAAGATTTATAATCACACCAAATTCCGTCATCAAGTATTACATCTTTATGTTCATCCCATTGATCTTGTGCGAATGTTAACCTATTAGAACCTTTCGGAGCAGTTTGTTCAACTTTTGTACATTTCCAAACAATTGGTTCTTTTATTTTTGCAGAAATAGCAATGCGTTGATTGTAGAAAATCGTAGTTGAAATATCATTCATCGGAAGTATACATTTACGTTGATTTTCTGGAAGTGTAATTTTGTAATCTGTCCACGTTCCAGAGTTGTAACTGTTTTGACTTCTACTAACTCCACACATTTGATATTTTTTTCCTTCATATATCCATTGAAAAATATAATCTATAGGAAGAATATACCAAGTAGGAAATTGAACATTATAATTATTTGCATTTTCTACGCATAACCATTTACGATAAACTCCTTTTTCGTCAGGAATAGCAAAATATAAACCAATAGGAAATTGAGCATCCCATTTTTCAACAAATTCTTGTTGATAATAAGATAGTCCTTCGACTTCTTCCCATCTAAAAGATGGTTTAAATTGAACATGCCAACCAACTTGATCCTTATTTTCACTATTAAAAGCATTTGAAATGAATTTAATAGATACAGGAATCATTCCAGTCGTATTATTTTCTGGATGTAAATCATAATACTTCAATGGTTCATTATCGTGATAATAATCATAAACATATGCTATTCTAGTATTAATGTCAGTATTCCAAGTATGTTCCATAATTATATCACTTTGTTGTTTGTGAATTTCTCCCAATCTAGAATGAGAGTTGGGGTAGTTGCTTAATTTAATCATTGACATACCCCCTATAACTTATCTACTATATTGTGTGCATCAAGGACATACTTTCGATAAGTTTTATAACTATAATTATCACTATGACTTTCATTATATGCTACTTGCAATGTAGCCATCAAATCTATAATTATAGAATTGTTATTAAATAATTCGCATAAAGCGTTTATATATTTCATTAACGAAATAAAATAATCCTCAAAACAAGTACATTCATCATTCTCTTTATAAATTAAAAGCCAATGAATTTTACTATGTAATTTCTTTTTATAATCTTTAATCATCAAATCATTTACATTACCGTATTTTGTATTCATTTAAACATTACCTAAATATGAGTTATTATAATATCCTCTATCTCGAATAAGATTTACAAATTCAAGTTTAGAAGAATTATACATTTCTTTTAATTCTGTCATATGATTTGATTGACTAAAAAATTTAACTTCTTTTCCACCAAAAAATTGAGAAGTATTAAGAACAGATTTATACTTTGGTTCAACCCATTTATAAGAAATTCCCAAAGCAAACAGTTCTCTAACAAAATCATTATCTGATTCTTCGTCTATAGTGGTATTTAATTCGTATTGGATTATTTTATTGTTGTTTTCATCAAGACCAAGTGTAATAGAAGAAAATAGTTTTCGTACTCTGGGATTAGATTTTACCGATTTTAACCATTCATCCATCATTTCTAAAGCATATTCTTCCGTAACTTCTTCAACAAGATCATACGCTTGAACTCTTGAAAGAAAATTAGAATAAATATCATCGTAACTAACAGAGTACATAAAAACCTCCATTATTCACCAAGATATGTGTTAAATAAATCTGTACCAAGTAATTCATCAATACACTGAATTTTCTTTACACTGTCTAAAGAACCATCTTGAATTTTAGTAACTGCTAAAGATTTAATTGTATTTTTTAAACCAACTGGAAGATTTTCAATAGTTCTTTTAAAAGAACCTATATCAAGACTAAAAATGTTTTCAATATCTTCAACTGTTAACATATTCTGATAAACATCTCTAACTCCTTTAAAATCTGGAGAATCAAGAACATCTTCATCCTCAATTACAAACAGTGGAGAATAAATATATTTAGACATTTTATTTAATTTTTCAGATTTTAAATCTTGATATTCAACTTCTTGATTATCACCACAATCAGTCCATCTATATAAGTTGCCACTCTTTTTGCCAATCATAATAAGTTCTCCGGCAGTAACAGATACACAATTAACTAAATCTGTGGCAGCAAAAATTTTTTCTTCTTTAGGAAGTTCTACTTTTGCAGTATTTTTTTCAACCACTGGTTCTTCAACCTCAATAGATTCATCTTCTATAATAGGTTCAACAATTTTTTCTACTTCTTTATTTTCTACAATATCTTTTTTAGTAGTTGTCTTTTTCGTTGTTTGTTTCGTTGCCATACATTTCTCCTTTTAATCAAAAATATAGGAGGAGATTAATATCTCCTCCTTGAATATTTAAAAAACAATTAAGCAGTAATATTAAAAATACCAAAGAGTCTGCTAATTACTACACCAACACCCATCTTGTACTGATATTCGTATTCAATTGTCTTATCAACATTTGTATCACCATCAGAAATTTCTTTAATTTGAGCATCGCCTTCATCAAACACTTTAATGAATTTGTTGTCAACTAAAGGCATAACAAGAAGTCTATCATTAGAAACAAGTCTTGTGGTAGTATCGTTATCTGCAAATACCTGAGGAATTTCAGCAAGTTTAATACCTTCGAAATAACCAACACGACCAGTCGTATTACGTTCTTTCTTCATATCTTCAGAAATCCAGTTAACGTCTTCGATGTTTGCAATCTTAGAAAGAGCAACCTTAGTACCCATAATTACTACATCAGTACCATTAGCAGTTCTTACATCATCTGCAAGCTGAATAAGAACGCTCTTAGTTGCAGCAGTAAGAGGAGAGTTCTTAACCCACTGTCCACCAGCAGGAAGAGAAGAACCTACATTGCCGAGAGTAGTATAGATCATAGAGTTAACTTTCTTATCAACTGCTTCATAAATCTTGTTGATAAATGTAGCCCAGTCAACATAACCAGCCATGAATCTTTCATACTCAGCGTAAATCTTGAGACCATACCACGATGTCTTTACAGCGAAGGTTGAACCTTCACCAAGTCTCTGTCTGAACCTTTATTGTTTAACATTTTTATTTTCCTAATTAGTTATAAATTTCCAATGATATCCACCACAAGTTTTTCGTTCTTGTCTACAAACCTTTAATATACCACAACTATCTATATTTAATAGTTTTCCAGCAGTAGAAGCATTTTTATATTCACTATTTAATTCAATACAAAACACTGGAGTATTGTTTATTCTATATCCAGAAACGCCTTTATGCGCTTCTCCTATTCTTTTTCTTGCTTCTTCACTTAAATGCTTACCAAATCTACCACTATTAACTCCAGATATTTTTAATTTAATATCTGGATTAGACCATTGTTTTAACGCATCTTGTCTTCTTTTTTCAATAAGTTCTGGAGTATATGATTTTTTTACAGAGTCACTCATTTTTTTTCGTGATTCATCTATATACCATGAACCACCATTTTGTCCACCACCTTTTAAATTATATCCACAATCTCTATTAGTTGTGTCATATAAATTTATATAATAAACTTCTCTAGAGTCAAGTTCATCTATATTACAGTGTTCAATAATGTAAAATTTAAAATTATCAATTCCATATTTATTCCATGACTTCTGTAAATAATCATTATCATGTTTATTTCTATTTAGTTCTCCAATATGTTTTTGCCATCTATCGTATATATTTATAGATTGACCTATGTATTTTTTACCATTTATAATATTTTCAATACAATAGATGCCAATATATTTTTCTTTTTGCATCTAATTATTCTTTCTTTTTTATTTTAGGAAAATAAATCGAATCGTTAATTCGTGTCGAGTTAAATAACTCCACATATTTTCATATGTGAACAGACTATATCTTCATCCTAAATTTAGGATGCGCACCACTTCCATTTAAGGGATTCTCACCCACTCACTTGAGCCGTACTCCTATTGTTATATTTCTATAACCAAGGGATAGTCGTTGAACCTTACCTTTCGGTCTTGGCTGCTGATTGTCCATTAAAAAGATCAGGGGATTTAACCTCAATCTAATACAATTAATTTTTTCTACTTTCGTCACCATCACGATTATACCTAAACGGTATTGCGTTGTGGTTTAATTGTCTTTAGGATTTTCCAGCAATTCAATGCGTATTTTTACACACAGTTTTTACTATGCGAACCCTATTCAAAAACAGAGTATTTTTGAGTTAAGGTTGTGATGATTACCAGCAAGTTCAGACACGGTAAGAATTACATTGTCTTCTGTATAGAATTCATTAGTATCACCAAGAGCAGCAGACTTATATTCTACGAATTCCTCGAAGAAAGGATTTGCTCCCCAACCAGTCTGAATCATCTTTTCAACGGTATTCTCAATTACTTCGAATACATCAAGTTTATGTCTACGAATTGCTCTACGAAGTTCTTTCTTCGAAGCATTTTCGTCAATTCCGAGAACAGCAAACATAACCTCACGAATCTTTGCATTAGAGGTATCAACAGTCTGTTCTACTCCCTCAGAATTAAGAATTTTCTTACCATTTGCGACATCTACCATAAGTTGGGAGAAGTCTCCAAAAGAACATTTATCCTCGAAAATTGCACGAGTATCTGCATTTGTAAAATACATTTTCTTTGCCATTGTCTTTTATTCCTCCTTCCCTTAATTACGATGCGATTTCTACTTTATAAGTGGTAGAATCAACACCACTAATATTTGCGTTAATTGCGGGAGTACCATCGAAACCTTCTGCCGAAAGTTCAAATACGTCACCCGGATACAGTTTGTAAGCACGTACAATATCGCCACTCTTATTATAGAATGTGCTTTCTGCTCTCATAGCAGCAGTATAATCATAATAAGTAACAGGAGTTGTAAGTACAAGATAAGCATTTGAAGCAGTAAGTACTTCTACATAGAAATTACCATTAGCAGCCTTCTCTTTGAGAATCTTAGCAGTAAATGTAGTAGGAGCAGTCATAGCATAAACTTGTCCAGCAACTTGAGCACCCTTACCGATAATTGTTCCGTTATCAAGATCGAGTGAAATTTGTAAATCCATAATGCCTTCGCCACCAGTTTCGGTTGTAGCAGCAAGTCTTGTGCTACCAGCTACGGCATGTTTGACATAAGAAATAAAATTCTGTGCCATCGTTATTTTTCCTCCATATTAATTATAAAATACCTTTAGGTATGTTTAAATTCTTAATCAAATAATCCGCCATATGCGGGTTCTTTCTTTTCGGCAACAACTGGAATGCTTAACTTTTTAGGTTCATTATTTACGCTAGCCGAAAATTGTCTTCCTTGCTTTACGTATTTACCTACAATAGCGTTAGCCTTTTCTTCAAGTTCTTCTGCCGTGTAATTGTCAATATCTTCAAGTAATTTATTATATTCTTCAGTATTAGAAATATTTGTATACTCACTTAATATTGATAATTTTTCATCTCTTATTTTTTTGTTCTCAGCATCAGTTTGATACTGAAGAAGAGCGTCATAATTGCTTCTCATTTCATTTAATTTGGCTAATTCTGAATCAGTTAAATACTCAGCATGCAATGAATAACGCTCATATTCGAATGAAACATTATCATTTTCAACTTTATACTTCTGTCCATAAATATCTCCACTAAATGCTCCAGAATAAATGAAATAATCATCAAATACTTGTTCAATAAAATACCAATCATTATCTGTTTCTTCATATGCAGCTAATAATTGATATAATCCATATTTGATATCTTCATGAGAGATAGAAAATGTCTTTTGGAATTTTTCTTCTTCAGGGGAGGTTTCTTCTTCTACAGATTCTTCCTCAGAAACTTCTTCATCTAATTCATCAGCAGATTCAGATTCAGATTCATTTTCTACAGATTCAACAGATTCATTAATTTCAACATTTTCTTCTGTATTTTCGTTAGAAACTTCTTCAATGGTATCTTCTTCAAGATTTTCTAAAACGACTTTTTCATTTTCCACGCTTGACATACCTCCTTCCTTAGAATTTTCTATAGATAAAGCATTGACTTTTTCTGTCAGCTCTTCTAACTTTTTAACAATTTCCTCATTAGAGAATTTAGCATTATTTTTTTGTTTAAAATCTGCTAATTTAATATCAGATTTTTTCATACCCGGTTTAACTTCTTCTCCTTCTGGAGTTTTACCAAGTATAGTAACACCAGAAAAGAAGAAATCTTGAATGTCGAGAAATTTATCTTTAGCATTATATTGAAGTTCTCTAATAGACAATTCTACAGAAACAGAACATTGTTCTTCTCTACGTAATATATCTGCTGCCTTCGTATATTCTTCAAAAATATATCCATTAACAACAACTTGATAATTGTCCATTTCCTCATTATATTCTAAATGAACATCACCAGATTCTGGGATTACTCCTATAGGAATTTCATCATAAACAATTTCTTCGTTTTCACCTTCATGCATTCTATGATCATAAAACTCATCTACTCCGTCTACCTTATGAATATATCCTAATATTGGACGATTATAAAAAGATGGGAGAGCATTTTCCATTGCTTCTTTTGAAATGTATGATCCATTAATATTTTTTTCAGTATGACAAGCATGAAGAATAACAGGAAGAAAACCTTCTATGTTTCTTTTATCATCTGAAAAATTAATATTTCCATTTACTTGAACTACAATGTTATCATTATTATCTTTTGCACTAAAGTGAGAAGATTTAGAATTAGAAGAATAATAATTATATAAATCTTCTAAAGTTAATAAACGTTTTTTCTTCATCTTTTCCCCTTGTTAAATAGAAATTATATTAGTAAAAACTATCTTTTTACATACTTTATCTTCAAAATTTATTTTTTTAGTATCATTTAAAAAACAATAAAAATCACCGTCTTTGCCTAAAAACTCAAAACCTTCAGATAAAAGATATTTGTATGTTTTTTCATCTTGTGTTTTTATAAAATTGTTTTTCATTCCTTATTCTCCTAATCATTCTTACCTTTATCTCTAGTTGCTTCTCCTTCTGGAGATAATTCAGTTGTAGATTTTTCTGGAGCACCAACATCTCCACTTTGAGTATTTGCACTCTTAGGAGGTATAAAAATATCATTCAATTTTAATATTTCATTTTCTAAATTAGCCATATTAATAGTTTCAATTTCGTTAAAACCATTTAATGAATTTAAAGCCATTCTTAATGGTAAACCATATTGAAAATCTTTTATTAATTGTTCCTTATATAACTTTTTAGTATATTCGCTTACTGGCAATAATTTAATAATACAATTAGTTTTAAATTGGTATCCAAGCCAAGTATTTAAAATAATTTGTATTTGAGGACGAAGTAATGATGTTGCATATTTTTCATCCGCAATCATCGCTCCTTCCCAAGCAGAACCATTTGAAATATTAGTTGTATATAATATTTGTCCACCATTTGCTGATGCAAAAAGTGCTTTCGTTCCATCTTCAATAACGTTCATATCATGTGTATCTTCTGATTCGAATGTTATTGGATTAATCTTAACTGGAGTTAATACTGCAGCAACATAAGGAGGAAGTGCTTCGACTGCTCTATCAAAATAACTAATAGCAGTATCAACATCAACTGTAAATGAATCTGGTTCATCTCCATTAGTTTCTAATTCGAATGATAATAACTTATAAACAGACGCTTCATCTTTTATTGCTTGAATATCTTCAACTCCAGCCAACCTTAATATTTGCGTAAATAATGGCAAATATGGTGGAATTGGTAATGAAATATCATTTAAATTTATTTTAGTACAATATGAATATTCTTCTGGAACTGAAACCCAAACATTCGTTGTTGTTTTTTGTTCATACATCGAAGTTAAAGGTTCTCCAAGCAATTCTAATTCAGATTGTCTCTGATCCCAATAAGACATATTAATTGCATATGATAATTGTCCTGAAGCAAAAACTCCATCAACTCTTGCATAATTATAATCTATTGGTAATATAAATACTCCAGTTTTATCTGTATATATTATTCCATATGCAGTATCGCATAACCATGAAATAATATTCATTTTATATATTTCAGATTGCCAAGATAAAGGTTCTAATAAAGAACATACTTTATAATAATCTTTCAATACTTTATTATTATCTACAGGCTTTGTAAGATCATTTATCGGAACAATACAACGATAATTAACATCTATCATTGTCGCATTATAATTAATTAATTTTTTATAAGGATGTGATCTTGTATATAAAAAATTACTTAATTCAATTAATTGCTTATAATACGTTGATGGATTTTTTAAATAAGTTCTGAGTTTATCTAAATCAAAAACAGTATATAATCTATTTTCATTTTTCTTAACATCAATGAATTGTAAACTTTCTTTGGCTTTTTTGTATTGTTCAATGGTATTTTTATTTCTTTCATACCATGATCTTATTTCTGCCGCAGTAGGTCTGGAAGTGCCTTTTGCACTATTTACTTCTGCCATATCCGGCACTCCTTTCTATACATTAATTATTTTGGCTTTACGTATTGGTAAAATATTTGCAATATTTAATGTATTATCTTTAGGTTTTATTTTTTTACTTAATTCTTGAACCACATAATATCCATATGCAGTACTAGAATATCTATCCTTACGCATTCCACTTTTCTCACGAACTTTTATCATTCCATTATTCACATCATAATTAAGATTTACTAATTCATTAATTAAAAATGAAGTCTGTATATATGGTAATCTTAATAAATCTTTTTGAGTATCAGACAATTTAGTATGTCCTTTAATTTTATTGATTATATCATCTACACTATTTTCATTCACTAATAAATTAATATATCCATTTTGAAATCCAGAACGTAAAGATATTGCAATTTCATTATTAAATCTTTGATTTCCATGAATTGCATATATTACTTTAGGAGCATTCTTAATTTTACATCTATCTGATAAATCATCAGAAGAGTCAACTAAAGTTAAAGCACCATAAGTAGCATTATATATAGGATCATATCTATCATTCATGATATAATCCAATATTGGTAAACCAATACCAGTAACATCAAGAGAAATATAATCACAATGATACTGATAAAAATTTCTCATTATTAAAATTCCTAATTCATCTGTAACCAATCCTTCTTGTGTTTCTATTCCCGTAATATTATCAATATAGTTATGGGATGACGTAGGTATAGCACAATGAATCTCAATAGCCGATGCATCGTTATCATGTTTTTTACTTGCCAACAAAGCAACATCGACTGATAATATTCTTTTTTCTCCGTTTTTCTTTTCTGGAACTTTTATATTATTGTTTCTATAATATTCCAAAGGATATAAAGCATCAGTTAATATTCTTCTCTCATTTAAAATTTTAAATTCGAATAATGCATCTTCAGAAGAACCATAAAATTCACCGTTTCTTTCCATAGCAAACGTAATATCTGAAAAATTTGCTTCAGACATTTCGTTTATTATTTGTTGTTTCATTAAAAGTCCTTCTTTTATACTCAAAGTGTACGGTAAATCACATACAAAAAACTTTAATGAGGGGTCTAACATGTTAGCCGCATATGTTTTTACTTTATCAAACAATTCAGAGGCGGCATAAAAAGCAGAACTCAAATGCATTTCTTGATTCATTTCTTGCAAGTGTGCATATTCTGGTTTTCTTAAATAACCCGGTTGTCTAGGAGCTGAATTAAAAGGACGTAATATAGTATCTATAATCTTTTTACTAACTAATCTAGATTCATCAATAATTAAAATATTACTACGTCCACCTCTGGCAGATTCACCAGCTACGACAACTTTTATAAATGATCCATTTTTAAAATAAACGGCACAATCATTTTGTCCTACTTGTGTTTTGCTTATTTCATTACATAATAAAGATGACTTCATCATAAAGTCATCAGTTATTTTTCCAACAATCTCTTTGCCTTGTTTAAAAGTATAACTAGCACAAACTATTTTAGTTCCCGGAAATAATATGCAACGACAAACACTATATAGCGCAACAAGATATGTTTTACCAATTCCTCTAGAAGCAATAAAACAAAACATGTCTACATGCATCATTACCCATATAATTATCTTTTGAAATAACTTTAAATGAAGTCCTAAAAATTCTTCACAAAATCTCTGTGGATTAGCACGATAATAAGCGCATCGTTCTGCTACTATATTTAATATTCTATCAGACTTTTCATTTATTACTTCTTGTTCAGTTTTTTTATTTGAAGGCATTATTCACCTCCATTTCCGAACATTCTTTCATAAATTTCAGATGACATATCATCTTCAGATTCTTCTGGTTTTAATACTTTATATTTATCTATTTCTTCTTCGCATTCTTTAGTATATGCGTTTTCTATACCAAGAATTTTTCCCAACCATCCAGTAAACCAAACTCTAATATAATGACCTATTTGATCTACATCTTTGAATTCTGGAGCTGGTTCAGGAATAGGTGATTCTTGTTCCCACTTCTCGATTAATTGCCCAAAAGTCAAAGAATCACTAAGTCCATTATTCACATTTTGTTTCGGTGTAATATTTGCAGTATTTAACAACTCTTGGTACGTTCTATCTATATCCTTCGTAGGTTGTCCATGTTTAGCAGCATTATTTCTTTCTAATTTTTTCAACGACAATAATTCAAAAATACTTTCTTGTGCTTTTGTGTTACATTCATAACGAGTTATCCAATCTTGATATTCTTGTTCCAAAAACATTAAATCTTCGTTACTGTAATTTACACCAAATCTTTTTTTAGCAGATTTAATAGTTTTTTGAATTATCTTTATTTCTTCATCACTTTTAGCAGATGATTCAGAACCAAAATCAGAATCTTTCCAAGTTTTATTTTGCCAATTAGGAAGAGATGATATTGCAGTTATATAAGTAGTAAAAGGCGAATGTCTATTTTTTTCATTTACTGCATCTTTTGCACCTTTTACACAATCTTCATAAAACCCATCATCATATACTCTATTCATCTTTTGTAAAACTTTTTGAACAGACTCTTTAGTTTCATTAGGCTCATCTCGATCACCATTACGTTGTTCAACTTCTTTAAGTAAACAACGTTTACATTCATAAAATCTTCCAGTAGCATTAGATTTATCCATGTAAAATCCATTAATTGCATCTTGCCAAGTATTACATACCGGGCATAATAAAACTTCGTTATTTAAAATTTTATTATATGAATTTGCTAAATCAGTATATTTCTTTCTTAAATCAGCTAGACCACCTCGTTTTAATTCTTCTGGTGTTAAAGCTGCTATTAATTTTGCCATATTTTTACCTCATTCCTTTTAATCAAATATTTAAATCGCGGGAGTAGGAGTCGAACCTACTGTCTTATGGTTATGAGCCACACATTTAAACCGTTTTACTCCCCCGCATTAAATATAACAATCAAATAAAAAGCCCGAATTTTCAATCGGACTTTTAATAGCGTTATTATCATATATTTGAGTATTTATATAATTTATACTGTATTTTTTATGATCATCTACATTTTTAAATTCTGCAACTTGTTTGTACAACTCGGACAAACAAATATTTAAATAATAATATTGTGAAATTTTTTGCATAATACACCTCCATGTCTAATATGCAATAAAGGACAGCTTTCAGTAGGATTCGAACCTACAGTCTACTGGTTACAAATCAGTGGCATTACCATTATGCTATGAAAGCAGAATTTCTCCATGACGGAGAAATCTGAATGAGGCAGCAGTCTTTCACTCACTGCACAATATCATTGGGTTGCACAGACTTTATTAATTTGTCATTTGGATTTCAAACGCAGTGTTCACCCCACTGATGTCCCAATTTATGATATTCCTATTGTCTTAGTAACTTTTAATTGTTTACTCATTCTATTAAAAAATTGTCTAAAAAAGACTCAAAATTAATCAAAAAATGGGTTAAAATAACTTGTAATTAACTAATTTTGAGTCATAAATTATAAAAATATACGAACTTAATCATTATTTAAATAACTTTTTTAGACAAAGGAGGGATATTTCAATTTAAAATAATCTTGTATGTTTCGACATGACCATTTAAACAATCAAATCCTAAAATCAAACTTGCAGCTCTTGATCCTCTAAATAGAGAATCTGAAAAAGGGTCTGAACCAATAAATGATGGTGCGATTATTACTTCGCAGTCTCCACTAAGATTTTCATGTGATACAAAACTTTTTGACCCATGAAAATGACCCAATATACAACAATCATACATTTTATCACGAATAATACTTAAATCTTTTAATGAATTATTCACATTTTTAATCGTATGACCGTGGCATGCTATAATATTATTTCCATTTATTTTTAAATCGATATATAGATCATTTTCTTCTGCAAGATAAATATTTATTCTTTCATTGTTTTCACATAATGATTCTATATAATGACTTATAACATACTCTAAATCTTCGTCAAATAATTCATTTGCTTTAGAACCTAAATTTCTCATTTGAGTATGATTAGCAAATGGAACATGATAATAATCAATTACACAGTATTCAGATATAGAATTTAAAAACATTGCTATAAGTTTACTAATTTCAACAGTAGCCTTTACAATTGAAGAATCATTTATTCTTAAATCGTTCATTCTTAAAATTCCTTGAATACTATCTCCTAATTCAAGTATAGATATTTTTGAAAGTTTATTTTTAATTATAAAATTAATTACTTCACCAGAAAGCATTTCTAGTCTTTTTTGTGCAATTTCTGGAGAATACACATTATTTTCGCTTTCAAAAGATGCTCCATAATGAATATCTGCTAATGTTAATAAATATTCGCAATTGTTATTTTCATCATCCATTAATGGTTTAAAATCCGGCAATTCAAGAGAATTGCAACAACTGCCTATATATTCATAAAACATTTCTTTTCTTGTTTGTTGTCTTAATAATCTGTTATTTTCAATATTTGCTGTCTGAAGTTTGATACGTTCTTTTTTAATTTCATTAAGTTTTCTATCAAGTTCAGTTGTTTTATCAAATTGCTCTGGATATGTATATATTTGATTTTTTAAATATTCAGATCGAAAACTTCCACCAAATATAGTTGAAGACGCTTTCTTTAAAGTGTGAGGATGACAATTTAAATTATATTTTAAACATAATTCATCCCATGTTACCTTTTTATCGCCAGATAATTTTGCGTCTATATCTTTCAATAAAGACTTATAACTTTCTTCATCAAGACCAAATTTATGTATTTCTTTTATAAAATCCAAATATTATCACCCCTTATTTCTTGTTCAATAAAGAATTTCTATATGTGTTGAGCAATTTAAGAAGTCTTGGGCTTTCTGTCATATACAATTTATGTCCAGAAGAATAAGTCTTATGCAAATCTCTCTGCCATATTGCTCCGTTTTTTTCTAAGTATTCACATTCCTGTTTATTAATTATAATCAATCTGATTCACGCACCCTTCTTTTAAAATCTTCTCTTGCAATAAATTTAATGTTTGAAAAATCTGGAACTTCTACTAATTCTCCTGTTGGAAGTCTAGTTATTCTTCCAAAATAAGTTCTTTTATGAAAACTTCCAAAGTCCTTGATTTTCACATCTTCTCCAGATGCTACAGTATCTTTGATTACATTTAACATTGATTCTATGATCACAGAAATATCTTTCTGGGTATGTCCAGTTCTTTTAGACGTTTCTTTGACCAATTCCTTAATATTCATTCCTTTTTCTCCTTAAAAAATGTTTTCAGCTATTTTTTGACTTATGTTTCCGAGAAGGCTATATGAAACAAGATAAGAATATTTTTCTTCTTCGTCTTCACCATTAACTTTTATTTTTATGCCCTTACATTTAGGATTAGTACAAGTCATTACCGTAGTGCCTTTAACATAAGATAATGGTTGACCACAAGCACGACATTTAAATTTTTTAGCGAACTTGTTTTTCATCTCCTCGTTTTTCTTTTCATTAACTTTTTGTGTTTTGATTTTGTAAGCACTTGCTAATTCTTGAAATGAAGAATAACAAGACTCACCACGCTGATTAACGTACATTTTTAATTCTCCTTATATTTTAAAAAAATTGCCCAGTTTCGCCCCCGGGCAAGGGCTAGTAGTGCACCTCCATATTTATATACCGCATATGGTATCAGCGGTTGGAGTATTCGGCAAATTTTCACTTTTCCTCCCTTTCCCTTCCTCTACTTAACGAGCATATAAAAATTATCGGTGTTTAGGTTATTTTTTATATGTATTTTTTTTCATGTGTAACGTTTTTTGCATAAAAACACGATAAAAATACATCTTTATTGATCGTATAAAGTGTTTTTAAAAGCACTACTCTATTCTTATCAAGTACACTATCTATATTCCCTTGAACTTGATTCGTTATTTTAAATGCCCTATTTATTAACCAAGACATTAATCCGGCATAATTATTCGATATATAAACTGAACGAATGTCTTTTATTAATTCTTCAAATTTAATCGTCATTAACAATTCATCTTCAAAATCATATTCTGTTTCCATTGTGCAGTTATTCATATAAAAATTATGCAAATCAATCGAATATTTTTCAATCAAATCTTCAACACGTTTTGATCTTCTGATATTCTTTTTTGAAATATTGTTTATAAAAAATTCTTTAATCGGTATTGTTTCATGCTCATTTCTGAACTTTTTAGATTTAAGTTTATATAAATAATTCATAGGACAAACAAGATTCGGATTGATTTTTTCTCTTATCTTTTTCTTGTTTTGCTTATTTCTTAATTTTCGTATTTCGTCAGTTCTTGCTTTTCGTTTATCTTTCTTTGTAATTTCCCAGAAATATGGCAATCCATTTCTCTGAACGTCCATATTCTCTTTTATATATTTTATTTCGTTGGTTAAATCAATATCAAATTTTCTTTTTGCATTGTCTATAGCAATCTGAGCCAATACACTCAATATACAAACATAGTCTATATATTTTTTATCTCCATAATTGTATGAATAAGTCAAACATAATTGTGCCAAATTGCTAGATTCGCCTATTGCCAATTGTGCCGAAGCAAGTTTATTGTCAACTTCAGCAAAATCTCTCATGTCGTAATTATAATTATTTTTTTCTTTCGGAATAAGATTTACTATAGTTGGGTAATTTTTATAACAATACTTTGCATGTTTTGCAATTATTTTTTGATTTGTAACATATATCGAATCAGAATCTTGATCACTACCATTATTTCTATCTTGAAAACAAGTGCCGATCATATTTATCGCAATAGTAAGTTTTCCAAGTTTAAAATATTTATCAAAATATGGATGATAGTGATTATGCAAATATCCTAAATTATTTCTCGAATTAAATGGACTTCTGAATTCAGCAAGATATTCTCCGTCATTAAATCTTTCTGTCCAACATTGTATTGAGTCTTCTTCAGTATAAAATGTTTCATCGGAAATTGGTTCTTCACCAATACTGTGTAATAACATTGCGTATGGTGATCCAACTATAGTCAGATTATCTGCATTTTGTATTATTCTCCCGGATTTAAACTGCAATACTATTGCTGCAATTATTTCAGTTCTTCTTCTTCGAAAATAATCACTATATATAAAATCAGAATTGTGATTAACTAAATCAACCAATACTTCAAAATCATTTGAAAAAGTAATGTGATTTTTTAAATAATCGAGAAAAAATTCGTCATCTGTTTTTAATTTATCAATGTACTCTACAGTTTTATCTGTTACTTGGCTCATGGAATTTATGTCTAAAGAATTTGTCATCTGATAACTCATTCTTTGAACCCCACCCCATTTCGATTCATGAGTTGTTTTAACTATCCCCCAGTATGAATCATTTTTTCGAACCCATTCAGACCAATAATCGAAAGATACTCCAAACGTCATCCACTTCATTGCGTTATTTGTGGTAATCAATTTTATATCTTTTACTTTTACATCATTACCCCACATATCTTTAACTGTGGCAGTTTCATAATTATCAACGAAATGTTCATGCATAAATAATTGAATGTTCGTATTAAATGCAGCACATTTAGTCATATGGTTGCGAAGTAATATATAACCATCTGCCCATTCAGGAAAAATTGAACTGTCAATTAATGCTTGCCCATCAAACAATACATTTTTTACAGAGTAATTATCTCTTTCGTTTATAATACAATGTTTGTTTTCGTCAGTTTCAACTGTCAATACTTTTGTCACAAAGGAAGATTCGACATCATCAAGCACCAATATCTCTTCTGGTTTAATCTGAACTTTGCCAATTATTGTTGATGTAATAAGTGAAGAATATGCTCCCATCTGAATTATTGGCGATTTTTTCTTCGGCAACTTAATTCCCATGTATAGAAACTCATGTGCTTTCTTGTATAATTTCTCATTAATAAACATACAAGTTCCTTTTTTGGCTTTACCCGGAGTTCGAAACAACATTTTGTAATGAATTGTTTTTTCGGATTTCACATTTCCAGATTTATCATATTCTCGATAAGTTATGTCCAAACCTTCAGTGTAAAATTTAGTTCGCAAATCCTGTTTACTGATTCGAATACATTTATCTTTGTTTGATTCAATGTTATTTATTATTTTGTCAAAGTACTGTTTATTTTCTTCTGTGATGGATTTATTAACTCTTTCTTTCATTGTGTCATAATCTTCAGTTCCGTAATCGAACAATACGCATATGACATCTCTCGTAGATTCTTCTTTCCAAACTTTTAAACCATTATCAAGCAAAAAATCGAGAAATAAACTATTTGTCAACATTGCTTCTGTTTGATCCAATTTATTTCGAAATCCATACTGGTATTCATATATTGACGCAGCTTGATAATTTTTAATTTTTAATCCATATTCGGACAAGTAAACATCACTCCTTATAACTATGATCAATCAATATATCAGTTACTGTTTCAATAGTATGTAATATAGTATCATCAAATAAATCATTATCTAATGTATCTTCCCATACTTTTAATTCTTCAAGAACTGGTGCTAATTCTATTTTGGGATTTAATTTAATTAATTCTTGAAGAGTATCATTATTAATCATTATATTATTCACCACCTTTCTATACCATTATGTTAACATATATAATTTATTTAGTCAATTATATTATTGATTATTATATGTTATATTAATACATTAGTATATTATATTATATATCATAGTAATATATATATTATTAATAATTATATATATAGATATAGATATAGATTATTATATATTATTTCAAGTATATTATATTATTATACTATACAGTATTATTATATTATATATTATATATATAATTATATTATATATTATTATTATTATATATAATATTATATTATTATTATATTATATTCTTGTAATATATGGGTGAAGAATCTTTCACCCCACGAAGAATCTTTCACCCCCCCTTTATGCTCTTTTTTCGCTACATTATTGATTATTGCTTACATTGTTGATTATTACGCATTCGGATTGTTTTTATCATATTACAGCCGGATGCTTATTTTATGCGCTTTATTGGAGGTCTATCCGAATAGACCAGTGATTGGTAGACCAGACATATTTTTTTGCATGTTGTGTGGATGAAATAGGTACGCCCGGTAGCATATTTACAAGTGATCATTTAGTTTTTTCTACCCCCATAAATGCCTAAAAATAGCCATTTTTGTGAAAAATAGATTTGAAGGTCTCAATGTATAATAAGAGTGTAGGACGGCAATCCTACAGTACTTTGAGAATTGAATAGCCACCACTATCTTTACGGGGATAGTCTGCCCTTTTTAGGTCAAACATTGATAGTGTGTGCCCCTCGCAATCTGCCCCAAGAGTTGCGTCAAAGACGCCAAGAAAAAGCGCCAAAAGGGTGACGAAATAGCAAGCAAGCGCCCAATGGGTATACGTATATGCCGTACGTGTACGCATGGGTAAGGTCGAAGACACTCTCACAGTATCCATAGTGTGCCCATATCATATCGGTACTGTCATCATAGAGAATGACAGAGAAAGTAGGTAAAATATGGCAAGAACACAGTGGAATACAATGAACGCAGAAACAAAGGCTAACATCACAGAGTACGCTACAACATACGCTACACGTGTTGCCAAGCGTGATGCTTATCGTAAGTCTGTCAAGGCTTATGAAGATGTTATCGCTACGGACGAAGAGGAAATCCGTAAAATTGCACTCGGCAAGACAGAGGGCATATGCCGTACCATTGACGAAATCAAGGAATCGCTCAAGGTGAATCTTCAGAATCTTTTGCCCAAGAAAAAGGCATGGGAAGACGAAGACAAGGCATGCGCCGAGATTATGTCACGGATTCAGAAAGACGTTCCGAAGAGTCTCTACGAAGCATATTGCAAGCGTGAGGTGAATCCTACGGAATACACCAAGGCTATCAAGGCATGGGGTGAATCTGTAGGTGTGAATATCACTGACGAAACGGCAAGGATTCTTCGTGAGACCATCGGTGACCGTGAATCCGATAGACTTATGCTCAAGGATAACGCTACGATGGGTCTGGGAAATCTCGGATACGACAAGTACGCTCGAATCTTCGTTAAAAAGGTCGCAAAACTCATGGGTGTGAACACCACAGATGATGCCGAATAATATTCGGATAGAATCATAGTAACTAATTAACTAAAGGGTGCACTGTGGGTACTGTAAGAGTGTTTTCAAGTCTGAGTACTATAAGGTACGCTCGCTCCATTTGGGTCAAACCTTATGTCGGGGTACGTAGTCACGCTCGCTCCATAGGCTTTATGCTTTATGTCGGGGTGCATTTAATGTCGTAGTACGTTTTTAGACTAACTCTTATGTGGCATTGCCGTGCCACAAACACCCATTGCCGTGGGTGGAACATTGACAAAGTGAGTAGTACCGGGCGTTGCCGCGCCCGTGTACGGACTACGCTCACATCATATGAGTGTGCCATACGCACATAGCGTGTGGGGTGGTGTACCCATGCGTGAAGTCTACGTGGGTGGCGTGGCATTAAACACGCTACACATGAGGTCAACCTATCTATGCCAGTAGTGTAGGGATGTCATATGAACATAACAGGTGTATGCGAATATCATGTGCCGAGTGGACGCATTGCGTTCATTTTTGCCGAGATAATTTCTGCCGTACAGTAGGATACTCTTGCATTTTGAGAGGGTGTATTTGACATGCGCATAGGATTAGTGTGCGTGTGTTGGTGTGTCGATATCAATTGCGAAGAGCAAGGCTTAAAGTGGGTTGCACCACGGATTAACATGGCAATTGGTACAGATACGCTATGTGTGTACTCTGCAAGACGGGTGCGTTAGCGAATAAAGCGAATATAGTAGGATAATAACCATGCACAACATGCCTATACAATAGACCCAACTTGGAAAGCGTATGGCTTGAGATATGTCGGTCTCGTGGGGGGGATTGTATAGGGAAAGGAAATCACTACGTCCTTGCGCATTTATGCGTGAATTCCGATGAGGATACATTTCTATAACGGAAATGTAAGTAGTAATAACGCCAAGACTGTATGTATAACTACGACATTAGAATATACATGTGGACATATGATCAGAACTGTAAGGTGGAAGTGTATACTTCTGCCTTATTTTTGTGGCTTAACCACGATTAAAGGGTGGGTGCAATTCCCATGGTGTCCATTTGCTTATGGCAAGAAAGGAGAAAATTATGGAAATTAATAACACATTAAACGTGGAAATTAAAATTCCCGGATTATGCGTTGAGGAATTTATGAACGATAGTTTTCAATCTTCGTTTAATAATATAATCGAAGATATAGAAAATATGCAATATAAAGCAAATGTAAATTGCGAAGATGCGAATTTAAAAACTGGCGATCATACTTTGGATATTTTGAAAATGCTTAAATATGCTTTTCTCAATGCAAAGATAAATCCTTGACTTCGAGGGAAAATCGAAGTGGGTGAAAAGAGTGCAGCCCCAAATGCACTCTATTTTTATGCAAAAATGGAGGTAAAAATGAAAAAATTAATTAAGGTAATTGGAGTTGTTGCATTGATTGTGACCATAGGGAAATTATATGGATACATTCAACAAGATCATTTTGAGTGTCAAATTGTGGATATTCGAGATAATGTACTTTATTTCGAAGCCTACAATGGAAATGTGTATGGCTACGAAACATCAAACTCAGACGAATTCGAAATTGGTGAAACATATAAAGTAGACTTTTTTGATTTCGAAGATTTAAATGCCGAAAATAATGTAATAGTTAAAGTACATAGAAATAACGAGGGAAATCAGTAAGGCAAAGGGAAATCAAGAAAGGAAGGTGAAAATATGACAAAAGAAGAAGCAATAGAGATAATCAAAATAATTGACAAGCGTTATTGCACATTAGACAAAGACGAGCGACAAGCCCTTGCCGTAGCAATCAAAGCATTAGAGCAAGAACCTTGCGACGATTGCGTGAGCAGATCGGCGGTGATGCAGATAGTAGAAATTTCAAGACTTCATTTGGACAGAAAATACGATACGGAAGTTATGAGTGAACAAATTAAAGCCTTACCACCTGTCTTTCCCAAGCGTGAACAGGGCGAGTGGGAAAACACAAAGAATATGATGTTACCGCCCGAAATGCGGAAATGAGGTGAAAAAATGACAAAAAAGTGAAAGAGAAAATATATATAAATCATTTGGGCTAAGTAAAGAAGAAGGTGATGAATTAATAAAATTATGTAATGAAATATTTCCAGACAATGAAGAGACTCAAAAGAGAAAGGAGATTCAAATTATGGAAGAGAATTATGTAGTATTACGCAAGATTATTTTAAAACTCACAAAAGAAGAGAAGAAAATGTTGTCAGAATGTTTCAGAGAGGCATCAAGAAGACTCGGCAGACTGGAATATTCAGACGCTCAAAAGGCAAATCCATTGTTACATAATGCGCTTTTGAGAATGTGCGAAGAAGAAGGAACTATGCAAAATCATTTGCGAGATTTCTTCTGTTACATGGAATATTATGTATTTCCTGATAATCCTTTTGCATCTGAATTTGCAACAGAGATAGTACATACTATCGGAAACAAACGTAGAAAGACAGACCTTGATTACGGTCACACAACCGTCAAAATAAGAACAAAATGGAGGTGACGGAAATGAAAAAATAGATTTATATTCCCCTTATCAAAATTAAAAGAAAGAGAGGTAAAGGAAATGGAGAAAGTTTACAAAGTGGTGTACAGAGAAGGAATACTTGAGAGTGACGATTGTGGATTAATAGTTACTCTCGAAAACAAGAATTCGCCATTAGGTTTCGACCTTGTAAAAATGGTCATTGATGACGAAGCGAAAAAGATTCACGAATTGTTAACAGAACAGACAACTACATGCAAACTTATTAAGGAGTAAAGAAGTGTATGAATGAAACGATAACAAGAGAAATGGATCATTATGTAGTGCGTGACGAAAACGGAAATTTCATATGTAGTGCAGATACATATGAAGAAGCAAAAGCAGAAATAGGAGGATTATATGAAAGTATTTAGAACAGAGTATGACCATCACATCATCACAAAAAGTCCCAAAGGGAAAATCACACATTATGAGGGTTACTCATTATGTCCTACGTCAATACAGAAAAAAATTGACAAAGGTGATTTTACGGAAGTTAAAGATTGCTTCGGATGGGAGGTAATTTCTTTCGGATACGGAGGTATATAAATGCATAATTGGATTGAACTTTACTTTAAACTTAAAATAATTGGTGCGATTATATGTTTCATCATCGCATTAATAATTGGAATTATATTAATCATTGATTACTTTAAAAGGAGATAAAAAATATGAAAATTAAAACACCTTTCTCAACTTACAACAATTTACACGTAACAATTAATCATTATCCAAAAGATAATAGTGTTTGTATTGATTTGTGGAACGAAGAAGAGGGGGCAGTTGCTCGGTTAACAACTTGTTTGTGTGATAGATCATTAAAGGAAAATGAAAGTTATCTCGACACAAACAATTGTCCGTGGGCAATTAATTTTGTCAAGAAATATGTTCTTGGTGAAGTAAGCGAATCTCGATGTAGGTCGGGATATTGTGTATATCCCGTTGTGACTTGGAATATGGATGAACTTAAAAAACATGTAAAGAAGATGTAAAATATGGAAAATAATAAGTAAGGAGTAAAAAAATGGCAAAATTTATATTTGACTCACTTGAAGAAGTAAAGGAATTTATCAGAGAACTTGGTTATGAAAAGGCAACGGAAAAGATGAATGCCAAAGCAAAAGAAACAAAAACTGTTATGGTAACGGCTAAAAAGACAGAAGATATTCCAAATGCTCTTTATATAACCGTTCCCGAACTTGCAAAGAGATACGGAGTATGTCAACAAGCAATTGATTGGCATCTCAAAAAGAAAAACGACGGTTTGGCATACATAATCAAAGATAAGAGGAAAACGAGATATATAAAAGTATCTGACGCAGAAAAATATTTTGCAGAACATCCGTTTCAGAATACTGCCGGAATTAAGAGAAGCAAAAAAGTTGTAATCCCGTCAGACTTTGCTATATGGCAGAGAGAAATTTTCGACAAAATGAAGAAGAATGGACTTGAATATAACAAGACCTCAACAAAAATCTTTACGACAATGCGCAATGTATATGGCATTGTGTGGGAACAAGTTAAAAAGGACTTTTTCGAAGAGAAAAGATATGTTCCTAAGTCAACAATTGAACTGTGCTATTATTTACAGTATGTGCAGAAACATGGCGAGAATGAGCATTATGAAAACATCTTCGAAAATGAACTTGATAAAATTATCGAAGAAAGAAAGAAGGTTACAGTATGATAAAGATCGAAAATGATTGTTGTGATTGTGCAACAGAAAGTTATCCGTGTCGTGGAAGTAGTTGTGAATTAAGAAATTCTCCACATTATTATTGTGATGAATGTGGTGATGAAACAGATATTCTTTATGAAGATGATACTGGAACTCAATTATGTTCAGAATGCGCACTTAATAGGTTTAAAAAAATCGAATAAAAAGGAGATTAAAAAATGCTAGAAATCACTTTTCGCTACGCAGATGCAATGTCAAATTGGGAATGGCGAACCCAAAAATGTACTGTAGATTCGGTAGAAGAATGCAAACGAATTTATGGATTAGGTATTGATTGTGAATACGAAATAACTAAGATAAAGGAGATAAAAGAGAAATGAAAATGAATATGTTTTTATGGGCAGTAATGTTTTATATATTGCGCAGTATAAATGCGTCATGGTGGATTTACGCATTTTTAATTATTGGTGTGTTGTTCAGAGATGATTTAGAAAATGCTAAATCAAACATTGATTTTAAACTCATTGATTTTAAACTACGGACATTTTTCAAACGGAGGAATAAAAGTCTATGATATTGGAAATTTATACAGAAACAGAAAAAGAATTTGTAACAAAATTGTGTGATTTGATGAATTTAAAACTCAAGACAAAAGAAATTAAATCAACAATTTCACATACTGAAATGACAGTTGAAATTAATGATAATGATACTAAAGAAGTATTTAAACAAATGTTGTCATGGCATTATCATAAAGTTCTTGGATTAAATTAAGAAAGGAGTAATAATTATGAGCATGAAAGTTTTAATTTTAAAAGCCGAAACAAAAGAAGATGGTTCGGAAATACGTAAATTTGAGTGGGAAGACGTAGATGTTAAAAATTCCTTTACTAATGGTAAGGTTTATTTTAAGACAAAATATGGTGCTTTTGACTCATTTAGTGTATTCGGAATTAAAAATGACGTAAGGAGATTTAAGAAAGATCGATATGTTTGGTGTAGAAAATGCGGAAAAATAATGAGAGAATCACAGTTTGAAAAACATTGTGAAGAACAAGAAAGTGGAATCAAATGTGCAAATTGCCGACATGCAGATTTAGCAAACCTTGAGATAATTAATAGGAAACTTAAAAATTATGATAAAGAAACTGGAAAAGCAATATTGACCATAGAAAAAGGGGTAGAGATATATTGCGATCAAACCTATAATACTACAGTAAATAAAGATTTTGATTTCAAACGTTATTGTATATTTTATCAATGTAGAACTTGTGGATATGAATATCTTTCTGATGATTTCTTATCAAATCATTCTATGCCGTATAAGAAAATAATAACAGAAAAAGCATTGTACAAAAATGGTTGGGACAGAGTTAATAGAAACGAATATGTGTATGGAAAAGATAATCATCTACATGCAATATTGGAAAATGATTTGCATATTGTAACTTCTTTTGTTTATGAACAAGGATATGGAGGAATTATAAGATTTAAATATTCGGATGTTTATAAAACTATTCTAAAATATTCTTATGGAAAACTCATTGAAGAAGAAATATTCCCCGACTACAAAAGAAAGAAACTTTTAAAAGCGATAACCGATTTATATAAGACAGAAACGGAGGAAAAATAATATGAGAGGAATTGGATCAACTTGTTATATTACTGAAGATATTGATAAAATTAAAAATTATTCTGTTAAGATATATGCCGGAAATCTTGTTACTATCAGAGATGTTTGTAGCAGTTATTATTATGTAAAAGATGAAAATAATGGTACGAGTTTCAATCTTACAGAAGAAGAACTTCAAGATGATGAACCAAAAGCTGCAAGAGAATTATGCAAAGAATTTGATATAGATTATGATTCTTTACATGATGAAATAAAGCAGACATATAATAAATATGGTCACGCTTGCTCTGATAGTGGAATTGATGAATTGTTAAGACATTTCTTCTTAAATAAGAGAAATTTAATTAAATTAATTCAGAAACACCCTAATTATAATGGGAATTTGCAAATAGTTTCAGACGTTGTTTTAGAAAGATTTTCAGACGATGATGAAATAGAATGCATAATTAAAAAATTAGAAAAGACTGATTTTGGCGATATTTTTAAGATCAGAATAAACGAAGAAGGAAAAACTAAAGAAGAAGTTTTTGTAGAAAGCGTTGAAAAATTAAAATCTTTTTATGACATTTCTGAAATTGAAGAAGTAGAATTCGAAGTTAAAGCATTTCCGTCTGAAACTGATTTTAATTCTTTAGGATATTTTCTAAAACCTTTAAACATACGAGATGGTATAAGAAGTTTTTTAGATGGTTTAAGTGAAGGTAAAATCGGAGAAACTGTAGATGATCGTATATTGTCATTATTTGAAAAGTGTTTAGGAGATTATATAACATTAAAATCAGAAAAAATTACACTTGGAATGAAGACATCTCGTGCAATAAACAGATTATTTATGGATATTGCAAAATTTAAAACTTTAGCAAAAGATGATTATAGATTAAAAGAATATAATTCTTGTTTTGCACAGTTTTCAGACATGATCAATCCCAAAAAACAGATGAGAAGATTTGTTATTTCTGTAAATCCACTTGATTATTTGAAAATGTCATTTGGCAATACGTGGAGTTCTTGCCATACGATTGATTCAAAAAATATAAGAGGAAATGCCTTAACAAGTCGTGGAACATCAACATATACTGGAATGCATATGGGTGGAACAATTTCATATATGCTTGATGAAGTAAGCGCTGTAAGTTATATGGTATTAATGGATTCAGATAGTAAACATCCAGACAGAAGTGATAAAATTTATCGTAATATGTTCCACTTCCAGAATAATGTTTTGGTTCAAGGTAGAATGTATCCACAGTCTAAAGATGGTTGTGTAGATTTATATACATTCTTTAGACATTTAATTCAGAAACATTTATGTACTTGTCTTGGAATAGAATATGTTGGAAATGGAGGCAAGGGAGATACGTGGATTAAGAAAGGACAATCTACATCATATAGTACATGCTTCAATCATTATGGGGCGCATTATGCAGATACTTCAAATTTTGAAGATTGTAACATAAGTTATATTAATGGTTTTTGGCATAATGATTTCTCAATAAATATTGGTTCATACGGAATATGTGCTAATTGTGGAGATATAATAAGCGAATGTGGTGAAATTTCGCATGATGGTTGCGAAGAAAGGAGATAATTAAAATGAAAGATTTTTTAGGAATTTGTAAGATGTCGCAAAAGGAACTTAAAGATTATTTGATTAAATTTATGGGAAGTAAAAATTATGTGACTCACAATTGTTCTGGATTTTTATATTGCGAACCAAAGGGAAGTAATAGAATTCCAGTTTTGCTTGTTGCCCACATGGATACTGTTCATATAGAAAGAATAAAAGAAGTATACAATATACCAGTATTCTTAAAAGAACAAGATGAAGTACAGACACATATATCTTCTCCTCAAGGAATTGGTGGAGATGATAGATGTGGAATATGGGCAATAATGCAACTCATAAATAACTATCCTTGTCCAGTGTTATTCTGCGAAGATGAAGAAACTGGTGGTGTTGGTTCAGATAAATTTGTAAAATCAAAGTTCTGTGAACCTTTATCAAAAGAAATAAATTACATGATTGAGATTGACAGAAAAGGAAAGACCGATGCCGTTTATTATTCAAACGACAATAAGGATTTCAAAGAATGGATAAAGACAAATACTCATTTCGTTGAAGCATTTGGAACTTTCACTGACATATCTACATTAATGCCAGCTATGAATGTTGCTGGAGTTAATTTTTCTTCTGGATATTATAATCAACATACAAAATCTGAATATGTTGTAAAAGAAGAACTTGATTGGGTTATAAATGAAATCGGAACTTTGCTTTCACTTCAGATTCCACAGAAATTTGAATATGTAGAGAAAAAATATGGATATGGTTATCTTGGTAGAAGATATTCTGATATGTGGGGCGATTATTATGATGATTATTATGATGATTATTTATATGGCAGAAGATATAGTTATCAAAATAATTCGCTAAAGTCAAAATCTGAAAAGAGTGAAACAAACGTAGAATCTAAAAAATCAAACAATAAATCACTTAATATGGACGAAATTGTTCTTAAAGCAACTGTTAATACCGCTGGAGTAATGTATTCAAGAGGAAAAACAAAATATGAATGTTTAGCAAAATTGTTTATTAATCATCCTAATCTTCAGTATAGTATGATTGACAAAGTAGAATGGAAGTAAGAGGTGAACAAATGAGAGGATTAGGTGGACGCAAAAGGTGTAAATATTATAATACTTGTGGAAGTACTTTGAATTGCAAACGTTGTGATGAACTTGTAAAAAAGTATAAAAACAAAAACAAAGAGGAGGTGAAAAGATAATGATTCCAACTTACTGTTGTAGAAATTGTATTGCTGCATTACAAAGTAGAGGTGAGAAATATGCTATAATTACAAATCTCGAATCACAACCAGAAAAAAATATTTGTGAATGGTGCGAAGAAGAAGATGATGATTTGAAACCAGTTATATTTCTGTAAAGGAGGTAAATATATGGAATCAACAGAAATAAACAAAGAAGAACAAACTGAATTATTAAATGATCTTCTTTTAGAATCTTTAGAAGCATATTAAAGAAAGTAACAAAAAAAGTTTAATTACAATTTAACAAAAGGAGAAAAATATATGCCAATATACGAAATTAAAACTAAATTAAACATTGTAGAATTTACACAGAAATGCTATGAAAATGGTTATGGGGCAATTATTCCAGTCATTAATGGAAAAGAATATCCAGAATTAACTATTGGATATACTTCCGAAAATGATATGAAAAGTGGAATTAATTTGCTGCGTGAAGCAATTAATTCAACAAATACTATTAGTCAAGCAATGGAATATATTATAAGATCAATGCGTAATATGGCGAAAGGCATTTATAATCCAAATTCAAGTGAATGTGTTGAAGTGAATGGCAACAGTTTTATAATTTCATATTCTGAAAAGAAAGCATATTTTATGAATGGTATTGAAGTTGCAAGAGCAAATGATGTCAATACTACAGATAAAGATATTTTGAAAATTGTATTGACTGATAGAATTTTGTTAAACACAAAAAAGTAAAGTTATAGGGTGAAGAAATATTCATGGGGGGGATGAAAAAATGTTCACCCCTCCCACGAAAAATATTTCACCCATATAATATAATATATAATATAATTATATATTTCAAAAATAAAAACAAGGAGATTATCATGAAGAGAGAAACCATTATTAAGAGATATGTTGGGAAAAATATTCTTCCACGGAAAGAGTTATGTCCTATTATTGTTCAGAGATGGAAAACTCCAAATGGATATATATATTGGGATTCGAAAACAAATACAAGGTTTGATTCTTTATCTTATGGAAGACCTTGTATAGATATATTTTCATATGGAGAAATATCTCCACGGAAATTATATACTTCATTTTATATGAGATATGATGAAAAAAATGAAATGTTAGAAATATCATTAATTAATTGTAATGGAAATCGTGGTAAAGATGGTGTTGAAAAAATATGGAAATATGATAATGAAAATAGATATTTCTTATTTAAAGGCGATTTTCATCCATATAAATATGATGAAGAAAATAATAATGTGATTTTAGCATTTTCTGATGACAATGGGAAATATTATAATAAAAAGTTTATAAGAGAATTTTTAAAACTTAATTATAATTTATCACAAATATCAACTAGAGAATGGAAAAAATATGCAGAAAATACATATTGTCATGCTGGATTTATATATAAATATCATATGATTGATTCATACAAAAATATGGTTGAAAGAAACATAAAAGAAAATCCATTAACTCAAATGGAACTTAAACCATTTGATTCTTTTTATGAAAATTTAAAAAAATCTGGTGAATATACATATAGTAATATTGTAATTTTCGAAAAAATAGATGAAAACTCTGGAGTTTTTAGATATTTTCTCGACAGATTTGAAAAAATAAGGTTATTTATAGTTAAAAATAAACCTACAGTATTACTGTTTCATAATGCTAAATGGGAAGTTTCAAATTATTTACCATCAGATTTTATGGGAAGATATAACAATTTGGTGTCAACAAAAAATATATTTAATTTCGAAGAATCACTTAATATTAAGTCAATTAACTATATATCAGAAATTATTTATGATATAGATGATAAAAAGTGCTATAATACTTTAGATATTATTGTTACAATATTAAGGCATCCTATAATTGAAAGATTATATAAGTCTGGATATAAAGATTTAGTAAGATCAATATTAGCTGATTATTCTCCAATTGGAACAGTTAAAAAAATATTTAATTTAAAAGAAGAAGTTAAAACAATAAAAAAAGTTAAATTAAATAAACATATATTATCAAAATTAAATCAATTCTGTTCCGAAATAAATTTGGATTGTGTGCGTAGAGTTCCTTATAATGCAAAATGTTTAATACATAATTTAGATGGAATATTAAGTAGAGAAACACTTAATCATTTATCTGAAAAAGATATTAAACTTTGGATGGATTTCATTATAAATTACGAATATATACCATGTTTTTATGAAAAAATAAACAATGAAATTGTTATTCATCCAAGAAATATTAGAGATAATTTTGATAATCTTTCTGAAAATGATAAAAAATTATTAAATAAAATAAGAAGGATTATAGAAAACAATACATCAATAAGAGAAAGATATATGACTGCAAATAGTATTGCAAGATTATATAAAGATATCTTTTGGTTGTATTACAGAATACACAATAAACCTGATATTGATTTTGTAAATGCTATTAATGACTATAATGATCTTATTAATATTCATGAAAATTTAGTAGCATTATTAAACGAAGAAGATAGAATAGAAAGAGAAAGATATAGTGAAATTACATCAAAAGCAATAAAAGAAAAATTTGAAAAATTACAAGACGAAAGAAAGGAGTTATATAATTATGAAGATGACAAATATATAATAAGAGTGCCGGAAAATTTAACTGAAATAACAGAAGAAGGAATTGCTCTTGGACATTGCGTAGGTAGCTACGTAAATAGACATGCAAGTGGAAATACAAATATAATTTTTATAAGGAAAAAGGATAAGAAAAATGAATCATTTTATACTATTGAAGTATCTAATGGAAAAGTAATTCAAATTCATGGAAAACATAATAGATGGTTAGGAAATGATCCTGATGCAATTCCTTCAGTTTACAAGTGGATCAAAGAAAGAAAATTACAGTGTTCATATAATATCCTATTAAATTTGGGTACTGGATATACACCATCAGATAAAATGTTAGATAGAAGTGTACTTAATAGAAGTATACTTACATATTAAAAATATATAGAATGTGAACATTGTAATACGCAATATGAATGGAAGTAAAAACATGATTGAGATTTTGAATTTATTAAAAGAAAGTGAGGAATAATAAATGGATTTAGGTGCATATATGCAGATTGATGATATTGATACTATTGCAAAGGAAAATGGAATTGAAGTACCTCGGTTAAGAGGGTATCGACTTATGAAAGATGAAGAGCCTGTTAATATTTCAGAGATGATTGTTAAGAAAGATATTGCAATCGAATGTGTTAAGGATTTATGTAACAGTAACCCTTTTTGGGATGCAAATGCTCGTTGTTTCGAGTTCAGTTCATGGACTGATTATCTTAAGGACTATTATCTTGTGTCTGGTAGAGATGAAAATGGTTACATAGAGTATACTGATATTCGCTGGAATCGCATACATGGGTGGAAGAGAAAAGTGCTAAAAACTTACATTCATAATGAAATAAAGAGGCAGACTAAGCAATGGGAATTATGGAACAAGTATGCAGGTAGAGAGGACATCCTATACATTCATGCAAGAATAGGTGGAGGTAACTGGATACATTATTTTGATCAAGTTATCTATCAACCTTGGTTTATTGAAAAAGTAGACGATTCGTTTGATAGTACATATTGCGATATCTACGCAAGAATTAAACCTAAAAAAATAGAAAGAGAGGAATAAATTATGAATTTTCTTATCGCAACCATTCACGGAACAAGAATTGTCGAAGCCGGAGATTGGGATGGAGCATTAGAAGAAGCATACGATGATCACACGGAATATAGAGATGTTATATTAATAACTAAAATAGAAGAGGTGCAAACATGGCAAAGATAATTGATAAAAATTATGCAGTGTATGTGAAAAATGACAAATATTGGAGAGTAGACAAGGAATTACACACGTTGAAATCAGCAAAGGAAATGGTTAAAGGATTAAGAACAAATGGAGAAAAAGCGTTTTTCTCAAAAGTCAATAATAGAAAGAGCGAGGTGTAAAAATGAGATTAATTGATGCAGATGAAATAGATAATTATATCATAGGTCATGTCGATACAAGAACTTGTCCGACAATTGATGCAATTCTAATTCCAGAAGGTATCACAAATGGAGATGTAGTTAAATTGTTATTTCCAAATAAACATGGTGAACAATATGGAAGGACTAAAGTATATTACAATATTGATAATCTGTCTTTCATATCAGATATGGATATGAATTTTGAGTTAGCACCAACAATCATTGAAGCAGATAAGGAGAGCGAAGAATGTATAAGTATACAGTATATTTTGAAGGCATATCGGAAGTGATATCTAACGAGCCTTTGTCTGAAGAAGAAATCTTTGATAAAGCCTATGACAACATCTATAGTGGCACGTGTACGGGTATTGATAATTTTGAGTTATTAGATACAGAGGAGATTTAAGAATGAAATACGAAGAATTTGTAGCATGGTGTAACAAAAGAGCCTGTGATTAAGGCGATGTTTCCTTATGAAAGTTATGGCACTAATGGAAATGAAGTTCATGTGTTTGGTGTTGGTGGTAATGGTGTTTTAGTTTTTACAAAGGATTGGTGGAACGCACCATATAAGGCAGAAAGTGAGGTAGCAGAATGACACTTGATGAATGGTTGTATAAAGAAGAACAAAGACTAATAAACGGAATAGATAGTTGGAAAGAATTTCAAGAAAATCGAGAAATTAAGGCAGAAAGTGAGGATAAGGAATGAAAGAAGAGGAAATAAGGGATGGAGATATAGTCGAGATTGATTATATTGAAGAATTTACAAAAGAACATATTAATGAGGGCAAAGCGTTAGTCCTTTGGAGAGGCTTTAATAATCAACCTTTGATAATACGATTAGACAAAAAAGAATATTATCCTATGTGGTCTTGTTATGAACATATATCGAAAGTAGTTGGTCACATACCAATAGGACAAATATTGAAAGAGCAGGCAGAAAGCGAAGGGGGAACAGGCACGACACTTTCTGAAAAGAATTGTAAAACGTGTGGACAAAATTGTGCAATAAAACATTATGGTTGTAGTAATTGGACACCTATTTGTGAGCCATTTAAGGCAGAAAGCGAGGATACATGACAAGAGAAGAAGCAATAAAGAGATTAAAAGAAGCAAGAAACACAATACAACCTTTTCGATATGTCGATGAAGCAATAGATTATGCAATCAAAGCATTAGAGCAAGAGCCTTGTGACGATGCCGTTAGCAGACAAAAGGAATTAATAGAAAGCTTACAGACAGCCAATGCAACCAATACAACATTAATCAAGTTATTAGAGAGCAAGCAAGAGCCTTGTGACGATTGTGTAAGCAGACAAGCATTACTTGACGAATTTAAAGATGGTACAGAGGGATACGATTGGGCTAAATGGACAAGGATTGACATTATTGATGCCATAGAAGCCTTGCCCTCTGTCTTTCCCAAGCGTGAACAGGGCGAGTGGATAAGAAAAGAATGTGATTTAGGTGTTTATTTTAGATGTTCTAAATGTCACAAACTTGCCCCTAATTACGATTGTGATTACAAAGAGGGCGCGATAACAACCAAGTATTGCCCGAATTGCGGTGCAGAAATGAGGTAAGAACATGATACGAAAATATAATTGGCATTGTTATAAGTGTGGTAATCACGCAAGACGAAAACAGTTTAACAAGCAAGACAATTTTATTTGCTCAAAATGTGAGTATCGGAACAAAGAGAGGATAAAAAGGTAAAAACATGAGTATCAAGCATGATGAACAATGGCTTTCAAATGGAAATTGTGAGGAATGTCGCAGACAGAATTACTGTTCTAAACCATGTACGGCAAGAAAACAAAGAGAAAATTATATATTTAAAAATGCTGTATTAAAAGCATCAAAATTAGATAAAGCATTTGAAATGTTAAGTGAGGTAAAAACATGAATATAGAAATTGTTAAAGTTCCACAATATATGAGCAAAAATGTGAACGTGATAATGGTTGATGGAAAGCCGTTTTGTACCTGTAGAGGTAAAGAAACAACAAGCAAAGTAATAGCAAGACTACAGGGGTATAAAATGGATTTATCCGATAAACGAATTGAAAGAATGGCTGATAAAAACTACGAAGATTAAGAGGTGAAAGCATGAAGATAACAGATGAGAGAAAAGATATTGAAAAGAAAACATTTCGGGAATTATCCATTGGCGATGTATTTTTCATGAACTCGCAAATCAAAGTAGAGGAAAAATTCCCTTGTGTGAGAATTTCCCCTTGTATGAAAATTATTTGTAATGGTGAATACAAGTGCGTTAATTTATCAACAGGAGCTGTTTGGTGCATAGATAATGATGATGAATTAGTCACACCGCTTGATGCCGAGTTAATCATAAGGGGGTGAGAGTATGACATATTATGAAGCGTATTCTGCTTATAAAACAGAAGAAAAAATAAAAGAAATGGCAAAGCGTGACATAAAAGTGGCTATTTTCTTGGGGGCTAATCCAGACAGAATAAAAGCAATAGAAGATGCTATGAACAAGGCAATAGCAGACAAAGCGAAGAGGTGAATTATATGACAGAAAGAATAATAAGTTTTAATGAACCTGAGTATAAAAGATTCAAAGCTGTAGCCGCTATACTAGAAGCATATAGTAAGCATGGTGCAACATATGTAGTGAAAGATGTATATCTCGATATAGGACAAGATTGGATGTGGACTACTATATGTCGTGAAGGTTGTCAAGTTCTTTGTCCCAGAGATTGGAAAGCAATCATGTCGGCAAAAACACCAGAACAATTAAGTTCAATTATTACTACGATTAGATCAGATAAATATTTCGATGATTAAGGAGGATTAAAAGACAAAATGAAATTTAAATCAGGAGATAGAGTTGTTATACATAGTAGTAAATCTCACAATAATGGACGGATTGTTACTATTGATCGTTATACTAAAGGCAAAAGAAAAGACATTTTACAAGTTATTACTCGGTCTGGAAAAAATTTTTTATCTGCGAAGCATCACTATCTAAAGCCACTATTTTTGATGAAATTAGAAACTTTAATGATAATCAGTTAAAAAAATTATTACCGTGGACAGAAAAATATTGTGAATATGAAGGGAGATAAATAAATGAAACTTGTATATAAGGGAACAACAAAAGAAGTAAAAAAAGGAGATTTGCTTACAGATTTTCGTGGAGATAATGCATATGCAGATTATTGGAGAGAACCAACACATGGCATTGGTAAAATAACTGTAAAAAAGAATTTAAATGATATTATAGGTATGGAATATTACGTTTCGGTATTTAATCTTGAATGGGTTGATTAAGGAGGAATATTTATGTCTGCTTATATTTGTCTTAAACCAAAAAGATATTGTAAAAAATGTAATCATTATCGTTATGATGAAGATTATGGAGATTTTACATGTTATGCAAAAGAAGATAACACACCTGATATTAATCATATCACCAAAACTATAATGGAGGGTAATAATTATGGAATTAACAAATGATCAAAGAGAAAAATTAGAAAGTTACAAAAGAGCAAAAATTCGATTAAAAAATTTGAGAAAAGCATGGTTAGAATGTGAAGAAGAATTTTCAAACATATATGCAGATTGCAATGATTATATATGTGATGATTATCCTTTTCATAGGTCTTTTGATGAAATTGATGTAGATTTATGGGCTACAACATCAATAGAAAAATTAAACAAATTAATCTATTTTTTACAAGAAAGGAGAAATGATAATGATACTGACTGATGGAAAAACAAAGTGGCAATTATCTGAAGAAGAATTTGAAGAATTTCAAATGAGATTTGAAGAAAATGAATTAATTGAAATTCCATCAAATTACAATGTAAAACCAAATATAATTAGTTATGAAGAACTTTAAAAGGAGGAAAGATATGGATTGCAACACTAAAGATTATATAAATAGAAAATGTGTTATATTTCCGGGAGATTCAACAACCAAAATAGGATATATACGTAAAATTGATGACTTGGGAATAACTTATGAGGTAACAGAATGTTCTAATAATGAATATAAGGGAATATTCTTTCGTAATCATGCATCAAATTTTAGCGTAAAATTTTTAAAGTAGGAAGGAAATAAACAATGAGTGAAAAAGAATTAAGAGAAAGAGAAGATATCATAAGAGTTGCAAAAGATTTAAATTATAACAAAAACACAATTGAAAAACTGAGAAACGCAAAAACAATAATAGAAATGGAGAATATTATGATTGACGCACGAAGAGGAATGAATTAAATATGGCACAAAATGTAAACGCAATAAAGATAAGGAGGTTGTTATCAGATAAGGGATATACATTTATCCGTCAAAGTGGATCACATAAAATTTACAAGAATCCAGAAACCGGGAAGGAGATAACAATAAAAGAAAAACTAAATAGAATGATAATGCAAAGATTAATTAAAGAAATTGAGGTGAACGATAATGATTAAAACAAATGAAGAAGGTTATATTTTTGTATCTAAATCTAGAAAAGAATATAGTCTTTTAGAAGGTGTAACATTCGGTGACTTAGAAACATATACGAGTGATATTGTTTTTATTATGGATGATAAAGATTAAAACACTAAATCTGAATTGGTTTATTGGATGTACGGTGCGACATTCGTAAAAGAACTTAACGAATATATTGAAGATGTTGTAGCCGAATATGAAAGAAAAAAAGAGGTATAAATATGGAAAATTTTTACGGATATAAATACATCAATGGATTTAAAATAGACTTTTTCGGATTTGATAATGAAAAAGATCAATTACTTTACCATGATGGTTATAAAATACGTAAAGCAACTAGACATTATGTTTGTCCATTTGGTGGAAATCCATTTCCGGGAACAATTATTGAATGGTATCAGATTATTTTACCAAACAATAAACGTGTAAAATATAATATACGTGCATAAGGAGTTTTAAATATGGCAAAATCAAATGAAAACATAAAACTTTATATGACAATAATAAAAGGATGGACAGAAGTAGTTGCTTTTTCAACAAGTTTAGAAAAGGCAAAAAAATTAGCAGTCCAACGTAAAAAAGAATTATGTAGTGATGATGTAATTTATCTCGATAATCACAAATGAACATGGGAAAGTTGTGATAATTGGTGGGGAACAAATATTGAGGAAATTACAGATGGAACTATATTAAGTGATTATTGAAAGGAGTAATTATGGATAGAAAAGATATTATTAGTAAACTTGAAGAGTATTACAATGTAAAAGAAGGCGATGGTGATTGGGAATCTGGATGTTATCTTAATCATCAGTGGTTATCTTTAGAAGAAATTGTTGATGTATTATCTGATTAAAAGAAGGAGGTTAAAATGAACATATATAAATATGATATTTGGGATGGCGATAAAGGTATAATTGTCGCTAAAACCGAAGATGAAGCATGGAAACTGTTCAACGAAACATATCAAAAATGTGAAGGAGATGATTTAAATGAACATGTACAGATCGATATAGACTATATTGGAGAAATTCCAAAACACCCTACTTTATTTTTTGTTGAAGGATAAAAATAACTTGAATTAATCGAAAGGAGATGATAAAATGAAAGCAAGAATTTCAACATTAGCAAGAAATAAGAGAGTTAACAACATGGTAGATTTACGGAATGAACTTATTAAAAATATAAATCAATATCATGTTAAATTAATGAAAGGTAATTCTAAAACTGGAAAAGATTGTTGGACAGTATCTTTAATTCCTATTGCAGATTGTTATAATTGCGAGAAATGCATGGTAGATTGTTATGATATTAATACAGACTGTAGATTTCCAAACGTAATAACAAGTAGAGCAATAAATTCAGCTATACATAAAGTTGATATTGAAAGATATTTCAGTGAAATTTCACAACAAATTAAATTAAATAATGTAAAGGAGTTAAGATATAATGTAGGTGGAGATTTTAATTATTATGATTTTGTTTATGTAGAAAGAGTAGCAAAAGAAAATCCGCAATGTGAATTTATTTTCTTTACAAAGAGTTATGATGATATAAATAAATTCATAACAGATAACGGAAATTTTTCGCCTAATGTTCATCCTATCATAAGTAGATGGCTTGAAGTTGATTGTGAAAATAAATATAATCTTCCAGAAAGTCATGTTCTATATGATGACGGAAAAACGACTGCTCCATTATTTGGAGCAAAGTATTGTCAAGGTAATTGTTCAGATTGTTTTGCCGGAATATCTGAAGGATGTCCCACGTTAAAAAATGGTGAATCAGTTATTTTTAGAGCACATTAAAAGGAGGAAATAATATGGTATCTCAAGTTTTAGAAATTGATTCTTGGTTGTCAACGATGTGTTATTCTTTTTCAATTGAAAAGGTAGTGCATATTCAAGGTGATTATGTTTTTTCAATAATTGAAAAAGATAATAACGGTAATGAAGATAGTTATGAATTAACTGTTTTGCCAAATGGAACAATTATAAATGAAAATAATGATGATGTTGTTGAATTGTCGAAAGATTCATATTCTAACGATAAAGAAATGCTTGATTGGATAAAAGAATTTGAAGAAATTAATTATTATATTTCAAAATAAGGAGGAAAATAACATGAAAACAATTGAAGAAAAAGTTAAAGAATTACGTGGTGGATCATTTACAAGGGTTGCTTATAAGAGCGAGTTGCCTTTAAAAGCAGATTATAGAAAGTCTGGATGTAAAATTGAAAAGGTAACTGAAAAAACTTGTAGATTAGGTATTAATTATCTTAATATTAATAAAGTAAAAGAAATGAAAGAAATTAATGGAGAACCTACAAGAAAAGTGGCAAATAATTTTGAATGGGTTATTCCAAATAGAATTGCTTACAATACTAAAACTGGGAAAAAGTATTTAGCAATTACTAATTATTCAAAACCTTATGTAAAAGTTAAATACATTGTTACTGATGATAAATTAAATGTAAAAACCGTATCAAAACTTGATTCAGAAGATGTTGAAATGGTTATTCCGAGTTATTTTTCATCAAATGAAGAAATGCCAATTGTTCAAAAGGTTTTACTTGAAAATGTTCTTTCTGTTAATCATGACGGAAAAGAATGTTTTGTATAATGGAGGTTGTTAAAATGATACCTAAAATTGAAGGATTTAACGAATACGAAGTATGTTTATTGGAAGTCATGAAAGATTTAATGAAATATGTTCCAGATAAAGATGCATTAATTTTACGTCATTATACAAATGAATCTGGAAAGAAAGATGGTTGGTATGCTTTTAAGAAAATAAATGATTCTATATCTGAAATAACCGAAGATAATTGTGACGTTGTGCCAATTGCATCTGATGAAACAATTAAGCAATACGATGTTAATGTATTTAAATGCTTTAAGGAATTTTTTGGTGAAATAATAGTAACTTAAAAAGCATAAATTAAAGGAGACAATAGCATGAAAATTTACAAGAAAGTAAGAATGTTAAAAAATGGTGAAATAAAACCATTATTCATTGGAAAAACGAAACCATTTACTTTCGGTGAATGGATGCATTGTGAATTTATTCCAACAAATGGTTTTATGGAAAGATCAGTTGGAAGAGATAATGACGGAAACGAAATAGGGGGATGGCATGGTTGTTATCTCCCTATTGCTCCACACATTGCAGATGAATTAAAAACTGGAGAAACAAGAGTTTGGATTGAATGTGATGCAAAAGGAAAACATAAAAAATACAATCGTCCAGAAAGTCAAGGTGGAACATGGTGTTTGTATGAATGGATTAAACCATTACGAATTCTTACTCAGAAAGATGTAGAAGATATTATTACAAGGAGATAAAATTATGGATTATATTTTTGATATCAAAAAAACAAATAAATCTGTTGAAGATAAACAACGTAAAATAAGAATTCTCGTTGATGGCATTTCATCATTTGAACAAGCACACAAAATTTTAGAAAAAATAAAAGAAATTAAAGAAGATGCAGATAAAAAAGGTACGTTTGATGGCATGTACAATCCTAACGATTGGAACAATTATGACTGGTACGAAAAAATAGAAATAGTTTGTGATTATGTTTCAGATAAAGAAGATTTCGAAATTGTCATACCGAGACCAAGAATTGCAGAAATAAATATTGATTAAGGAGGTTTTAAATATGGGAAATTCATTTATGACAGATTATGAAAAGATGATTGATTTTTGTATCATGCCCAAAAATGAGTTTTTAAAATTTTATGGTTATTTGTCAGAAAAAGATTATTTGGACACCATAAAAGATATCATAACTACAAGTGAATATTGGAATGATGAATGGAGCGATAATGGTTATGATGGTACAAGTTTAAAAGACATAATTTTAGGAATGATGATAACCGATTGGCTAAAAACAAAAAAGAAAAATAAAAAAGAAATTACTAATAAAAGATACGTATGGATTATAGAAGGAACCGGTGATGATGGTGATTGGGAAACCGAAGTATTTGATTCATATGAAAAAGCACGTAATCAATTTAATGAATATATTCATGATTTCACATCAACTTATACACTATGTAATTGGGTTATAGATGGAGATAGTGCTCAATATTGTTCATCAAATTATTATGGAACTTTTTGGATTAAAAGAGTGGAGGTAAAATAAATGGAAATAAGCGATAAAGATATTGTGCTCGCTGCATATGTAGTTATCAGTAGAGAAGCAAGAGATTCCAGAAAAGAAGATAGTGAAAGTTTAGGTAATTTTGTTCGGGGTGTTGTTAATTTAGAACAAGAATTACATTCAGCTATAATAAAAAAAGAAAATTTATTATCAAAATAAAAAAAGGAGTTTATATATTAGATAAGATGAAAGTATTAGAATTATTTAGTGGAACAGAGTGTATTTCAAATGCATTTAGAAGTAGGAATCATGAATGCTTTACCATTGACTATGATGATAAATTTCCAAGTTCGTGGCATGCAGACATAAGTAAAATTACAACAAAGGATATACTTGATAAATTTGGAGTTCCAGATGTTGTTTGGGTAGGTACTGATTGTTCGAGTTATTCAGTTGCGGCAATAAGTCATCATAGAAGAAAAAATAAAGAAACAGGAAATCTTGATCCAGTAAGTCAATATGCTAAATTTTGTGATGAAATGAATTGGCACGTAAGAGAAATCATTTCAGACTTACAGAAATTAAATCCCAATTTATTATATTTTTGGGAAAATCCTCGTGGCGGTATGAGAAAAATGGATTTTGTTAAAGATATGCCAAGATACACAATTACATATTGCAAATATGGAGATACAAGACAGAAACCTACTGATATATGGACTAACCATCCAAATCCTAAATTTATACCACCTTGTCATAATGGTGATTCTTGTCATATTGCTGCTCCAAGAGGTTCGAGAACTGGAACTCAGGCATTAAGTAAAATAGAAAAAGCAATGTATCCTAAAAAATTGTGTGAACACATTGTTGATATCTGTGAAGAAATAGTTGAATAAATTAAAAGGAGAGAATATAATATGAATTACACAGTATTAAAGAGATGCGAATTTGACGAAAAGGCAGATAAGATTTATCAGATTATTCATCAAGTAGATGCTTCTGATAATATAGGAGATATTACTAAAGCAGATGAAAAAGATATTCCACAATGCGATATTCTTTTTAGTGGTAGTCCTTGTCAAAGTTTCTCAAATATAGGTTTAAGAGAAGGTGGAGAAGAGGGAAGTGGAACAAAAAGTTCTCTTATGTGGCACAATTTAAGATTTATTAAACAGTGCAAACCTAAAATAATTATTTGGGAAAATGTAAAAGGAGTTTTTAAGGGTAAGAATGAAGATAATTTTAAGAGATATTGTGATGCCGTAAATGATATGGGATATACTACAATATATAAAGTTCTTAATCCTAAAAATTTTGGTGTTCCACAGAATAGAGAAAGATGTTTTACTATTTCAATACGTAATGATTTAGATCATTCTTTGTTTGATATGCCAAAAGAAACATATGAAAAATGTGATATGTTTGATTATCTTGATGAAAATGTTCCTTCAAAGTATATTGTTCCAGAAAATGTCATGAGAGGTATGGACAATAAAAAATCTATATTTAGGGAAAGATTTTTATTGAAAGAACCCGGAGATATCGCATATTGTTTAACTGCAAAATCTGGAAGGGCAGTAATTACAAATAATTACGTGTACTACAATTGGGATATGTATGGATTAAAACCTTGTAAATTAAATGATTTACATTTTTTAACTGAAAATAATATTCCAATTAGAAGTTTAACTCCACATGAATATTGGAGACTTCAAAGTATTCCGAATAAATATTTCAAAAGAGCATCTGATGCTAATATTTCAGATAATCAGTTATATGTAAGAGCTGGAAATGCAATAAATGTTCATGTACTTGAATTAATTTTTGATAAACTGTATAATGCATATGGAAAAGAATTGTTTGATGACATGAAGTTTATAGGATTATTTTCTGGAATAGGAACACCAGAAATTGCATTAGATCGTTGTTATGAAAAGTGGAATAAAGAAAATGCGGTGATGTCTAAATGAAAATTGATGGCTACATAAATGTAAAGATAAATAATTTACACTTGATAGAAGAAGGATTTAACTATGGGGAAATCCTTCTTTATAGTGTTATATTATCTTTTTATGAAAATAGTCAAGAATGTTTTATTTCAAATGAAGGTTTCGCAAAAATGTTTCATACATCAAAAAGAAATATTCAAATTTGGTTAAAAAAATTAAAAGATAATAAGTTAATCAGATATGAATTTGATGATGAAAAAAGATACTTATATCCAACTAATAAGAAAGAATGAGGACATGAAATGAAACTTATAATTAATATTTCCGACAATCTGTATGATGTTATAAAATATGATAAGTACGGATTACATAAAGGAAAATTATATGACATTATCCGAGATGGTATTCCACTTAACAATATGAGAGCCGAGATAGAGAAAAACGCATATCCGATAGTACACGGAGTTAATAATCACGAAAAAGGTATGACGTTATACGGGATATTGCAGGTCATTGACAAGTACAAGGCAGAAAGTGAGAAATAAAAAATGATACACACGATAAAGTTACGAGAAGATTATATTCAGCCTGTACTTTCTGGCGAAAAGAATTTCGAAGTCCGGTTAAACGATAGGGGATATCAAAAAGGTGATTTCGTTAAATTTCAAGCCGTATCAAGGGAAGGTTGTCCATATTTAAATCAAGAGTTAGAGGATAAAACTTTTGAAATCACTTATGTCCATAGTGGTTTAGGCTTGAAAGAAAACTATGTTGTATTTGGTATAAAAGAGGTATGTGAGAAAGCATGACATCTATAAGCAAGAAACGCAAAATAAAGCATAACTTTATTGATAAAGGCGGTGAAAAAAGAGCATTAAATCGTTGCAAAAGATTTGCTATGTATCATAAACAAAACCGAGTAGCAAACAAAAAGATATGTAAGGCAGAAAGTGAGGAATAGCAATGGCAGATATAGAGTTGGTGATTAAGATATCCGAAGAAGATTATAAAATTATGAAGCATAATATTGCGATAAATAATCCATTATGTCCTTTAAGCCAAGAAGAAATGGTATCTAAAGTAGCAAACGGCACACCACTTCCTAAATGTCACGGAGCAATAGTTGACCTTAAACAAGTTATTAGAGTCGAAATCGAAGAATTTCATACGTGTAAAAAGATGGTTTGGAACAATAATCCTAAAATCAATAATACACTATTGTATATGGTAGCACCAACAATCATCGAAGCAGATAAGGAGGATGAATAATATGTCAGATATAGAGTTAGTAATTAAGATACCCGATGATGTATACGAAATTATAAAAAATGGTACAGATATTGAAATTCATTTTGGAGAACATATCGTTGTTAAAGATGAGTGGGCAAGCGAGAGAATTAGAAACGGCACACCACTTCCAAAAGGGCATGGAACTTTAAAAGATACTGATGAATTATATAGTATATTTAAGGAAAAATGTGATGCTTATAATATTGATAATCTGTCTTTCATATCAGATATGGATATGAATTTTGAGTTAGCACCAACAATCATTGAAGCAGACAAAATGGAAAGGAGATAAAAATGCAAGTATTATTCAACATACCTTACAAGTATGTATCTCTGGATAAAAGTTTTCAAGAAATGATATCGGAAATGCATGCAGATGGAGTTAATGGGATAGAAGCGATACTTCCAGAAGGACATGGGAGATTAATTGATGCTGATGCTTATTTAATAAAAGAAAGACCAAGAGGTATTGACGAAGTTATTTGGAAAGAAAGTCACATATATAAAAGTATAACAGAAACACCGACAATTATAGAAAAAGATAAGGAGAGCGAATAATATGATAGATTATCAATTTACAAGTTTTACTACAAAAGAGGTTATAAACATTCTTTTAACAATGGAAAGGGATGTGTGTAATTCCTTGCGCAAATGCGAAGACATTAAAGAGGGACTATTTAAGGCAGGAACATACATGGGTGGAGCAAGGTCTGATATCTATAAATTATTAAAAGCTGAGGAAGACAAGTCGTATGATGCACAGCTTGCAAGAGAAGCAGAAGTAAGAGAATCAAGAACAGAAGCAGATGAGGAAGATAAATAATATGACAGATTTATTAGTTTTAGCAGAAGCACAGATAGCTGAGAAACAAGTTAAAGAGATCGAAGCAATAAAAAAGAGGTTAGACGCAGACAAAGAAGTTCTTAAAGAAGCAATTTCCCTTGTTAATTCACATACACTATATAAACGAGAAGGCGATTCAAGAGGTCATTATAAATATGTTCTTGCAACAGAAGAAATGCTTAAGGAAGATTATTTAGGTGAACCTCAGAAATATGCGTATAAGGGCATAAAATTCCATTATGATGATTGGAATGCAAGATACAATAAAGGCATAATGGAAGTAAACGGACATACTTATTATGATATTCGATATGCTTTGAACAATTATGAAAAATTAATCAATGAAAAAGAGTCACAAGTATTGAGTTTGAATAATAAAATAAGAGAATTGAAAGAAGATTTAGCACAATTACACAGTAACTATCCAACATTAAAGCAAGCCGTAATTGATTGGATGGAATATCAAAAAGCAGATAAGGAGAATGAATGACAATTAATGATGCAATAAAAGGTGGCTATCCCATATATATAGCCACCAAAGAGATTCAAGTTCGGAAACATCACAAGAAGCGCATCAATAAGAAGTGGCAAAAGAGATACGGATATTTTGAAATTAATATGATGCCACATAACGATGTTGTAATGACAGATGATGGTGTACTTTATATGACAAAAAAACTTATCAAAAGTTGAAAGGAGATTAAAAAATGACAAAAAAAGACATCTACAAATTAGCAAATGAAATGGTAAAAGATATGCCTTTTCGTCACGCTTCTGATATTTTAGATGATTTAGATTATCTTAACAAAAAAGGGTTACTTCATCCGTCCCATGATGACACTTTTTTATGGGACAGGGAAATTCTTGAGACAGAATATCCCAAAATATGCGCAGAAATCAGAGCTGATGAAAGAGAAAAAGTAATTAATAATATTAAATGGAATATTGATAATCTTGCAAAATAAAAAAGGAGACATGAGATGATCAGAAAAGTAATGATAGAAGTTGATGAAAACGATCTTGATGATTTCATTGAAAGAGGAATCGTAAGAGCAGATGCGGCAAGAAATGCTACACTTATATATGAATCAGATGATTGTATAAATAGACAATCAGTACACGATTATATTAGTAAAAATGAATATGGTGCATGGGTAGAATTGCCAGAATCAACCATGCACAAAGATATTGACAAGTTACCTTCTGTTATACCTAAGAACAAGTGGACAAAGATATCAGAACTACCACAGAAAGCAGATTTTTATCATGTTGTTATGAAATCTAAAGACCCTCTCTATGAGTATAGGTATGAAACAGGATATTTTGATATTCATGTCAAATGTTGGTATATAGGAAATCATACTTATTCACAAAATATGGTCATCGCATGGATGCCGATTCCAAAGTACGAGGTAGAAAGCGAGGTTAAAAGATGAACAAAAAAGAAGTATTGGATGCAATAAGCCAAGAGTTTCGAAAGTCGTTACAAGATATTGGTGTAACAAATGGCGATGTGATAAAGGCGATGTTTCCTAATGCCGAGGTATATGTGCAAGAGTGGAAAGATTTTAAATCCATAGTTGTATGGTTTGAAAATGCACAAGTATCACATGATTTCACATGGAAATGGTGGAATGCACCATATAAGGCAGAAAGTGAGGAATAAATGAAAAAAGGCATTGTTACCAGAAAAAGCATTATCAAGAGCCACATAGATGACTTGCTTGAAAACTTCTCGATAGATGAAATCGCAGAAGTGGTTGATTCTATGCGTTCTTGTAAAAAGTGGATTAAACGCTCAAAAGTCAAAAAGATGATAAAGGAAATAAAAAAGAAACCGCTTAATGATGAATCAACGGTGTGGGTGGTTGATGTTGTTGACATTATTGAGAAATATTTAAAGGAGAATTAATGAACGTCAACTGTTACAAATGT